CTCCAACCGATTCCCCCCATTCCTCGTTTCCTTGGTGTTTCATTTCTACTTTTCATAACATCTCCTTAGAAAGGAACTGGATCAGTAACTTCTTCATCGCTCGTCATAACACCTGCATCGATCTTCGCGTAGAGTTCGCGGAACGATTGCTTGGTGTCGTCATCGAAACGATTGATACACATGTCAATGGCAGTCATACGATCTTCAAAGATGCTGTATGCCTTGGCAATGTGAACCAGACGACGAGTTGAGATCACCTCATCAACCCCACCATCGTAGAAAGTCTTACGAATGATGTCTGCCCAATCGACCAACTTCTCACAATACTCAGTGTCGGTGACATCAAGGTCAGCAAACACTTTGCCGAGAATCTTCTTCTCGATTGCAGGTGTTGGATAGTCTTGCTCACAAGTGATTGGGAAACGCTCAAGGAATGCCTCGTTCATCACGTTAGTGCCGATGAATCGTCCATCTTCTGAACCCTTACCCTTGGTGTTACCAGTTGCGACAACTGTGAAACCGTCAGCAGGTTTAATGAACTCACCAGTCTTCTTGATGAAGTATCCCTTACCTTCAAGGATTGACTGAAGACACATAATCTTCGCAGGGTTTGCAAGATCAATCTCGTCGAGGAGTAGGACTGCACCCTTCTCCATTGCGGCAATCACCGGACCTTTGAAGAACTTGGTCTCACCATTGACGAGTCGGAAACCACCGATCAAGTCATCTTCGTCAGTCTCAAGTGTGAAGTTCACACGGATCACTTCGCGACGAGTCTTGGCACATGCTTGCTCAACAGAGAAAGTCTTACCGTTACCACTCAGACCAGTCACATACACTGGATAGAACATGCCAGACTTGATGATCTTCTCAACAGTCTTGTAGTTGCCGAATGGAACGAACAGAGGATCATTCTCAGGTACGAGGTTCTCTTTGAACCCATCGAACTCAGCAGTCAGAGTCGCAGAAGTATTTGCGACTGGTGCTTCCTCAACACGAGGAGCAAACTTCAGAAGCATCGGAACTTCGTAAAGACCGCGCCCAACGCGCATGTCTTTGTTATTGAAAATGAAGGATGGTTTGCGGAAACCTTTCTCTTCGCAGAGATCAACGATCTGTGCCTTGGTTGCCGTAGTACCGAACTTCTCATTGATTGCCTCGATCAAGGCAGTTTGTGGACGATTCAAATTCATAATATATTTCCTCTCTCAATCAACATAGGTAGTGTCTCATATTCGACACTACCTGTACAATGGTATTTTTCTATCTATGCCACCATTTCGATAAATGATGACAATAACACTCGTGAAGTCTTGCGACCTGCATTTGCTTTCTTGAATGCTTGGCGAATCGCGCCAACCTTGGCATCATCCGCAACCTCAATCGCGCCATTTGAAGTCTCAAGGTTCTTACCGCCTTGGAGCGCAAAGAACTTGTCATACCCACAGTTTGGAATCGTGGTGAACTTGTTCTTCTTGAGATCTTCGTTTAGTTTAGATACTTGCTCAAAGGACAATCCTGCACTACGCAGATCAGACATCAACGAACGCTTGTTCTGTGGAAGGATGCGGTATCCAATCGCGTTTGATCCAGTGTGATCGCGGAACATCTCAAGCAATGCCTTAGTGTAACCGTTGCGCTCTTGCAGACGGTACTGCTTCTTAGTCACTGGGTCAATGAACTTGACGATGTTGTACTTTACACCAAGATGCCAGATTGCGACATTACTGCGAATGCTTCCACTGAATGAAACAATCTTTGCTTCAATCGGGTGTGAGTCACCATCTGTCAAGAATACAGTGTTCACGATGTCGAGACGGTTTGTCTTCTTGAACTCTTTGTGAATCTGGATACCTGCCATGATTGCATCATCAAGTGGCGTACCGCCTAAGTAGAACTCCCAAGGCAAGTAGTATGACACATCCTTGCTGTAGTTCTGACCGATTGCCAAAAGCATCTGTGCCATCTTGGTGAACTCACCACGACTCATCCGATTGTTGAAGAACTCCATCAACTTGAATCCACACTTGTACTGGAGTGTATTGACTTCAACATCGTTGACTTCTCGATTAGGAGTTGCATCAGCAGAGGTACTAAACCGATCAGAGAACGCATACACACGGTATGGGATGTTGACTTGACGACAGAACATCACGAGGTTCAACAACTGATCAATCGTAGGTTTCATGTGCTTGTGCATTGAACCAGACCAATCGAGGTAAAGCACCATGCCGTGGTTCTTACCTTCTGGAGTCACAGACATCTTGCGGAAGATGTCGTCAGAGAACTTGTAGTTGTTCATCTTCACTGGACAGATCACACCAGTCTTTGCGAGAGTCGTGCGAGCATACTCAGATGCCTTCTTTTTCATCTCAAACTCTTTGACCATGTAGTTCACAGTCTTCTTGTTGTCGCGCTGAAACTCGCTCCACAACTTCTCACCGTAGTTTGCGAGGTGTGGTTTAGTCTCACCGTATCCGCTTGGATTGTCACCGAATGTCATTACCTTCTTGTAACCGATGATCAGATCATCAACCTTGTTCATGTTCAAACGCAGATTGTATGCCTTGGTGTTCTCATCGTTACCAAACTCTTTGCGAATGTTAGAGTGTAGTGCTTCTTCAGTCTTAGAGATTGGTTCATCAGAGTAGTTGTCTAACTCACCATCAGTCAGTTCTGAAGATTCTCCATCATCTTCTTCCTCGCCTTCACCGTCTTCATCAGAAGGATCAGTCCCATCCTCTTCTTCATCGGCATCTTCGCCAGTGTCTGTGCTTTGCGACTCGTTGCCTTCCTGCTCCTCATCACCATCGTTATCCATCTCCCAATCGTTTTGACCGAATCCATCAGTCTCAACCTCTTCGGTTTGATCTTGACCTTCATCGCGCATTTGCTGTTGTTCTTGCTCTTGTTGCTCGCGCTCTTCTTCTTTCTTTGCTTTCTCTTGAGCAAAGAGACGATCAGCAATGTCTACCACTTGTTCCCAAGTCGTACACTCGCGAATCTCATTGATCCACTGCATCTCGTCTTTCTCGATGCGAACACCACAAGTTTCACCCAACTTGAAGTAAGTATTTATTCGATCAATCAAATCAAACTCATTGATCTCGTCAAGGTTCGCACCAAAGAAACCATCAGCAAACAGTTTGCGATAACTCTTGATGAAGTTTCGACGCAGACCGGGGTACTTGTTCTGAATCATACGCTCGATGCGAGCATCTTCGATCACATTAAGGAAAGACTTGTACGCACGACCACGGTCACACACAGCATCGTGCCAACCGTCTTCTGGAGTGTAGAGTGCGTGTCCAACCTCGTGACCGATGAAGTGATCGTAGTTGTCGCCAGTGAGATCATCCCACAATGGCAGAGTCAGCACTCGATCTTTCACATTGAAAGATGCTGTTGGTGCGTTCTCATGAACCACTGTGATGTTCTCAGTGGCAAGGAGTTTAGCGAGAATGTCTTTGTTCATATGTGTTACCTCTCATTTACAGAACCAGTTTAATCGATTCTTTGGAGTAGGTCAACACCTAAATGCAAAAAAGTTAAGATTATTTTGTTATAAGCATAGAACTAAAAGTTATAAGGGCAGGGTAGCACCCAAAGTTCTCTTGCCCTCAATGATACCTTCGATGCGTCTCTCAACCATCTCAACATACTCTGGATTGAGTTCGCACATAATCGAGTTGCGATCATGTAGATACGCAACACCTGCTGTTGTACCAGAACCACCAAATGGATCAAGCACTGTCCCACCTTCTGGACAACCTGCGAGAATACAGGGTTCAATCAGTTCTGATGGGAATGTGGCAAAGTGAGCACCTTTGAATGGTTTTGGAGGAATAGTCCATACACTACGCTTATTGCGAACTCGATTGCCCTCCTCGTCCTTAGTCCAACGGGCATGTCCTGATGCCGCCAAACTATTAGGGTTGCCATTTGGCATAATGTCAGCATTGGCGTACTTGGGACTACCCTTCAACTGCTCGTCTTTTCGTCCATCATAAGCGGCAGGTTCACGGATTGCTTCGTAATCAAAGTAATATTTTTTGCTTTTAGATAGTAGAAAGATATACTCATGTGCTTTCGTACAACGATCTTTGACTGACTCTGGCATCGGATTTGGTTTGTTCCAGATAATGTCTTGGCGTAGATACCAACCGTCTGCTCGTAGTGCGAATGCTACCATCCAAGGAATGCCAATCAAGTCTTTTGCTTTGAGATCACCCCCCATCTTCATCTTCTGAAGAGCACCCTCAGTTGTTCCCTTACTTGTTGCTTGCTTAGAGTTCTCATCTACATTTGGAGAACCGTCACTATTGCGTCCTTTACCAGAACCTGCATACGAATCACCAAGGTTCAACCAGACTGTGCCATCGTCACGCAATACACGACGAATCTCGCGGAATAACTCAACTAATGTCTGAACGAACTCTTCTGGTGTCTCTTCTAATCCGATCTGAGAGTCTTTACGAACTGCACCACACTTTTTACACACATCCTTGTAGATAGCATCACCAACAGCATGCCCTTTATCGTCCATTCCTTTGTGACCAGTTGATGTTGAGTCACCAACCTTGGAGTCTCGCATGTGATTACAATCAGCACTACCACCTTCCCAAGTGGCAGTACCGTAGTCTCGTAATCCAAAGTATGGCGGTGATGTCACCACCGTGTTCACACTCTGATCGGGGAGAGACTTGATCGTCTCACGATTGTCCCCAACCAGAACCTCATAACGAACTTTATTCACTTATCGTATCCCATTTCCTTACGAATCTTTGTGGCAGAGATGTCATGAATCTCATCAGTGAATACTTCTTGCTCGATCTTGTACCCTACATCGCGTCCATAGGTAATGTTGACGACATTCGGTACGAGCATGATTGTGTACTCATTGTTATAAGTATACCCGTGTTCGCTCAACTTTTCAATGATTTTTTCTTTGACGAACTCAAAGTCAAATGGGTTAGAATCGTTCCAACCTTGACAATCTCGTACTTGGATTGCGACTTGCCCTGTCTTTGCTAATGCGCGTTCAAACAGTGCCAAGTGTCCATCGTGGAATGGTTGCCACCGTCCAAGCATCTGAGTCGTTTCCTTTCTCCAACTGAATGGTTGTAGATGCTCAGAGATCAACTGTGACTGTGCGTCTGACTCCATTGCTTCAAACCGAAAGTCGATGCCATCGAAAGCACCCATCTCGTTCATTGGATACTCAAACAAAGCATTGGTGTCTTCGTAACGCCCTTCTTCGATGGTATCCATAAACACAACCACATCCGCATCCACGATGTCACGCAGTGCTTGTGTAGGACAAACAAAGTCAAGGATTGCCCACTGCTTCTTAGAGTCCTTTCCAAGTTGCTTCATGCGCTCTGCTTGGCGACGACGACCCATCTCTGAGAAGTCCCAATCGTTGAACATCTCACGCACTTGATCTGCGTTGTAGTGATCTGCGTCCAACTTCTTAGACAGTTTGTTGGCGAGAGTGGATTTACCACTCCCCGGCAATCCGAATACTAAGATTGTCTTTGCCATTATTCATCTACCTCTGGGAATCGATACTCAACATCATAACCGCCTTTGCGATCAGTAAACCAATCGTCTTCACGATCATAGTCGTGCTCTGCGATAAAGTCATAGAACTTGTCGAACTCTTCTGGTTCAATCGGTTCATCTGGTTCATACATGTCATTATCCATCGCGAATCCGATGTCTTGGAATCGTTCTAATGAACCGAACTCCTCGATAATGTCTTGCTCTTCAATCACATAAGTCATGTAAGAATGAACTTGGTGATACTCAATACGCTGTACGGTTATGCTCATGCCGCATTCCTCTTTCTCAGTTTTATCAACTTTTTCTGCTGTCGCCTTGCTTGGTCTAAATGATACCTAGACATCCGATCCAAGTAGGTTACACCTTGTAAATGATCATACTCATGTTGAAATGCACGTGCGGTAAATCCTGTAACTTCTGCAGTTTCAACAACACCTTTCGGGTTAGCAAATCTAACACGAATTTTATCATATCTCTTTACTTTACCAAATAATCCTTCCCATGTCAAGCATCCTTCTTCACCCAACAAGATATTTTTACTATGATCTACAATTTTTGGATTGACAACACAGATGATTTCTTCTGGAGTATCTGGATGTCCAATAACGAACACTTGGTATGGTACACCAACTTGGTTTGCTGATAGTCCAACACCGCGCTTTGCTACCATAGTAGCACAGAGATTCTCAACAAACTCTTCTAAATCAAATGGGGGATTGTCAAAGTCCCATCGCTCAGTTTTCTTTCTGAGGCATGGGTGTGAGGGGGGAACGAGTTTTAGAATCATAATGCCATCCTGCTGAAGTTTTTCACTTTTTCAAATCGAATCTGACTGCGGAACTTGTCAGTCAGTACATCGCCCTTGTGAGAGATCACGAATACATTAGTGTCACCGCCAATCTCTTGGAGAAGTTTAAGGAACTCATCGCACCCACTTGTATCAAGTGATGCGTCAAATACTTCATCCAAGATAAGCAAGTTGGTGTTTGTACTATTCTTGAGTTTGGCGACTGCCCTCCATGTAAATAGTAAGGCAAGGTCAATACGCATCTTTTCTCCCTCGGAGAAACTAGCATAAGAAAACTCATCACGATAACGACTCTTAATAACCTCATTGAACTCCTCATCTAACTCAAAGTTCACAAAGAAATCTAACGATGCCAAGTATTTATTGACTAACTTGTTGATGATTGGGACATACTGTCGAATAATCTTTTTCTTAATGCCACCATCTTTCAGCATCTCTGTAGCAATTTTGAGTACCTCAAAGTCCTTTGAAAGGGATTCTTTTCTGGTCTCATACGATTCAAGTTGCGTTTCAAGTTCAAGTATTTTCGTACTAGGACTGTCTTCGGTCTTTTCATGTCCTTTCGATAAAGATTCCAGTTTACTCGTGAGTCTGTCGATGTTACTCTGGTAAGTCTCCATAGACGACCTGCAATCACGCCAGTATGCTTGGTGTTCGGTAATCTTTGACTGAGTAGTGGTAATCCTAGAAAGTTCCTCGTTAAGCGCAGTCTGCTGTTCTTCCAGTTTCTGTATCGCTTCTCTGGTTTCCGACTCAATCTGTTGCGTTCTTTCAATGTGACTTGCTTTTTCCACAGCATCGATAACCTGTTCGCATGTCGGACAGTTGTCGTTCTTTTCATAGAATCGAATCCTCTTCTCTGCTTTCGTAATCTTGTCGTGCAGTTTCATCATCAGTTCAGAAACCTTTGCCGACTTTGCGTTTACCTTATCCGAATCAGAAATCGACGCAGACAACTCTCCAATCGTTTCATGATGCTCATGCTGTTGTGTTTCTGTGGATAGATACTGCAAAGACCACTCTTTGATCTCGTCTATCAGTTCTTGCCTCTGCTTTGTGATATCAGCGTTCAATTTTTCCAGATACTCTTTCTGTACACTGATCTTCTCACCAAGCAACTCAATCTGATACTCCACCTCTTGCTTCTCGCTTTTATTAGTTGCTAACCGATCCTTCAGCAATGTGTTCATGTGACTGAAGATTTGAATGTCCAGTAAGTCTTCAATCACCTCACGACGATCCTTTGTCGTAAGTTGCATGAAGGGAGTGAATGATGCGTTACCTAACACGACGATTTGGGTGAAAGATTTATAATTCAGTTTGAGAATGGTATCTTCAAACTGAGTCTGGTAATCTCGTATCGATCCCGGTTGGTCAATGAGGTTGCCGTTCTTGAAAATCTCAAACACAGCAGGTTTAATGCCCCTACGCACCATGTACTCCACATTACCAATAGTGAACTCGATCTCTGTCATGAGACCCTTCTCATTGATACTGTTGAGCAGTTGGTTCTTGTTGATGTTGCGGAATGGTTTGTTGAATAGTACAAAGCACAACGCATCGAGAATGGTAGACTTACCTGCTCCATTCTCTCCAGTGATAATCGTAGATGGGGAACGATCCATCTGAATCTCAGTGAAGACATTCCCTGTTGAAAGCATGTTCTTCCAACGCAGTTTCTTAAACTTGATCATAGATTAAACTTCAAAGTGCAATGCTTCAGTATACAATGATTTCATGAGTGAGTCAAGTTTTTTCTTTGGCACATTGTCTGGCATTCCATCAATGTACTTAGACAGAATCGTCATGGTATCCTCTGCCTCGTTCACCAAATCATCATCGTCTTCTAAGTCCAGATTGAGATGATCCTCTACGACTTGGACGCTGATGGGTTCGACTTTGAGGAGTTTGTCCATGAACTTATCGAACCAATACGGATTGCCACTGGAGTGCTTGACGACTTTGACATATGTGCCTTCGTAAGCGGAGAAGTCCTGATCAAGCAACTCGTCCATCGTTTTCCCTTCGTCATTATAGAACACCTTGTTAAACATCGAGTACGGGTTTCGTATGAACTCCAGTTCCCTAGTCTCTGTGTCGTAAATATGAAAACCTTTCGGGTCTTGGTAGTCGCTCCATGTGAGTTCATAAGGACACCCCAAATAATCAATGTTGCCAGTGGTTGACTTGTGATGAAAGTGACCAGACATCACACGATCAAATCGCTTGAAGTCCGAAATCTTCATACCGTGATCATTCATGTTGCCTCGATCCATGAGACACCCTGCGATCTCAAAGTGACCGAACACAACTTGTGCTTCAGTGGTCTTCAGAAAATCCATTGTGTCAGCATAGTTACTGTTGTTGATCCATGGCACAATCGCGTGTGCCACATCATCAAAAAGAACCTCTTTGACCTCTGAGTAATACTTGACACCAGTGCTGTCAAACAACTCTTGCATTGCGTTGATCTCGTTGGTGTTCTTGTATGGCACATCGTGGTTGCCTACGATGACATGCAGATCAATGTTACGGTACAGACACGGTTCGATGAACCCTTCTTTAAGTCGTCTTAGAGTGACATAAGAAATGTACTTCCTCCGATCAACAATATCACCCAAATGAAGTACAGTGCTGATTCCTCGCTCATCCAAAGTAGGGAAGAAAAGATTACTATAAAACTTATCAAAATAGTCAAGGAAACTAAGATTATCATTCCTGACTCCCCAATGCGTATCAGTTACTAATGCTATCTTCACTCTTTACTCGCTTCTTCTTGCGTCTTTTGTGTTCTTCAAAATTTTGAATAAAGTCGGACATATATTCTTCTGTCCACTCTCCATATTTTACACCATCATTGTAGTCTTGTCCATAGTCATGTGATTGTCGATCACTGACTTCACCAAAAATGTTTGCGTTTTCGGTTGCCTTGTATTTGGTGTAGAGGTGCTTCTTTTCTTTTTGAATTCTTCGTAAAAACGCATAGTAGATAATCTGAGTAAAGTATGCAAAAGGGTTGCTCGATTTCTCTGGATTAAAGTTGTCGATGTATTGCAAACTGTTCTCGATACCGTCTGAGATCATCTCTTCACGGAACGAGTAGTTCACAAAGTTTGGTTTGTAAGATAGGTGTGTCGCAATCTTCATAATACACTCTGCGATGTACATCGGCACAATCGGACGAGGTTCATCGTTGTCCTTTGCCTTCTGTACTGATTCGCGAAACTCCACCATTGCTTCTAGGAACTTTTTATTGTCCACATAGTAGGGTTTTTTTCTTTTCTCTGCTCTAGTCTCTGCCATATTAATGTACCGTATTTGCTGATAATTCTACAGGTTGCCCAAACTTTTCCATCCAAGAATCGTCTACCTCTACATCTGATTCTTCTTCTGGTTCGTCAATTGAAGCATTCCCTTTGAGTACGCCAAGCGATCTCACATAATAGGCATTGATTTCCTCGTCCACTTCTGCCACTGCGACCACATGATTTGTATTCAGATTAACCATATTAATACTCTTCGTCAGAGGAACCCATGTCATTGCGACCATCATTGGTCTTCCATTTTGACTTTCTCCAATCTCAAGTAAAAGAGGTTCGAGAATACTTGTCGTGCTTTCATCTTGATGCACGATCTCTGCGATGATTGTCTCACCATTCGTGAGTTTTATGATTGAGTTCATTCCCCTACCTTTATGTTGTAGATTTTGTAATCAAATTCTTCTTCGTTGTAAATCTTCACTCGTTCAGCAAAGTGCTTAATCGTATGATTAGTGTAAGATTTATATGACAAATCGTCAGAAATATCATATAATGTCGCAAATTCTTTACTATCACTTTTTCTTAGTGCGCGACCTATTGACTGAAGATTGCGAATACGAGACTTAGAGGGGGAAGCAAATATGACATTATGGAGGTTACGAATGTTGATTCCTGTGGAGAAAGTGCCATAAGATGCCACAATAATGGCATTGTCTGATTGCTCAACTCTATGTCTAATCTCTTCCCGTGTATTTGCATCGATACCCCCATGCACGAAATAAACTTCTTTATCCGACTCATTTATACTATTGTACAATATTTGACCGTGTTTGTCAACCATTTGATACAGAACTAAAGTATTGCCCTCGCGTGTGAGCGCGAGGTTCTTGATGAACTTATTGCGGTACTCGTTGGCAATCAGAAACTGAATCTCGTCTTGATAGTTAGACTGCTTCATCTGCTTACAAGTTCCCTCTGGATACTTGAGCACCAATGCCTTGATACGAAAGTCTGACAGCGTACCAGACTCGATCAGTTCTTTTGTCTGGATCACTTTCATCACTGGACCGAACAGACCTTCTAATACTAACTTATTTGTCTGTGTCCCGTCAAGTGTTCCTGTGAGTCCAAACCGCCACTTACACGCATCCAACTTTGTCATGATCTTGGTGAGCGAGGTTGCCTTGAACTGGTGTGCCTCATCCCCAATGACTACATCGAACTGGTCAAACCATTTCTTGGGTTGCTTATAGATGGACTGCCATGTGCTGATAAAAATCTGTGCCTCATCGTTGTTTTTCTCTTGACCTTCCATAATAAGATGTGTATAATAGAACTGTTGGTTCTCAGAATACTCTATAAAGTCTGTATTCATCTGATGTACCAAAGACGTAGTAGGTACGATAAGGAGTGCCCTTTGGCACTCCCCTTGCGTAAGCAAGTATTTTAAAATACAATAGATGATGAACGACTTGCCAGAGGCAGTCGGTGAAAGGATCAAAGCACGATGAACACGCAAAGCATGAGCAATTGCTCTGAGTTGGTAATCTCTGGGGGAGTATTTACCTTTGAGGAATTCTTCCAACTCATTCAAAGGGATGTCGTTAACATGATTGAGTCCCCCATGTACGACACATTCATAGTCCCTATCTTGGCAAAACTTTTCAACACGACGAACGAGACCCTTGTAGAGTGTCTGACTCGCAGTATTGAACAATCGTATCTTACCGTCCCACATGCGATTTTTATATGAGGGCATGAACTTCGCACCGGGTACTTCAAAGGTAAAGTAGTCTGAAAGTTCTTGTGCCAACCCTCGATCACATTCAATCTTCACATTTACTTCATCCTTGGGTAGGATGTCGATTCTATCCATTCGTAAATCTTAACCAATCAATTGCATTTTTAATCTGAAACCCTCGGTTGTTGATACTCTTGAGAATTGACTCAAGGTAGTTGACTTTCTCTTGCTGTAGTGCTAACTTGAGATTCAGATCAATAAAAGTATCATCCGATTCAATATATGTATCTACTTCGTTCTTGAGGATTTTCTTATAGAACTGATCGCGACCCAAATCCTCTAACTCATCTTGGTCTAACTCACCAAGGTAGTATTCGGTCAGAGTTCTCTTCAGTTTAGAACGCTGTGCAAACATGCGCTTGAGTTGTGCGTTTTCACCCATAAAGATTTTGAGATATTTATTGTGAATCACAGGTATCTTGGTAGATTCCTCTCCAAGTTCTGTCTCATCCATTTTGCAATCTTTGTCCCATTCGGACACGATGTCTTCAATCTTCATAATAAATCCATAAGTAAAATATTGTATAGTATATCAGATTATACGATGGTTGTCAATTCGTACTTACGATAAGCAAAGTTGACATCTGCTTGAAGATATTCAATATCAGTGTTATCGATGTTAAATGACAACGATGTCAAAGACACTGGGTACATGTCGATGAACTGAACCTCAATGTTTGGTTGGAAGTTGGATGTGGTAATGATCAGAGAACCATCTGAGTACACATCGCCTTGCGGTAGAAGTCCATTGCCAGAACGCAATGCGGAAGACTGTGAGAAGTTATCTGGATAACCAAGACCGATCAACCAATCGTAAATCTCGCGGAAGTTCTTCATGTCCTCATCGACACGGAAGCGTAGGTTCAATGCACCGAATACCAGTTTATCACCGGGTACTGGTAGTTTGATAAAGGTATTCTCGACAGTATCTACTTGTCCCAATGTGATGTCTGGGAGTTCAGCAGACGTACAGAAATAGTTAACATGGGGAAGACGCTTGATCGCGAACTTAAACCCAATCGGTGACAGAAAACTTTTATTGTCTGGTTGTGAACCTTGAAGTGCCATGGTGTACCCTCATTTTGATACTACTATTTAGGCATAAAAAAAGAGGGACTTGCGTCCCTCTCCAAAATGCTGATTTAGAATCAGTCTTTTTATCTTACATCAAGTTAGTTACCTTGACGATGCGGTAGTAGATGTTACCATCTCCGCTACCCAAACGAGCAGCAACACCGTTGCCATCGTTAGTTGCGAAAGGATTAGCGACCATGCCGTAGCGAGTCTTGAATCCGATCTTAGGTTGGAAAGTATTCTCTCCAACTGCACGAACCATCTGGAGTGGTACGTATGGGCAGTAGAACAATCCAGCATCAAAGGCATTGGAACCTTTGTAACCGATTGTGTAGTAGTTGTTAGTTGCATCTGAGAAGTATGGATCGATGTATACACGGATACGACCATTCAGAACACCTGCGAATGTGTTGCCAGTGTCGTCAACTTGCAAGTTGTTAGACAGTGCAGGAGTGTAATCCAAAACACCTGCCATCTGAAGTGCAGAAGCAACATCAGAAGAAGTGATCAGGACGTTACCCTTACCGCGACGAGTTGCTTTCGCAATTTCGTTAGCGTCACGCTCGATCTGGAACATCAGACCCTTGAACTTCTCAACTGACCAACGACCGTTTGAATCTGTATCCAAGTCGAAAGTACCAGAAGTTGTAGTGTTCTTAGTAGCACCTGCAACTGCTGAGTAGTTGATAGTACGGACAACTTCACGATTGATTTCTGCCAAGATTTCAGCAGACAAAATGTTGCTGAGTTCTTGCTCTGCATCCAAACCATGGATTGCCTTGAGGTCTTGAGCGAGTTCCATTGTGTACTCTGCCTTCAAAGCACGAGTTACCGCAGTTACCGCAACCTTCTCGATTGAGAATGCCATTTCAGCAAACTGAGGACCACCTGCTGAACCTAACTGTTCTGCTTGTGAAGTAGAAAAACCAGTGTGAACGTTGTATGAACCACCAGAACCGATTTCACCAGTACCACGATCATTAGGATCAGTACCGATTTGGTTGTTAGACAGTGTAGCGTTTGCAGCAAACGTGTTACCAGAGAATGATGCATCTGCTTCGTTGAAGAGTGCTTCAGTTCCAGTCTGGTTAGTGTAGCGTGAACGCATTGCAAAGATCAGTCCAGTAGGACCAGTCATTGGTTGTACACCACAGATATCGTATGCAATGAGGTTAGGCATTGAACGACGAACCAGTGAGATTAATACTGGATCGAAAGTATCGATAGAACCATCAGACGCAGTAGAAGAAGAACTTCCCATTGCGTTAGTTGGTGCTTCACCTAACAGTGATACGCCATGTGCGCCACCTTGTTGGTATGCTTGCTCACGAGCAGATACCATTTGGTTTTCCAGAAGTTGAGCAGTCACACTACGCTTGTGTAAGTCCTTGATCGGTTCAAGGTCCGCATGCTCAAGGACTGGTTGCCACTTTTGAATAAGAGCATCAGTTGCCATTGTTATTTCTCCTTAGAGGTTTTTTTACCTAATTGTATTTATAAATTGTTACTTTTTGATCGAACGAGAGATAGCATCCATGTATGCCTTCATCTCTGGAGCGACTGTAGGTTCGTTTTCTTCTTCCAGTTCAACTGGTTCTGAATCGAATGAAGTGTCCTCAGAGAGTTCTTCTTCTTGTGGGAAGTAGTTCTCTTTGATTGTCTCCAACTTCTTCGCATAGTCTTCAGCAGATTCAAACTCAACGCCTTCAGCGAGAGACTTCATCTTGACTACTTGTGATTCAGTCAGACCTTCAGTTACATCGCGCAGAACAACTGATTTCTTTGCTTCAGCAAGTTCCTTACGAGTAGCGATGTTCTTTTCAACTTCTTCGTTTACAGATTCTTCCAATTCAGCAACCTTTGCTGCGAGTTCGTCAACTAGGTCAACTTTCTCTTCTGGGATGTCGATATATGATTCAGTGAACAAGTTACGCAGACCAACCATGAAGTTCTCAGTGATTTCTGCTTTGATACCTTGCTCAACAGCGAGTTCATTTTCTTGCATCCAAGACTCGACTACGTACTCCATGTAGTCGTCTAAACGTGCAGTCATTGACTCGACGATCTCTTCTTTCTCTGCTTCCAGTTCTGCTTCCAGATCAACGGTGACTGTTTCCAGAATCTCGTTAACCTTTGACACAACTGCTGCTTCAAAGATAGTAGTTGCTTTAGAAGTGAAGTCTTCGCTCAGTTCAGAACCTGCGAACATTGCTTCTACATCTTCTGCGACATTTACGTCTTCAGCAGAGATTTGCTTGATTTCTTTGATTGAAGTAGCAGTATTTGATTCTTCTTCTGCTTCAACAGACTCGCCATACATAGCATTCATCATTTTGCCGTAGTTTGCTTTCAGCGCAGAAGCATTCATTTGCTTCATAGCATCTGCCATAGCAGTGATCATTGCTACTTTAGTCTTTGGCACTTCAGATGGTGAACGCTTTGGTGCTGCTTTCTTTTCAGCATCAGCATCTTTACCTTCCGCACCCGGTGCGTCTACTTCCTTGGTTGATGGATCAGGTACTTCTGATGGATCACCGAAAGATGCTTTCACTTCTTCCAGTTGTCCTTCTTCTTGATCCAACATTTCCAGTTCTTTATCGGACATGTTGTTATCTCCTTTACGGTTTAGTCATTTATTTATAGAGTATTTATAAATCTTAGAGTTTCGATAGAAAATCGCTAAAAACTCGCAACTTTGCTTCTTCTAATTCTTTGGTTGAAGCAGTCTTAATTTCTTTCTCGTAAGAAGCAATTGATGCTTCTTTGATAAGACCGTTGTCCCATACCCATTCTTTACCTTCCATGATGCCGTTGACAAATGCATCTGGTGCGGATGGGTCAGCAACAATGTCACCTGCTGTGGCAAGATAGAAATCTTTTTGAACTTCGTTTACACCTTGGCGATTCTGCTTGAGAGAACCCATGCCACGAGAAGACACTGCTAACTGTCCTCCATCGTCCATGATACCCTTGACAATCGCACCCATCGGTGTTTCTGCTAAAATCTTTGCACGACCTCTGAAGTTAGAACCGTCACGCTTTAGATCAGTAATCAAATGAGATACACGCTCAAGGTTGATGGTTGGTCCGCTAGGGTGTCCCAACTCGCCATATGCACGATTCTTTTCGACATACTCTTTGTTGTAACGCTGTACTTCTTTATCCAAGACTTCCGCAGGATACATACGACCATTACGGTTATTGATGTCTCCTTGCATAAAGATGCCTTCGATGAAGTAGTTCTTCTTACCATCTTCTTTTGCTTCAGAGATGTACTGAATGTCTTCGTTGAGTTCTGTGATCAGTTTCATGAACTTACCTCTGCCACCTTTGTGCCGAACACCCCTGCTGCGGCAGTGATCTCGTCCTTTGGTCTTTTGCGAACTGTTACCACTTCATTCGCATTCAAGCGAATAGAAACTTGTCCACCCGGATAGTTACCATGCAGTCCAGTATCTGTTGGATCAGCAGTGTTTGCGATTGTGATTGTTCTTGCTGAACTGTCGTTTGTAATACGAACAGCAGTCGCATCAAAGACATTGTTTCCTGATGCAGTGAAAGCAACAGTATTTGCTAATACTTTAATTGCCATCACTTACCTCCGAATGCCACATCCATCAACTTCATGAACACTTCTGGAGACTTTTCGATTTGGTCTGCCATCTTTGCTTTGTTCTTGTCGTTAATCTTCTTGTGTAGATTGAGCATCGCGTTAGCAGTTGTCATGTCTACTTTAAGGGTCTTGCCGTTTTCAAACTTGACCTTACCTGCTGACTTGTCCTTGACAATCTTTTGCAATGCATCCATTACCTTGCCTTCAACGAGTTCAACATCTTCTTTGATTCGTGCTTTAGGTTTCTTAGACGCATGCATGTGTGCTTCTGCTTTAGTAACCTTCATCTCTGCAACTGGAACAAATCTCTCAAGTCCATGCTTGAACATTACATCGTACCACTCAACATGCCCAAACTCGTCTGGTTCTGCATGCTCTTCTGAGATACAAGTGCCTTCGCCATACTGCTCATGCACAACATTCTTTGCACACAAATGCTGACGGTTAGCAGGGTTATCTTGATTGTCTTCCAAACCTTCTTTGATAGGGTTGACTGGTTTCATATCGCCTTGCTTTCTATCAGCACCACGCTTAGAATCACCGCCACCAGTAGGTTGGTTCACATCAGACGAACCTTGCTTCTGTGTAGGTTCACCGTTGTTTGGTTGAATGGTGACTTCTTTTACTGAACCATTAAATACATGGTCTTGACCGGGAACGGCATAGTAGTCATTTTTTTGCACCATGTGCTGATTGGCAAAGTCTTCCTCACCCTTTGAGCGAGGTTTGTATCCCTTTACTTCAGCATCGTCGTCTTTAGGTGCAACATAGTCTGCGGCAGGTGCTTCCGCGATATATGCACTAAACTTCTTGATCGCCATCGGTTTCCCCTTGGATTTCTACTTCTTCTTCTGAATCTGATGACATGAAGGACGATGCTACTTCAATCTTTTTCAAGTTGACTGCATCATGCACCTTATCCATTAAAATGTCATTCACAGCATTACGGAATGTGGAGGCATCTCCATCCATTGCCGCTTGTACTGCGTCTTGTGTAGTGTAATCGCTCATGTCGTAATCTCCTGTCAACTATTTATAAATTGTCACATCTCGTCTTCATCAGACGGTTCATCTGCGATTTGCTGATCGATTTCTTCGATCTCGTCTTCGGTCTGCATGAGAATGTTCTTACGAACCCACTCAGCAGAGTAATACTTTCCAACATACTCATCGATGTCGCGGAGTGTATTCAAACGCTCACGCATGATCTCTGCATTCTTCAGTTCTGAGAAATGGTTGTCTTCAAGGAAGTCGTAGTAAATCTGACCCTTGACCTCGTTCCATTCTTGCTTGGTAATGATACCCTTCAAAAGCAACTGTCGTTCTAACAGAATGTGGAATAACTCACTAAACCGATAACGCAGACGCGCAATAAACTTTGAGAACTTGAGTTCGTCACGAGTGATCTCAGACGCACGACCCAAGTTAAATGAGTTATCTGCTTCTAAACGAGACATCGGTACATTCAGTGACTGATACAGTTTTCTTTGGAAGTATTGAACATCTTCGATCTCACCAAGGTTCTGTCCACCCGGTAATGTTGAAATCTCTGTGCCTTTACCACCTTCACGACGAGGCAACCAATAGTCTTCAAGCATCGTGAGAAACTTACGATCATCACGGACTTCGCCAGTGTTTGCATCGTAGACTAACTTGTTCTTGTGCTTGACCATCATGTCACGCAGATACTGCTCTGCCTTTGCTTTCGGCAAGTTACCCACATCGATGTAGAAGATTCGACGCTCTGGGGCACGAGCGAGACGATAGATGACTGTGGCATCTTCCAACATACGGAGTTGATTCAGTGGTTTGACTGCCTTGTGCATGTAGGACAGAATCATCTTATTGTTCTGATCCATGATGCCAGAATGACAGTATGCGATTGAATCTGGTGCAACCTTGACACCTTGATTGCCCGCAGTAATACCTTTGGCAGAATAGACAAAGTATTCATTGTACTTCTTGTTGAATACTTCTTTGGAAACTTGGTTTTGATTGTCGCGTTTTTCGACACGGACTTTCTTGATCTTTCGTGGATCAATGAATCGCAACTCTTGAATGCCTGCACGAGGTTGCTTATTATCAATCATAATGTGATAGTATAATCGACCATCGACATACCAGTTACGGAAGATGTCGTATGCACGATTGTGGAAGTTAAGCATGTTTAGGATTTCGTCAAACTCTTCACGAATACGATCTTTAATCTGATCATCCATCTCCTCGACATTATCAAGGACAATAGAGACAGGTGCATCGTATTCTGTTCCAACGATTGCTTCGTTTACGATGTCATCAACTGCTCGCTCACACTCAGGTTGTGATGCCATCTCACGATAGCGAGTAATGAGTTGTGCTTCGTTTTTTGCTGTGTTGTTAACATCAACGGTAGTGCCATAGACACCACCTTCTGCCACTGCGAGAGTGCCATCATCGTTTGGTGGGGGAGCGAAAGATACTACATTAGGTTTTGTTTCTTCGTCTTTCTTTCCTATGGTAAAACCAAAGAGTTCGATTGCCATTTGTTTTCCTCAATAATAAACAGGGGCGACTTCTATGCTACTATTTAGTCGCCCCTTCAATCACTTTTGCGGGTTAAATTCCGCCCGCGTTACCAGTTTGACCACCTGATACTTGCCAGTAGTCATATGCAAAGGTAACTCCAAACTCTTCGATAGAATCGCCTTGATCCCACCCAAGGGTAATTTCCGCAACCGCAGTTGGGAAGATACCTACAAAGTCGTATACACGCAGAATCTCACCAGTCTTAGAATACTGAGTGACCTGTGCGTTTGCTTTATAGAGTGAAGGTGCTGTACCGCCCGCATTGTTTAAGTTGCCTTGGAAAGAGTTGATCGCATTTGACCACTGTTCCATAGCATTGCGGATTGCAAAGTCTTCATCGTTGATGATCGTTGGTGACCATTCAGCAAAAGTACGAGTACCTGCTAACTTGATGTTACGACCATAGTATGGTACTTCAATCGCACTCAAAGTTGCTTCTGGAATAGTTGCTGCTTTGCACAGGAATGGAACCTGTGCATCGGCAACACCGTTGATCGGGTTAGTAATCTGCACTTGGAACAGTGAGGGACGAGCACCGCCCGCCTTTAATGCCCCTGCGAATTCGTTTACATTAAACGCCATTTCGTTCTCCTTTTATCCTTTATTTATGTCGCACGACCAACGATTTCAGAGAACTCAACGCCTGTTCTAACAGCAACAAAGTTCAACTGAATGAAGTTGATAGAACGAGCAGGTTTAATGTAGATGTCGCCAACAAACTCGTTGCGGTCAATGACTTCACCAGTGTTGTTTGTGCCATCGCACACAACAGCAAAATCAGTAATACCACGACGACCTTGGACATCACGCAAGAACGGTTCTACCAAGTTCTTGAACTGTGCGCGTGTGAACTCATCGTTGAACTCAAACAATGTGAACTGCGAGGCAGTTGAGATTGCTTTCTCAAGTACGATGAACAAACGACGAACATTGATTCGATCAAACGCAGAAGGTTGTGCCAACAATGTCTTATCACCATAAAGAACTGTGCCTTGTCCGGGGAATGTAACAACTGGGTTAATGCCCTTCTTGTACAGTTGATCGCGATCTGCTTTTGATGGGTTAAACGCTAACTTGACAACATTCTTGACATTACCACGGTTGAATCCCGCAGGTGAGAACCAAGGATCACGAGTCAAATCAGTCTGAACCATGAGACCTGCTGTATCAGCATTCAGTGGTACATAGCGATACACATCGTTGTACTTATCGTATTGATACTTCCAACCAGAATCCATCACTGCATATGAAGATGATGGAAGTCCATCACGGAACGAGATGACATCATCACGCTCTTTACCTTCGAAACCGTTGTTGTTTACAACATCTGCTCGCTCTGGAGAGAGTACAACAATACAGTCTTTGCGAGTATCTGCAATGTTTGTGATCAGATGAGTTGCCAAAGTAGTATCTGCATCAGCACCCAGAATTAGTGAAACATCAACATCTTCGCTTGACTTAAATTTATTGTATGATGCAATCTTTTGAGCAGATGATAACTGAGTACCGTCCTTACCCTTAGTCATAGAATTAGTTATTGGTAAATTAGAACCTGCTAAGTATGAATTTCCGACAGTTGTTGATATGCCACCTGAACTTGTCAAGTTGCTATTGTGAGCACCCCACCAAATGTATGATGATTGCTGATTAATAACGTCTTTGTAATAGTTAGTTGCACCAGTGTCTGTCTTCGCATCAGATGCTTGTGATACATTCTGATACACTTCAAGGACAGTGCCTTGTGCACCAGAGAACTGACCATCTTCGTCGATGACTGCAACATGAAGTGCATCGCCAGTAACACCTGCTGTATTTGCATACGCAGTTGTAGTTGGTGCTGTGTCAAACTCACCGAAATACTCCCAACGACGAGTGATGTTTGGAGTGTAGTTAGAAACTGTATTACCAGTGTAGTTTGAATTCAGTGTAATTGTGTTTCCAGAAACCGCAGAAATCTTACGAGACTCATTATCTGGTCCAAGAAGAATCAAATCCCCAACAACAAACTGGGTTTCAGCATTTGAGGTGCCTTGCCCATCACCTGCTAAAGTTACAGTTGCTGAATTGCGAGTTGCATAGTAGGAAGTAGTAACTGTTGACTGCCATGCATTAGCATTGTGACAAACAGAAACCTTCAGCGAGTTACCCAGATCACCCGGATACTTGGCAACCCAATCGCCATGTGTAGATTTGTGTGTGTAAGTTTCGTTGTAGTATTCTTCGTTTTCAATGAAAGCACCAACTGTGCCAGTAGCGGCATTGTTTGCAGATGCGTTACCACGAACTACATAAAGTTGATTACCGTATGCAAGGAAGTTTGCCGCGGTGAAGAAATCAGTTGCGGTGTTTGCATTTGGTTTATTAAAAATATTTACAAGACGATCTTCAGAATCAACGAGTACGCGCTGATTTACTGGTCCCCACTTGAAGTTACCTGCGACTGCACCTTCAGTTGTGCTCACCGCAGGGACGACAGTGGTTAGATCAATCTCACTAACATTAACGCCCGGTGATACTTGGAAAGGCATTTTTTATCTCCTTCTCATTAAAGAGTTCATTTTTATAATTTCGTTCAAGTATTTATAAAAACGGTTATTTAGAATGTATCAAAATTTCTTGTGTCATAGTAGTCGTCTATGCCGCTTAAAGGCACATCAACCACATTTTCGTCTGGCATTCCATCGTCGTGGAAACCAAACGGAAGTAAATCTTCCATCATCTCTTCTTCATTTCTTGCTCTCAATGCTCTCAGTGTGTGTATGTCAGTCATTTCTTTAAAGTATTGCTGATCAGACACCCACGCAAATAGCACGAGGCACATTATTAAATCGTCATGACATCCAGACTCTGCTTCATATGATGCTCCTTTGCGAGAAAATGTTGACATCTCTTGTATGGTTGCAAAGTCATTGAGAATTAGTTGGTCTTGCTCAATCAAAAGTTTGAGAATGGAACAACCCACTGCCTTGACGGTTTTTGTTGTGCGTATTCCTTTGTCTACATTTTTCCCGAAACCAGAGGATATTCTTTTACCAGAACGTCCTGCTGATTCTGTGTATAGTATATTTTCATACTCAAAATCATAGTGTAGCAAGTCTGAGACTTGTTCTCCGATGTCGTTAATCTCAATCAAAACGACAGATTCATTGTAATGTTTTACTGTTCTATGTATAATTTCAGCATATTCTATTGGTGTAATATGGTTGTCACGAAACGCGCATACTTGACGATATGGCATTTTTGATACGTCAAGTACTTGGAATGCAGAATAATCTAATCCCTTTCCACGTGAAACATCCACTACTGTAATATACGAGTGTCCTTCTTGTGGTTCTTGATACATAAACAGACCGTTAGACTCTCTTAGAGGTCTTTTATGAACCAATGCCTTGAGTTTATTACCTTCGATCAATGTGCCAGACGAACCTAAGAACTGACACTCAAACTCCTGTGCGAACTTTTCGTAGTCGTAGTCCATCGACGAAAGCATCTCTTGCTTCCACGCATCATCACGACTCGGAACATCTTGCCACATCACTTGCACAAACTCATAACCATTCGTTCCCTCACGCGCACCCTCGCATGTCTTATAGAAGTGATTGAGTCCATTTGGTGTGGATGTCAGTAGAATCTTAGTTGTATTACCAGATGAAATGGTTGGGAATACTGAGGCAAAGAACTCGTCCCAGTTTTCTACGAACGCGGTCTCATCGATGTATAGGAATGAAATTGACTTACCACGAATCGCAGAAGAGGATGTGGCAGACGCAAGAATCTTACACCCATTCTCAAATTCGACGGAACCTTTGTTCCATTCCACCACACCTTGTTGCAACCACTTGGGCAATGCTTCGTATGCTATCTTGACTCGATCAAGAATCTCTCGTGCGGCATCGCCTTTGTTGGCAAGCAGTGCCACAGTGCGATGCTCATTAAATAATACATAATGTAATATAACGCATACCGCAGTGGTTGTCTTACCTGCTTGACGAGAGGTTACAACCGCACATCGACGATTGTTGGTAATTTTATCAATGATGTCTCGTTGATAATCATACAGTGCAATCGGAATCAATCCACGATCTACATGGACGATGTTGATGTATTTTTCGGCAAAGTAGGAAGGGTCTTTGGAACACTTAACAAATTCTTGTATCTTGTCTTGCGTCCACTCAATTGACTGTCCTTTCTTTTTTAGATTTGCGTTGCCGTTATAACCACGATCAATCATCATCACCCTTGATTAGTTTTTGAAGATCAGCAGTGCTACCAACGAATAATGCGTTTGTCACATTCTGTGGAGAGTCTTGCTTTTCTTCTTCTCTCAGTTTTTTCAACTTGGTTTGGACTTCAAGCAAATCTTTGTTGGCATCCACCAGTGTCTTAGTCAGCGTAGATACCACCTCAAACGCACGAGGATGCTCTGATGCCTTCGCAAGTTCTAAGAGGTAGTCTAATGCCTCAGTTCCTCTCTCAATAACATCATACATGTTTTCACGCGCATACGTGTAATCCTTTGTGATGTCATCATCGTTTTTTGTCTTCGCGTTAAAGTTTTCACGCCTAAGTGAAGGAGTCTTGTCGTCTACCAACTCACCTTCGACTTGAAAAATCTCATTCAGACTTTCGGTTGTATTGTCTTTCATGATCCATGCCCATGTCGATCTATTCCATCAAAATAATCGTCTTTCTCAAATGTAATACCGTAGTCGCTGTTCGCACTGATTGATGATGTGGCAATCGATGCGGTTGCGTTTGTTGTTGGTGAACCGTTGGCAAGAAGACCCGGATTCAAATCAAGTCGTACATTGTTAGGTGCGCCAACAATATTGTTTGCAGACAGATCAACGATGGTGCGCTTAATAACGCCTTTGTTCGTAGTCGGTCCAAATAAATACCCCTTGACAGTGAAGTTAAAAGTGTATAAAATAGCACGACGAGTCAGAAAGTCTGCTTCATATGTATCTTCAATCTGCATGTCTTTTAAAATCGTTGGCACATCGTACTTATCACCAATCTCTGGCACAAGGTTCAGAGTGTGAGTCCATTCTGGTCTAAAGAACGGAAGAATCTGTTCGACGACTTGAACTGCATCTTCTTGGTTGGCAAACATACCGTGTAGTGTGAAGTCCAAGTCGTATGGAGTCGGTGTCCAAGCAGAACGGAGTGTGTCGTTGTCTGAGGTACGAATACCGACATTACGAGTCAGTTTGTTCAGTCCTCGTTCTGGTGCGTATGATACATTCGTCATTTCAAATGCCAAACGAGGCAACTGAATCGCAACATCTCTGTCGAGGTTTGGATCAGCACGTAATCGTGCTAAAAACTTTTCGCGAGGACCGTATGCGATTGGCACACGAATCGTTTGCGTTGCAGTACCTGCATTGTTGTAGCGAACGACATCAATGTCATTGAACATGTTTCCGAACATGATGACATACTTTCGTAGTATGCCGTGATAATAACTATGACCAAACATTACCAATTACTCCCTTCAGAGAACGGATTGATTTCAGTAAAGTCAATGAAACTGATATTAGAGGTTGCACCAAAGAACTCATTGTTTGCTTGATTGTCTGTTGTCTCAATTCTATATTCTTCTTGTACGATTGCAAATCCATTTTCAAAGACAAGACGATCTCCTACTTCTGTAAGCAGTTCAAGACCTTCTTTAACACCTGAGTAAGTATCTTCAATCGCATCAATATCTGCGATGCCAGTGTCGATAATTTCGTGACTGTATTCAAAGAGTTCAAGTGTGAGATCGTAGGTTTGCAAACTTCCCATCTGATAGAAGATTGCTTCGTGCTCGACAAACTTAACCTCAAAGATTTTACCATTGAGTGGGAAGTAGATAAGATCGCCTTCTGACGGACGTGCTACACCTTCTGCCTCATCAACTGGAGTGGTATCTTCAACTGCGAGTTCTTCGCCAAAGCGACGACGCGAAACTGTAAGAACCATCTCATCACGAATCTCCAATCCAAACTTAGAAAGGAAGTCGCCATCCCCTTGGAATCCATCCACAGACTTGATGTACATCTCCACAGGATAGGCATTTTCAAACTTCGACAACACATCCTCATGAAATAGATTATCTTCTTTCACGAGTGTGCGTGGCAAGTAGAACACTTCAATACCGTAAATCTTGATCGATTCAATGATCAGATTCTCAATAAGGTTCTGCTCTTGCGTGAACGCATAGTTGTTGAAGTAGAGGTTTGTTGTTGGCATTTAATTACCCAATCATGTCCATCGCGGGCATTGAGTAGTTGTTTACAACTTCTTCTTCTAACCGCTTAATTTCCTCATCTGCTTCGTTCCAGATTTGCTGTCCATTGAACTGCACACCACCGGGCAATTGCATCCCTTCAAACTTCTTCATGTTCTCGCCCCATTGACGTTTGAATAGTTGTGTAGTATATTGTCGTAACCAACGATCACCCCAAACAGATGTGTAGGTGTCTGGGTCAAGTACACGATATGCTTCGATGATGAGATACTCACCGACAACAGTGCGAGTGTTCCAATCCATGTCGATAAACAAACGATCCATGTGACGATTGAAACGCAGTGGTTGCTTACCAACGAAAATCTCTTCCATCAGTGCTACTCGACGCATAGACTCAGTATAGTTTACAAACTGAGCATGCGACCAATCGTAGATTTCGTTGAGTGTAATCTGATAGCGTAGGTTGAATAGATTATTAGCATTGAGTCCAGTGCCAATAGGAAAGACGTTAATAACACCATTGATGTTAGTAGGAATATCAATGTAACCGTTTGTCTGATCTGATGATGTGACTTGGTGCTTGTAGTAAGTTCTTTCCACACCATCATAGTGATAGTCGCGATAGAATTCAAGAGCATCGTCTATGCGATCTTGCATCTGATCTTCATCGATGTTGATCTCAATAACCGGATGCCCAAGTCTACGGAGACAGTAGTTTTTTAAATCTGTTCTGCTTCTTGGATTTGCCATTTTTATAATCCTAACACTAATCTGCTAGGACTATTTATATGTTTTGGATTTAGTCTTGTTGACCTGCCGCAGCAAATCTTGTTTGCGATAAATCACCGACATCAGTCGCATTGGCATCTGTTGCGAAAGGAAACTTGTCGATTGTGTTGACAAGAAAACCGCCAGAAGCGTACCCATTGTCGGATGAAGATTGACCTGCCGCATCTTGTCTTGCTTGTGTTAAATCACCAACATCAGTCGCATTGGCATCTGACGCAAATGGAAACTTGTCGATTGTGTTGACTGCAGGTGGTGCAAAACCGCCAGAACTGTATCCATCTGTCGATGAAGATTGACCTTGCACCGCCGATCTTGCCTGTGTTAAATCGGCAACGTCAATCGAATTGGCATCGGTTGCAAATGGAAACTTTTCGATTGTGTTGACTATTGATGGTGTACCACCGCCAGAAAAGTACCCATTGTCGGATGAAGATTGACCTGCAAGATATGCTTTTGCTACTGTCATATCGCCAACATCTGTCGCATTGGCATCACTTGCAAAAGGAAACTTGTCGATTGTGATAACTCGTGATGGTGTAGCACCGCCAGAGGTGTATCCATTATCGAATGAGGATTGACCTGCGCCACCATCTCTTGCTTGTGTTAAATCACCAACGTCAGTCGCATTGGCATCAGACGCAAAAGGAAACTTGTCGATTGTGGTGACTCGTCCCGGTGCCGAGGGTGACTCACCGCCAGAACTGTATCCATTGTCGGTTGAAGATTGACCTGACGCATAATATCTTGCTTGTGTCAAATCACCAACGTCAGTCGCATTGGCATCTGATGCAAATGGAAACTTGTCGATTGTGTTGACTCGTGGTGGTGAACCACCACCAGAAGCATACCCCGACACAGTGCCTGACATAGGAGGAGGAGGTGGTTCTGCATCCACCAAAACAAATCCATCAGGAACCGACACTTTTTCTAGAGAAGAAGTTAAATCGTCATCGAATACTGTTGTACCGCTTACTTTTATTGCCATATCTCTTAATCCTGTTGACCTGCCGCGGAACTTCTTGCTACTGTCAAATCACCGACATCTGTCGCATTGGCATCAGTTGCAAAAGGAAACTTGTCGATTGTGTTGACACTTGGTGGTGCATCACCGCCAGAAGTATATCCATCTGTCGATGAAGATTGACCTGTCGCAACATCTCTTGTTTGTGATAAATCACCGACATCAGTCGCATTAGCATCAGATGCAAACGGAAACTTGTCGATTGTGTTGACTCGTCCTGGTGGTGCTGCTCCGCCAGAGGCGTATCCATTATCGGTTGAAGATTGACCTGCGGAACCACTTCTTGCCACTGTTAAATTACCAACGTCAGTCGCATTAGCATCAGATGCGAAAGGAAACTTGTCGATTGTGTTGACTCGTCCTGTTGGTGCAAAACCGCCAGAACTGTATCCATCTGTCTCTGAAGATTGACCTACCACATAATTTCTTATTTGTGTTAAATCGCCAACGTCAGTCGCATTGGCATCACTTGCAAAAGGAAACTTGTCGATTGTGTTGACTCGTGGTGCTGCATAACCGCCAGAACTGTATCCATCTGTCTCTGAAGATTGACTCGCCAAATTATTTCTTGCTTGTGTTAAATCACCAACGTCAGTCGCATTGGCATCTGTTGCGAAAGGAAACTTGTCGATTGTGGTGACTCGTGGTGGTGCATCACCGCCAGAAGTGTATCCATTGTCGGTTGAAGATTGACCTGCCGACTGCCTTCTTGCTTGTGATAAATCACCAACATCTGTCGCATTGGCATCTGATGCAAATGGAAACTTGTCGATTACGTTGGATGTTGGATTACCGCCAGAAGTATATCCTGACACAGTGCCTGACATAGGAGGAGATGGTGGTACAAGAAACTCTGGAGCAAGCAACTCCGCGTCAAACTCTAAACCTTCACCTGTAACAGAGATTGTTTGATCATCCCATTCTATTTTGTCTTTATAGATTTTTATTGACATATCTCTTAATCCTGTTGACCTGCCGGAGCACTTCTTGCTTGTGTTAAATCACCGACATCAGTCGCATTGGCATCTGTCGCGAATGGGAACTTGTCGATTGTGGTGGCAAATGGTGGTGCAAAACCACCAGAAGTGTATCCATTTTCGGATGAAGATTGACCTGCCACACTACTTCTTATTTGTGATAAATCACCAACGTCAGTCGCATTGGCATCAGTTGCGAAAGGAAACTTGTCGATTGTGTTGACTCGTGTTGGTGTAGCACCGCCAGAACTGTACCCATTGTCGGATGAAGATTGACCTGATAGGTTACTTCTTGCTTGTGTTAAATCGGCAACGTCAGTCGCATTAGCATCTGTTGCGAAAGGAAACTTGTCGATTACGTTGACTATTGGTGGTGTACCGCCAGAAGTATATCCATCTGTCGATGAAGATTGACCTGCCGCACTATATCTTCCTTGTGTTAAATCACCGACATCGGTTGCATTGGCATCGGTTGCAAATGGAAACTTATCGATTATGTTGCCTATTGCCGGTGCTGCACCGCCAGAACTGTATCCATCTGTCGATGAAGATTGACCCGCCAAATTATTTCTTGCTTGTGTTAAATCACCAACGTCAGTCGCGTTGGCATCTGATGCAAAAGGAAACTTGTCGATTGTGTTGACAAATGGTGGTGCATTACCGCCAGAACTGTATCCATCTGTCTCTGAAGATTGACCTGCCTGTTGTGCTCTTGCTTGTGTCAAATCACCAACATCTGTCGCATTGGCATCTGTCGCGAATGGGAACTTGTCGATTGTGGTGGCAAATGGTGTTGCACCGCCAGAAGTGTATCCCGACACAGTGCCTGACATAGGAGGTGCAGGGGTGATTCTTCCTAATGTTCTAATATCGCCATCAAACTCAAAACCATTGTCAGTAACAGTTAAGGTATAGTCATCGAATTCAATTTTTTCTGGGTAGATTTTTATTGCCATATCTCTTAATCCTGTTGACCTGCCAACTCCCTTCTTGCTTGTGTCAAATCACCAACATCTGTCGCATTGGCGTCTGATGCGAAAGGAAACTTGTCGATTGTGTTGACATTTGGTGGTGCATAACCGCCAGAAGTGTATCCATTGTCGGTTGAAGATTGACCTACTGTCAACCTTCTTGTTTGTGTTAAATCACCAACGTCAGTCGCATTGGCATCTGATGCGAAAGGAAACTTGTCGATTGTGGTGACTGCACTAGATGGTGCATAACCGCCAGAACTGTATCCATTTTCGAGCGATTGTTGACCTGCCGCACTATTTCTTGCTTGTGTTAAATCCCCAACATCAGTCGCATTGGCATCTGTTGCAAAAGGAAACTTGTCGATTGTATTGACTCGTCCCGGTGCCTCACCGCCAGAACTGTATCCATTGTCGGTTGAAGATTGACCTGCCATCAACCTTCTTGCTTGTGTCAAATCACCGACATCAGTCGCGTTTGCGTCAGTTGCAAATGGAAACTTGTCGATTGTGGTCCTTGGTGTGGGTGTATTACCGCCAGAAGTGTATCCATTGTCAGATGAAGATTGACCTGCCGAACCTTCTCTTGCTTGTGTTAAATCACCGACATCTGTCGCATTGGCATCTGTCGCGAATGGGAACTTATCGATTGTGTTGCTATGTGGTGGTGCAAAACCGGCAGAAGTGTATCCATCTGTCGATGAAGATTGACCTGCCATCAACCTTCTTGCTTGTGTTAAATCACCGACATCAGTCGCATTGGCATCTGTCGCAAAAGGGAACTTGTCGATTGTGTTGACTGTTGATGGTGAAGCACCGCCAGAAGTGTATCCAGACACAGTACCTGACGCAGGAGGTGGTGGTAAAGAATAAGATAGTGCTGTGATAGTGCCATCAAACTCGAAACGAGATTCTGCGGAAGAATATGTGAGCGTATAATCTCCTAACTCAATTCTATCATTGTAGACGCGAATTGCCACTTTATAAGTCCTCTATGATTTCCTTTAAAATCAAAAATGCTTCCATATCTTCCATTTTAAATTTCATCAACACTTCAATAAGTTCATTTAGATCTAGTTCTTCAATTTTGTTTGCAATTTCGATTTCCACAGTTTTAATCTCTCTTGAATATGTTACTATTTATAATAATACGAGGGTTTAGTGCAGGTGTTGTGCTTGCGTGTAATATTGAACCATCAAACAAAACAACTTGTCCTCGTCGAGGGGCAATGCGATCAATAATCTTGTTGCCATCAAACATCAGCGTATCTCCGTCTACATTATTCACATAATAGATCATCACCCAATGAGGAGACTTATAATCGTTATGTGGCACATCCACACGATCTTTTTCCGACAATCCATATTGTGGCAGAGTCAATCTAGCACGACATCTGAAAATATCTGACAAGTCCAAGTTCATTTGCAGTTTGTCAAATGCTTCTAAAAAAATAGGACAAATCAAGTCGTACTTACTATCTCGAATCGTCTTTTGTTCATTGTTGTTAAAGTGTTTGTTCAGAAAGAAATTGTATGAAAACCCAGAGGTATTCCTACCGTTTGGGTTGTTTCCTACACTAATCTCTGGTACGAAAGTCCATTTTAACTTAGCACACTCTTCAAATACGTAACTAGAATATTTATCACCGATTACATTATCTATTACCTTAATCATAACTTTAAATTCACTCTCGGATGCGGAAATATATCTATCGGAGTCATTCGTATCATTGCCGTACTGTTCTGTGCTCGGTCTTTATTTTCTATGATATGCTCTACACTGAACCGATGACTCGAAACAATCTGTTGCAACTCGTGTGGGTTGCTCGACAACTCCAACATTGACAAAGGCACTTGGTTCATGTTAAACAGTTCCACAGTCTTTTCAAGCATACTCATACTGGAAAAGTTAGTCGAGGCACTGTCAATAAACAGAACAGAATCTGCACTCATCTTTGGCAGATACTGCACCAACAACTTCACGATGTCATACACAGAGTGCGCGAAATCAGAAAACAAAATGTCAATAGTGTCTTCAACATCCACCACATCAATTCGTTTATTAACAAACTGAATTTGATTCTCAAACTCAAAAGTCTTTATGAGACTGTTGATATACGTTGCATAGTCTTCACGGTAGTACGAACTAAATCTCGGTGCTACTTGAGAAATTCTCTGCCACTCTGAACCATCATCAACTGTAATGAAGGAACCAAACCCGTTTTCTTCCATTGCCAGTGCTGACCACAACATTGCTGTGCCAACACCAGTTCCTAGTTCAACCACGGTGTTTGGTCTTTTCATTTTAATCAACGAGTACAGAAAAACTGAAAAGTCCTCTGTACCGTAGATTGTTCCGATAGAATCGGTCAGTTGTTTTATATGTGAGATTTTCTCATATAACTTCATGAATTTTGTGAAACGAAATTATCGTACCACTGTTCTGCCATTGTCGTGACTTCTGCATCAGTCATTGCTTCTGGTTCAGCATCTGGGTTTTCCATATCCATTTCGTTCATCATAGGATTGGTTGCATGCATTCCAAGTGTACGAGTCACGAACTGTTCTTTGGTTAAAGTTTTGATTGAGTCTGGTACATAATAATCTCTTTCGTCATCGATCCAACCAACATAGGTATGATCTGCTGAATTGTACCAATGCCCTCGATCTCCGATAAAACCGGGAATTTCTGCTTTGCTATTACCATTTATTTTTTGAAGCATGTATTCAACTACTGCCATTACTCTTCCTCCTGACTACTTTTTGGTAGTGCTAATTTGCTGTTATAAGTGATTTCTTCTGTTGGGTCTGGATCATAACCAAGAAGTTCCATTCTCTTCACATCAACCTTGTGCACAGTAATTAATTCATCTGCTAATTTATCTACGAATTCAAAAAGACCAGAACTGTCCCAAGACTCTTGGGATGCTTCTGACTCAACATACTTTTTCAAGATGTGTTGGAGTTTACCTACATTAACTCCAATTTGTTCTACGTATTCTTGCTCGCCTTTTGAGATGTGCCCTGCTTGGCGTATATCACGAATACATTGTACTAAACTTCTTTTCATATGAGTTTTAGATTCAAGCAACTCGACATCTTGCTCACTGAACTCACTGACTTTCTCTTTGAGATCTTCGTAAATTTCTTGAAGGGCAAGCACATCTTTCATTGCACCTTCAATGTAAGTCATGGACTCAACTGCTTTTTCTTTCAGTTCTGCGAGTTTGATTTTAAGTTCAACCTCTCTCCAATAGTCCATATCAGATGTGTCTTGCAACTCGTCTTGAAGTTTGCAAATCTTTGCTTCGTTCTTGACGTGTCTCCACTTTGCCTCGGACAGTGCAGTTTTCTTCTTAGTCATTTCCGCAGAAATCTGACGCATATTTTTGATAGGACTGTGGTATGAAAAGTTGATGTGCTTCCAAGTCCATTGTGAATGAGAGTGATTCCAGATATTTTCCAACTGTCCTACATTTTTCATTGCTGCATCTACAAGTTGAGTGTTCTCACTCAAAGTTCTTCCACCAAAACTTGGTAGGTTAGTTGTAGTGCCTCGTCCAAACACAGTGGCAAGAGGGATCTTCAACTTTTCTGGATCTGCCACCACAATATCATTGTTTGTACGAATGTCTTCAAATACCGAAATAGTATTCATTTTAGACTCTTCTAACTCTTGTGCAATCTGCACTTCTTCTTTCACTTTTGCTGTCATATTATCTAAATCTCCTAGAACCATGAACCCAGATGACAAGAGCATATCTCTCGCCTTTTGTAATATTGGTCACTTTATGTGGCATATAACTTGGAAAACTATTTATAGATCCTTGCTCACGAGTTGCCTCAAAAATGTTGCCGTGATCGTTGACGACTAAATCGCATTCTTCATATTCATTAGGATCAGTCAGTTGAACGGTCACACTAATCTTTCTTGTTGCTACTGGACCGCGACCTGCATCTACGTGCCAATCGTAATGCCCCTTGACTTCATCATCACTTGTATAATGAATCAATTGCAAACCGTGGACAATACCTGAAATCTCATAGTCGTAATGTTCTTGATTAAGAACTGAAATAATCTTACAAAGTTTTTCGAAAATCCAACGGTTTTCTTCGTCGTTTTCCAATACGAAAATATTTGCCTTACGAATTTCTTGTTCAAACTTACCTTTGTGATCACCACCTACTGTTGCATCTGCGTGGTATAAATCTTTTGTCAGATTAACAATTCGGTCGCACTCTTCTTTGGTAAACATCAGTTCTGGCATATGTTTTGAGTTAATGCCAATGTATCCGGGTAAAGTATCATCACTGCTTGGAATATACACTGAGTCATAATGAGGTCTTGAAACCTTTACTTTTTTTTCAGTTATTTTAGGAGTTTCATCAAGTTGTTGTTGTTCTTGATGATGAACCACATTAGGAGTGGGTCGTTTGCCTCGTGTGCGACTATCACCTGCTTCATCTGCATAAGGACCATCTAGATCGACATAATGTAAGAATACTTGTACATGCCACTTGCCCTTGAACTCGTTTCTCCAATGCAATAACTCACACCCTTTATAGACTGCGAGTTCACCTACGTCCAACTGAACTGGAACTTGATGTTTTTCACCATTTGAGAAGAAGATGGGGTATACTGACTTGCCATCAAAACCAAGAGTCATCGTAGCAGAAATTTCACACGCAGGACGATCTTTGTGTTTTTTCAGCACTTCGCCGGGACGATAAATGCGAGCATACGCATAAGTGGGAGCAAGAAGACGACCGATTTGATTACCGATTGGAACTGCAAACTCGTGTAGCAGTTCTTCCATATGTGCATCACCATACACAGCATCCGATTTAGGGCATTGGTCATCACGAACTAATTTGTTTGAATCGTATAGACTAAACATATGATGTGTTAAAAAGTTTGCACGATCTTGTGTAATCGCATTCGAAAGAACAACATATCCATTGTCTTCAAAATAGTCTTTAATTTCACTTCCCATTATCTAACTCCAATATTAAAACTAATACTAATTCTATCTTCATCACTTTGATTCATTTCCACATAATGCTCCATCCAACTAGGAAACATGATACACGCAAGATTTTCCGGTTCTATCGAATAGTTCTTTTCTCGAATCACTTTCATCTCTGAACGAATCATGGGATTCACAAGAATCAATCGTCCAGAATCTGGTGGAATCTTCAAATAAAACACCCCCGAGAGTTCGCCTTCGTGCGTGTGTGCCATATTCATATTGTATTTATGATTAACATTTGCCCACATAGACTGAACATAAACTTCACGTTTGGTATACGATTCTAATATTTCACTTGACAACTTTCTGATAATTGATGCAAACTCACGAAAGATGCCGTGAGAGTGGAGGTTGTCATCAGACTGCCATCCCCCCATATTACTTTTCACTTGGGATGGCATCGTCTCTTTCATTTTCATAATTGTGTCAATGTAGTCAATTGCGTGATATTGCTCTGTATTTAGTATAAACCCCCAAATCGGAGATTGAAACACATTATGTTGACTTGGATGTTCTTTGCCGTACATTATATTTTCACCTTACCATTTTCATAAAAGAATACACTATTTAGTTCTGAAAATTAAATATTAGTCTTGTTGACCTACCCCGCCAAGAAAACTTCTTCCTTGTGTCAAATCACCAACGTCAGTCGCATTGGCATCGGTTGCAAATGGAAACTTGTCGATTACGGTTTGTCTTGGAGCAGCACCACCAGAAGTGTATCCATTGTCGGATGAGGATTGACCTGTCAAATAATTTCCTGCTATTGTTATATCACCAACATCAGTCGCATTGGCATCGGTTGCAAATGGAAACTTGTCGATTGTGTTGACATTTGGTGGTGTAGCACCGCCAGAAGTGTATCCATTGTCGGATGAAGATTGACCTGCCGGAGCACTTCTTGCTTGTGTCAAATCACCGACATCTGTCGCATTGGCATCTGATGCAAAAGGAAACTTGTCGATTGTGGTGGTAAGTGATGGTGATCTACCGCCAGAAGTGTATCCATTGTCGGATGAAGATTGACCTGTCGCAGAATATCTTGCTTGTGATAAATCACCAACATCAGTCGCGTTGGCATCAGACGCAAATGGAAACTTGTCGATTGTGTTGACTGCTGGTGGTGCAAAACCGCCAGAACTGTATCCATTGTCGTATGAAGATTGACCTGCCGAACCAAATCTTGCTTGTGTTAAATCGCCAACATCTGTCGCATTGGCATCTGTTGCAAAAGGAAACTTGTCGATTGTGTTGCGACCTGAGAAAGGTGCATAACCGCCAGAAGTGTATCCATTGTCGGATGAGGATTGACCTGCTGGGCGCGTTCTTGCTTGTGTCAAATCACCAACGTCAGTCGCATTGGCATCTGATGCAAATGGAAACTTGTCGATTACGTTGGATGTTGGTGGTGCAGAACCGCCAGAAGTGTATCCCGACACAGTTCCTGACATAGGAGGAGGATCTAACAAATGAATGAACCCTGTGTCGGTTTCCATAGTGACACTAACAAAGTTTCCTTCTTTGTCGTCGTTTACTGCATCTGTACCATTTATTTTATATGCCATATCTCTTAATCCTGTTGACCTGCCGGACCACTTCTTGCTTGTGTTAAATCACCGACATCGGTTGCATTAGCATCGGTTGCGAAAGGAAACTTGTCGATTGTGGTGACATTTGGTGGTGCATTACCGCCAGAAGCATACCCATCTGTCGATGAAGATTGCCCTGCCGTAGCACTTCTTACTTGTGTCAAATCACCAACGTCAGTCGCATTGGCATCTGATGCAAATGGAAACTTGTCGATTGTGGTGACTCGTGGTGGTGCAAAACCGCCAGAAGCATACCCATCTGTCGATGAAGATTGACCACCTGAGAGACTACTTCTTGCTTGTGTCAAATCACCAACATCAGTCGCATTGGCATCGGTTGCAAATGGAAACTTGTCGATTACGTTGCTTTGTGGTGGTCGAAATCCGCCAGAAGCGTACCCATTTTCGGATGAAGATTGACCTGCAGGTGATAGTCTTGTTTGTGTTAAATCACCGACATCAGTCGCATTGGCATCTGTTGCAAAAGGAAACTTGTCGATTGTGTTTAGTGTTGGTGGTGCATAACCACCAGAACTGTATCCATTTTCGGATGAAGATTGTCCTGCCGCACCATATCTTCCTTGTGTTAAATCACCAACATCAGTCGCATTAGCATCAGTTGCGAAAGGAAACTTGTCGATTGTGGTGACAAATGGTGGACGTCCACCAGAAGCGTATCCATTGTCGGATGAGGACTGACCTGCCGGAATATATCTTCCTTGTGTTAAATCACCAACATCAGTCGCATTAGCATCTGTTGCAAAAGGAAACTTGTCGATTGTGTTGACACCCGAAAATGTTCCGCCAGAATTATACCCCGACACAGTGCCTGACATAGGAGGAGGAACAAGCACCTCCAACGGATTTCCTGCCGCAATAGTAATCGTATCTTGACCGACAAGTTCTCTACTGTCCGATACTACATTAGTACCACCAACTTTAATTGCCATTCATCACTTCCTTTTCAAGTGCGTCCAAACGAGTTTGTAGTTCTTTGTTGCTCTCAATCAAAAATGCAATCAGTCCTAAGTAGTTCACAGTTTTGTCGCCTGAGTTGCTTTCTTTAACCAACTCAGGAAGTACTTGTTCAAGTTCTTGTGCAATAACACCAAAGGTATTCTTACCAGTTTCTTTCCAAGTGAATGAACGTCCTTGTAATTGACTTACTACATCAGATGCATTTTCGATAGACTCAATGTTCTCTTTGTACTTCTCATCAGACAAAGAGTTGAAGTCTGTAGCATTTAGTGTACCAGAAGATGGGTTGAAATACAACTTTGATGCGTTAATAAATGCGTTGTCTTGTGTGCCTGATGTTTCTGCTGTGAAGATCACATTGTAATCTACATCATCAGATTTGCTTTCAACGGTAGCACCTGCTGATACAGTAGACCAAGTGAATGTACCGTCTCCATCGGATTCAAGGTATTGACCTGCTGAACCATTGCCAGAAACATTTAGTTCTGCCGCACCGACTGAGTTATCAGTGATGGTTGCCGCATTGACTGTTGACAGTGTAGCAAGTGAACCTAATCCAAGATTTGAACGAGCAGTCGATGCATTGTCGAATGTATTATCACAAGTACGACTATCACTGAGTCGAGCATCGTTACCTTGACAAGCAGTGCCTGAACTAGTTCCATAGTCAACTGACAATGTATGAGCAATCCCTTCACCCGAAGTTGCCCCCGATGAAGTTAAACCAGTTCCACCAGTAATCGTTGCAACATAGTTACCAGTGGTATGTGTACCAAGCGTTACTGAGTTGTTTTGCTGAGTTACTGCGATAGATACTGAGTTGGATGAGAAGGCAGTTGCGCCACCTGCAACAGCACCAGTAATCGCAACGGTAGCAGTTGCACCTAACTTTTGACCAAGGTTAGTCGCAACAGTAGTTGCAAAGTTAGCATCATCGCCAAGTGCCGCAGCAAGTTCGTTCAGCGTATCCAATGCGGCAGGGGCAGAGTCTACAATACCTGCGACTGCGTTATCAACATAAGTCTTATTTGCCGCATCTGTACCAGATGATACTGTGTCTACGCCTTGAATACGACCAGTACCACCCAATACGATGTCGCCACCAGAGACTGTGAGATCGCCTGTGAGTGTTACATCATTTGGAAGTCCAATCGTGACTGTTGCGTTTTCTGACCCAGAACCAGAAACTTCGATTTCGTTGGTAGTGCCAGAAATGCCTGATACATAGTTACCAGTGGTGTCTGTAGCAAGTGCAATTTGATTTGTGGTGTTGAACTGACCAATTGCAATTTCTGAAACTAATTTACGTTTCTGAGAACCATTGTCAAGATAAACCAGTTCATCTTCAGCACCCACGATGTCAGCAGTACCGTCTGTCAATTCAGACAAATCTACATCGACTGTTATGCTTCCTGATGAGGTAACAGGACCACCAGATACATCGATTAAATTGCCTGCTGTAAGATTTACTGATGTAACAGTACCAGTTGTGGTTGAGAATCCAGCATCATTGTTAAATCCAGAGATGTTAATGTTGCCTTTCGTCAACTTCTTTTGCGCGTTTGCGTCATCAACAACAACAAAGAAATCACCATCGCCATCTGAGGTAGAAGTAGTCAATTCGGATAAATCTACATTAACCGCATCAGCAGTTACATCGATAAGAGTTCCTGCTCCAACATTTACTGTTGTTGTTCCACTTGATGTAACCGTACCACCACCAGTGAGACCATCCCCCGCGCCTACGGTGTGAGAGGTTACTGTACCAGTTGTAGTAGAGAATCCCGAATCGTTATTAAAGATACTTAATCCAATCTCACTTGCTGCTTTGCGACGATCAGCACCTGCGTCGAGTACGATGAATTCATCAGTGCCTACCATTGTTTGGGTCATGTCAGTTAATTCAGATAAGTCAACTGAAATTGTTCCGCTTGAATATGCAATACCAGTTCCACCAGAAAGGTGATCATCTACATCGCTATCTGTATATCCCGCAGGAACATCTTTAAATGTGAATGTTCCATCACCATCTGATGCCAAATACTGATCCACCGAACCATTACCAGTAACCTTCAGTTCTGCCGCACCAACTACATTTGATGCAATATCTGTAGAGATTGATACTGCATTGGATGAGAAAGCAGTCGCACTTGCAGTGACATCTCCAGTTAAAGTGACTGTTGCAGTTGCACCCAACTTTTGTCCGATGTTTGTAGAAACGGTTGTTGCAAAGTTAGCATCATCGCCAAGTGCCGCGGCAAGTTCGTTCAGCGTATCCAATGCGGCAGGAGCAGAATCTACAACACCCGCGACTGCATTGTCAACATAAGTCTTGTTTGCGGCATCTGTGCCAGAAGATACTGTATCAATACCTTGAATGCGACCAGTACCACCAAGCGTAATGTCTCCACCAGAGACTGTGAGATCGCCTGTGAGTGTTACGTCATTCGGCAACCCAATTGTGACTCCCGCAGTTTCGGAACCTGATCCAGAGACCTCGACTTCGTTAGTAGTGCCAGAGATGGTTGCAATGTAATTACCTGTTGTATCCGTGCCAAGTGCAATTTGATTTGTGGTGTTGAACTGACCAATTGCAATTTCTGAAACTAATTTGCGTTTCTGAGAACCATTGTCGAGATAGACTAATTCGTCTTCACCACCCACAATAGCATCAGTACCATCTGTCAATTCAGATAAGTCTACATTGACTGTTATACTGCCTGATGAAGTAATAGGACCACCAGATACATCAATCAGATTACCTGCTGTAAGATTTACTGATGTAACAGTACCAGTTGTAGTAGAGAATCCCGAATCGTTATTAAAGATACTTAATCCAATCTCGCTTGCTGCTTTTCGTCTATCAGCACCTGCGTCGAGTACGATAAACTCATCAGTACCAACCATAGTGGCAGTCATGTCTGTCAATTCACTTAAATCGACAGAAAGTGTGTGTGCTATGCCTTCGCCAGAAGTTGCTCCAGTTGATGCAATACCAGTTCCACCAGTAATTGTTCCGACATAGTTACCAGTGGTATGTGTACCAAGCGTTACTGAGTTGTTCTGCTGAGTTACTGCAATGGAAACCGCATTAGAAGAAAATGCTGTTGCACCACCTGCAACTGCTCCAGTAATCTCCACAGTTGCAGTTGCACCTAAACGAGCATCGGCAAGTGCTTGTGTATTCGCGACAGTCATACGGTTGTCTAATGCATCTTGTAAACCATCAACATTAGAGATGACATGATTGTGTGAATCATCTGCAACTGTTGCTATGATTGTAATGTCTTGACTACCATCAAAATCGGCACTACCAGATAAATCGCCACCCAAAGCAATCTCACGAGCAGTAGATAATGCTGCAGCAGTGTTCGCTTGACCTTCAATTGTTGCATTGATTGACCCAGTAACAGTAATATCACCTGTGACAGAAACATCACCACTGAAATCACCATCGTCTGCATACAATTTACGCCAACGAACTGATGTAGTTCCTAAATCTTCCGCGCTATCTGTATTAGGGATTAGATCACCAGAAACTAATTGCTCCGATCCTAATGTCCAACGATCATTTCCTTCATCATAAATGAAAGAAACATCTGAGTCCGAACCACGGTTGACAATAATTCCTGCGTCTTCGCTTGCAGGCGTTGCTCCATTCAAGTCTGAGTTTAGAGTGATCTTAGTATTAGCAATATTAACTTCTTCAGAGTTAACGGTTGTGGTTGTTCCTGATACGATAAGATTTCCAGATACAACTACGTTTTCTCCGACACTTAATTGTCCTGCTACAGTGACATCATCCGGTAATCCAATGGTAACAGAAGCACCTTCTGATCCAGAACCAGAAACTTCAACTTCATTAGCAGTACCAGAGATTGTCGCAACATAGTTACCAGTAGTGTGGGTTCCGAGGTCAACAGAGTTGTTCTGTTGAGTAACAGCGATTGAAACCGTATTACCAGAAAAGGCAGTCGGACCACCTGCAACATCACCAGTAATCTCCACAGTTGCAGTTGCACCTAAACGAGCATTGACCAGTGCTTGAGTATTTGCTACAGTCATACGATTATCGAGGCGTGTAACTGTATTTGCTTCGTGGTTGGCAACAATAGCACGGATAGCAGTGTTTGTTGAACCAATACTAGTTAATGCATTTGTAATACGAGTGTTTGCAGTGATAATAGAACTATCAACGTTTGCCAAGCGAGTTACTGTGTTTGCTTCATTGTTTGAAATGATAGTACGCAAAGCAGTATTGGTGCTACCTACACTTGTTAGAATGTTGGTAATGCGAGGGTTTGTATTCGCAATGTAAGAGTTTAGGTTTGCTGTGATGCTTGTGTGCAATGCTTGAGTATTTGCAACGGACATTTTTTCAGTCGCAATGACAGCATCATAAGTTGTTCCATCCGCAGTTGAGATGCGGAAGTTACTGTTTGCCGCAGTGTACGCAACGCTAGAAACACCTGCAACTGAGGTATTAGAAATATTTGTGATACGACCCTTTGAATCTACTGTTATAACAGGAATCAATGAACCTGAACCAAATGTGCCAGTTGGTGTTCCAGTATCAGCAAGTGTAGTAGAGAGAGATACAGCATTAGATGAGAACGCAGTTTCGCTTGCTGTTAAATCACCAGTTAAAGTGACGGTTGCAGTTGAACCTAACTTTTGCCCCAAGTTAGTTGTTAAGGTTGTCGCAAAGTTTTCATCATCACCGAGTGCCGCCGCGAGTTCATTTAAAGTATCCAATGTAGCAGGTGCTGAGTCTACAAGATCTGAAACTGCTGTTGCAATAGCAGAAGTTACATTGGCAACTTGCATTCGATCTGCAATCGCAAGATTAGTATTACCTAGATTTGTATCTGTCAGAGCAATTGATACGGCATTAGAACTAAATGAACCTGAACCAGTGACATCGCCAGTGAGAGTAACAGAAGCAGTTGCCCCCAGTCGATCATTGACAAGAGCACGAGTGTTGGCAACCGACATATTGTTAGCATTGACTGTGCTAAACAATGCTTGAGCATTAGATACTGCCATGTAACTCTGAACGTTGACTGTAGATACTAAATTAGCAACAGCAGTACTGAACAGTGCTTGAGCATTTGCCACCTGCATGCGATCATCAACATCGACTTGTCGTCCTACTTTGAAACCACCTTGAGTCGCGCCATCATGTACACGAACTTGGTCTAAAGTAGTATCAATTGAAATTTCTCCAACAGCACCAGTAAAGTTATCGTTTTGTGCTGTTGTCCCGCGTCTAAATTGTACTGTTGTTGGCATTTATTTTCTCCAAAAATTAAGCACCTACAAATGCTTCTTCTGTGCCGAGGTTTTCTACTATGAATCTTCCATTTGGATCCATACAATCGTAAATTGATTGTATAGGAACACCAAAAGGATCTATTTGTGTTTCCGAATTCTCTCCAACAAAATCTTCATTTTCTCCCAAATCTCCACTAGGAAAAGAATTAAGCGTTCCTCTCACAAATCCAATACTACCGCTACCGCTATCGAATGTGTTGAACGTTAAATTACCATTACCATCAGTGCCGAGATACTGACCGTCTGATCCGTCGGATGTAGGAAAAGATATTGCGCCATTTCCTATGGTTAAACCACCGGACCCGACGAAAATAGAGTGTAAATTAGAACCGACTTCGAATACACGAGAACCATCAGACGAAAAGAGTTTACTGTCTCTCGTATTGAGTGCCAGTTCTCCTACTTGTAAGTTGTCTGTTGTCGGTGCTTTCCCCTGTACGGAGGAACGCTTTATCTTGACAATGGATGCCATAAAAATGGTTCTCTTGTATTCAAAGTCTATATAGACCGTTTATAATTAAGAGGGACGGATTATGTAATCCTATTGTCCCCCAATCTTACTATTATTTAGTATGTGCCGCCATCGATGATTGCATCAACTTGTGCCAAACCATAACCAGTGTCTGTTACATCAACAGTCGTTGTTGGTTCTACATCTAATCCAGTGTAGAACTTGAACGCACCATCAGTTGCATCGCGGAAGTAACCTGCGAATTGTACTGCTGAGTTTCCAGAAACAATGTACTTACCGTATACACCAGTATCTACTGTATCTCCTGCGTTGTTTGCAGAAAGTTTCAACATCGAGTCATCGACATTCACAGTAGAAGATGAGATGTATGTTACTGCACCTTCGACAGTCAAGTTACCATCGACTGTTAGATCACCAGTTGCAGAAATGTCAGCAAAGGTTACATTGTCTGTGGTAGCAAGTGATTGGTTAACATCAGAAAGATCGGTTGCCGCGATTGTGATGTCAGCAGTACCATCAAATGATTGACCTGCAATATTTCGGGCGGTCTCTAAAGCAGTTGCGGTTGCCGCATTTCCTGTTGTGTCTTGGTTACCTGTGGTATTGACACCCGGCAAGTTAATGTTGGCAGTACCGTCAAATGATACACCACCAATGTCGCGAGCAGTTGCTAATGCTGTAGCACTCGCGGCAGTACCAGAGGTGTTCGCACCAATGTTATCGCCAAGTGATACTGTTTTGGTAGCACCTTCACCGTCAGCACCAGTAATAACAATTGAATTATTTCCTGCTGCTAGAGTTTCAACATAATTACCGCTTGTATCTGTTCCAAGCACAACATCATTATTATATGTGGTAGAAATTGATACGCTGTTTCCAGAGAATGATGCTGTACCAGTGATATCGCCAGTTAAAGTAACAGAAGCAGTCGCACCTAATCGAGCATTAACAAGCGATTGAGTGTTTGCAACCGTCATGCGATTGTCTAATGCTGCTTGCAGTCCTGCCACATCAGCAATCGCATTTTCACCTGCGATTGCTGTAACACCAGTCGAGTTACCGACATAGAGTTTTCTGTCAAAAAGGTTGACTGCTAATTCGCCCTCTTGCAGACTCCCCGGTACTGAACTTGCAGAGGAACTGCGTTTAATTTTAATGATAGATGCCATTATAGCACTCCTTTATTATTGTTTGGGTATTCCACCGCTTCTGGTTGGTTTTGCTTTATTCTCTCTATTTATAATAATCTGAGGGTTAACATGGTTTTTATAAAACTTGAGATCATCCTCTAACTTTCGTATTTTTGCTTCTTGCTGAACGATCTGATTAACCACTGTGCGAGGAACAGGAATTCTGTTTCGTTCTTCAAGTTCCTTTTCCAATAAAGCAATCTTACTTCTAAGAGCAACAATCGTTCTGTTTAAGTCTATGATTTGTTGTTCAGTTTGTTGTGCGTATGTTGTCAAAATTTCATTATCTTGCCAATCGCTCATTAAAAATTTCCACCATTTAAATCGTCAAAAGTTGGAGTACCGTTAGCGGCAATCTGTAATATCTTACCATTGTCGCCAGTTATAAAATCTACAATGCCATCTGCCTTGGCAAATAGTACAGAATTATTAGTGGCATACGATAGTTTGAGTTGTTCTGTAACAGTTAAATTTGCTGAGTTTTGACTACCACCAAGATTGGCAACTACAGACTCAAGGTTTGCTACTTTATCAACAAGTAATTTACCACCAATGTACTCTACTGTGACTGGTGATGAATTAGCATCAGTTTGACCAATAAACAATTTATTGGAACTATACGAATAGGCAAGTTCACCGTTAGCAAGAGTTGTTGGTTCGGCAGTAGTCTGCGAACGCTTAATCTGAAGGACTGTAGTTGCCATTAGAAACCGTCATCCCCTGCGTCTAACTTGAATGCTCCAGTATCAACATCAAATGTCAGAATGTCTCGCTGAACATAAGTGTCTGTAGATGAGTTGTATACAAGAATAGAACCATTTGCAGATGAATTTGTAGGATCAACATCCGCAAGTGTGTCTAGTCGAACACCAACTTGACTATTATTTTTGATCGTCAGACTCTGAGTTGGTGGACTGAACTTGACCTTGAAATTTCCTGTTGCCATGCTATCCCCTTGTTACTTCGGGTGTAATCGTCACAATACCTTCAATTAATCTTGAGCGCGTGTTTGCCGCACTCGTGATCTCTACATCATAAACATAACGCCCTGCTTCTATGTTGGCAGTGGTTGCGCGAGAAAGTGATAGTGTTAGCAGTCCATTAGTTCTTGGCACACCAAAAGATGTCGTAAAATTATACGCGGTATTCGATGTATAATGCTTACGAATCTGACCGGAAGCAGAGTACCCTGTAAGGTCAACTGTGTCTCCTGCATCATCAGTTACAGTTATGGTTGAGGAGAAGTCTGCTCCTTGATCAATAACAATATTTGCTTTTGCCGCCATTTTCGCCCTCGATGCATATATATTAGCAATATTGTTATTTATATGTTTTAAACCGCAAGGAATACAGTAGTGCATAATATTTTGGAATGGTCTGAAGATTTAGATTTGAGAAAATTTTATCTCGAATCTGCATCGCGAGGGTTTGTCAATAATAGTTCTCAAAAACGAATGATAGACACCTTTAAGAACGAAAGAGAGTGGAGTGCGTGGATATTGTATAAAGACTCTGATGCAATAGGGTCTGTTGTTGCACACAGTTTTGATGAAGTAATGGGAACAAAAACATATAGAGTTCTTGTACGCACTTGCACCTTTAGTGAGTATGGGAATAAATCATTAATCAAACCTAGCAAATCAATCGCACAACATCAAAACCTGACCGACCAGTTTTTGTTGCCTGTGTGTTTGGAATGGAGTAAAGGAAGAACCTTTGCAACCTCTAACGACAGTAAGGTTGCAAGTCAGAGACTGGTTCATAAATATTACTTCCCCACCTTAGAAAAAATGGGCATTGTAAAAAATATAAAAGATGTGTTTTATCGTAATACCAATCAGACGGTGTGGGAAATATTTCCTGAAAAATTTTTAGAGAATCTGAACAAATATCCGAGATGGCAATGAACTATTTCAAAATTGACTTGTCCCTAGATGACAATACCAAAACTCGACTGATTCAAGATGCATTGTCTTCCGACGACTACTATCGTCACCGTTCGACTAAATCTGGTTCTTACACCAATCTCGACTTTCTTCCTAGACAGTATGATGAGGTTGCAGATTTATTTATCGCCAAACCTTATATGATGTCTCTGCTGAAAATAGAACCCAACAAACTCGTTGATTGGCACACCGACAGTAAAGACAACAAAAGAGACACGGTAGTTATTTTTCCGTTGACTAAAAACTATACACCTTGCACTACCGAGGATGGAGATATTCCTTGTATGGATTGTTATGCATTCAATACACAATCGAGACATAAAGTACAAAACAATTCAGAAACTCGAATATCTCTTCAACTCTTTTACGATATGGACATTGAAGAGTTATGTCGAATACATACTGTCGAGAACCAATTGATACGCATCTGAACATCCCTCAACATTCATTACAATCATAGTAGATTCGTTGTTGAAAGAAAAGAACGAATGTTCTAGGTTGGTGTTCATAAAGTATGCATATCCATAATTAAGATTTACAATCTCACCATTGAACACATAATAAGAGTCAGGCGGATTAGTATACTTAATTGGAACAATGATGCGAAAATCCGGTTGCGATTGAGAACCTCGGTCATCCCTATGAGGAGGGAAGTGTCCCCCCTTAGAAAATCTAAGAAAATGAGTTCTGCCTAAAAAATTCTTGAGGGGGTCTATCACCTTCTTCAATTCGGAAGATTTCTCATAGACCTCTGTCAGTGTGCGGAAGGACATTTCATTATACACTTGACCCGTCTTTTCATACGCATCAATCAAAGAATCCAAGTCGATACCATTCAGACTTCCATCCAGACTTGTGATAGACAAACCGTATCGAGGATTGTTTTTCTTTCTCGGATTGTATAATCCAAATTCAAACCCACTAATCTCTTCCAATAGTTTATTGCAATCGAGGTTGTGTTTTAGTTGAATTATATTTCCATATGAGAGAAGTCTTTCGTAGTTCATAATTCCTCAATAATATGTTTGTTTCTATATTTCATACCACAATTAATTTTACACACGGGTTTGGGGTTAATTAAAATCTCGTCAAAGTAAATATTAGACACTGCATCCTCAAACCCCGTTTCGTATATATTCAATGGAGTTTCTAAATGGTTTGCGGTGTAGTCGCACACCCAGATTTTTCCATCTGCAGAAATGTACATCTCTTCTTTTCTTTGAGACTTGCACTGTATCTTACTTTCCTCTACAATCATAAGAGGTTGTGTTTCGGGAGGTTCTAATCCTTCGTAAGTTCCAGATCCAAACCTTCTGGAGTATAGGGTTTCAAACCACTTGAATCCCATATCTTTTGCAATTTGTTTTGCATCATCTATTTGGTGTTCATTGTGTTTGAAGACGATGAACTGCCACCAAGATTCTCCACCAGACTCAATGAAAATTTTTGCGTTCTCTATAATCTTGTCGTGGTTGGTGTCTACACGATATTTGATATGAGTCTCTTGGTCGATACCATCAATACCAAATACCACACAGAGATTGTCTATCTCACCAACATCTTTCCAAAAAGACTTTGACCGTAAAGACCCATTCGTGTGAATGAGTTGTCTTGATGATGAGAACAACCGAAAGAACTTCAACGCATCGAGGTGCATTAGAGGGTCGCCTAGATTTCCTCCGTACTTGATTTGTTCAAACTTGTAATCTTTGAACCTAGACTCTATTATATCATAAGAAAGGTGTTTGGGTTCAAATTCTTTATTGGTTCGAACACACATAGGACACTTCGCATTACAATATGAACTCAATTCGAAATGTAAATTTCTAGGCAGTCTTAGATACATTCCAATAATCTCTAATCCAAGTATCAATCTCGTGTGGTTTTGGATTATGATTCACAATACAAACTTCATAATCATCTCTGAGTTTTTCGGGAGTCGAGTCTTTTTTATAAGACGCACCCTTCCAATATGAATACGCAATCCCACTAGGCAACACATCCACATCCACAGATTCATTAAATAGGTATCTGTCGATGCCTTCATATTTGAAGAGAAGGTAGTCTTTGTTCTTCTGAAAATGATTCCATACAGGAAGACCTTGTTCCCCTTCCCACTTCATTATAGATGAGTTGTATAGTGTGGGGTTGCGTTCATGCGCACGAGGAGTAATGAACCCTTCCTTCCATTTAGAGAACAGTACTGAAAGGGTTCTGGTCTTGACCGAGTGCAATCTCTCTAGTCTATTCAATACCGCAACATCTAAATCAAAAACGATATTGGTTCCGAAAGTAAACAGAGACAACAACTCTAGTTTTAACCACCAACCCTCAAGGTCAGATTCTATCTTTAGAGTTTCACAATCCAACCCAGTCTCATCATCAGTATAACAAACAAAACGAAAGTCCTCTGGATAATACCTTCGAATCATTTCGTGTAAATTGTTCACATATTGTGGAGAGTACTTTCTCCCCCACTTCACACATAATATATTAGTTGGCATAATTTGTCGGGTCTGTTATACCAGTATCCTTAAATCCGTCTTGTCTTTGAATGCAGTTTTTACAATACCCACAATGGTCGTATCCCTCATAACTTGGGTCATTGCACGATATTGTATGCGCAAGTTCGTCTATTATATCGTATTGACGATAGAGATCGATTGCTTCGTCTTTGGTTAGATTGTTCAAAGGTTTTATACTGTCGTAGTAATGTTCTTGAACAATATCAAATGGAACTGATTCTGTGACGAAATAGAGTGCGCCTTTCTGTTCATCCAAAAATCTTTTTATCTCTGGATAATTGTCTATTCTGTTTTCTTCGCGCAACCAATTCTCAACCTGTTCGCGCAATACAAAACCTTTTTCCCACCCACACTCATCTAACATTTCCATATGTTCTTTATGAATGTTAGAATAACCTGTGAAAATATACCGACAAGAACCAACCTCTTTTGATATTTTCATTTTAGTGATTGCGGACAAAACTCGAGTTCCATACCATTCATCGCAGTTGTCTGCGTCTTCGGTGTTCATATCGACAATATGTTTTCCTCCGAGTCTCTGAACTCGGTTTTCAAAGTCTGAGAGTACTCGTTGTGCCTTTTCAGCATTCTTTGCATAATTACTGTACCGATTCATAGTCAGTATGACAAAGACTACTCTATCGACACCATATTTTTCAATCATCATTTTTGCGACAAGAGTGGACTCAATTCCTCCAGTGAAGAATATTCCCACGAACTCATTCTCTGCAATGTCAAGCAATTCTGGTTTAAACTTTTTCCCATTATAAATCACTACTTCTTTAAGCATCTTTATCTCCGTAATACCACAGTTCTTTCTGAGGAGTTTGTTTTCCGTTGATGTCTATCATATGTTGAAACTCGCCTGTACATCTTTTGTTGCACACCGAACCTTGGTCGCAGTACAGTTTATTAATCCAACTATTTATTTTTTCTGATGCAAACACTTCTTCTATTGTATGCACTCGCAATGAATTGTCGATGTCCCAATTCATTTCATCGTGTTTCGTTGCAGTCCAACAACAAGGGAATACCCTTCCCCAAGAATCGACATAAATTTCTTTCCGTATTTCAGAGACACATTTAAGTTCTCCTCGCACTTGAACGCCTCGAATGTTAAACCTATCTGCGGTTGGGGGATACAATCTTTCTCCCCGAGAACCTATGAATGGTTTATCAAAACTATCAAACCTTGCAGATACCTTAATTACAAACTCTGCAAATCCCATATCTCGTGCGAGTTGTTCTGCTTCCTCGACTTGGTGTTCGTTATGAAAGAAAGGTATAAAGTACCATACCGCAATACCTCTCGCAGAAATAAATGCATCTGCGCACTCCATAATCCTATCCCACCGAACACCTTTTCTGTAAATGTGGTTGGTGTCTTCAAGTCCATCTATATGAAACTGTATATGAGACCCGTTGGGATTCTGATAGTACTTCGCAAGTTCAGTCCAAACCTTTTTGGTTCTGAGTCCCCCATTGGTACTCATAATTAGTTTTATGTTTGGATTATTATCGCATATATACTTATGTATTTCAACAACATCTTTTGCGACCATTGGGTCACCAAAGTTGCCACAGAATTTGAATTGTTTTAGTTTGGATATAAACTCCGGAGAAAAAAATACTTTAAATTCTTCCAGTGAGATATCGCGTTGTTTACTGAGTATCATATCGTTGTCTGTACGCGCACACATAGGACACCCTGCATTGCACCGAGACGACAACTCAATTTCAACTGCGTCTATACCATTTTCTAACATAATCACCTCAATAATGTGAGACTATTTATATGATTACCGATGAGTTCTTTTTTGCGTTCACCCACACTTTGATGCAATCAGAGTCTTTACACGAATCCCATTCTTTTGCAAACAGTTTGATGAGAAAGAAAATACTTTGCAAACGATGGTTAGTGGATGAGGTGTTGAAGGTCGTTCAACCAAAAAATACTCTTATGTTAGGTGCGTGGTATGCGACACTCATTCCCTATGAAATAGGAGGACACTTTGATTGCATCGACTCTGACCCAATGGTCAAAAGACTGAGTAAGAAGTTCGTGAAGAAGGTTGAAGATAAATACACTTTACGGTATAATACTTGTGATGCATTTGATTATTGTTCGATTAAAAACATTGGAGAGTATGATTTGGTGATTAATACTTCCTGCGAACATATGCGCGATATGAAAGAGATTGTGGTGACTGATACGGTGTTTGCATTTCAGAGTAATGACTATTTTGAAATAGAGGAACACTCAAACTGTAAGAAAAGTTTGGACGAATTCTTAGAGTCGACTGGACTGACCACCATACATTACAGTGGTGAATTGAAAACCGAAAATTACACTCGGTTTATGGTGATCGGCGAATGCAACTAATCAAACAATCCAAAAACAAACGCAAGGTTTACTACGATTCCGAACTTAACATTGTTCGTAAAATATATCAGAACAAAAGTCCAGAAGAAATAGAATTCTTGGTTTGCGCAATTCAAGATTGTTTTCCGGGTATGTATCTAGATTCCGGAAAAGATTTTATAGATATCAAGTATATTGATGCAAAAAACTATTACATAAATATGAACGCAGACACCGACAAGATGATTGATTTTTGGTGGAATGAGTTTGAGAGAATAACCGAACTAGGTTATACCTATTGTGATTGGAATGCATCGAATACTCTGGTATTAGACAATGGGTTTATGTTGATTGACTATGACTCCTTGTATACATTGAATAGAATAGAAAGAAGTAAATTATCTTTTATACATCACGCAAATAAATTTAACCCCAACCACACAGCGATTGAATATGTCCATTTATACTAAGTTCGAAAAAATTAAAAAGTGGTGTGAAGATCGAGAACTAATGTACCTCAAAGCAGACATTCTAATCCCAAAAGAAGTCATCAATGAATCGTTGAACATCTACAATCTAGGTCTATTTATACCACACCGCGCATCACACGGCAAGGGATGGAAATCCATCACCCTGCACGGAGAAAGTATGCGCACTACAACCTACAACGAAAACGCAAAGGACAAGTATCACTGGACAGAATTAACGGAGTATGCTCCGGAAATGACGAGGTGGTTGAAGGAAGACTTTCCTAATAATGGTAAGTACAGTCGTTGTCGATTTATGTTATTGGAGAGTGGTGGATTTATTCGTTCGCATACTGATACCCATCAGTGGAAAGAGGGTATGAAGTTAAAGAACAGTATCACCTCCGCAATAAACATTGCGATAACTCAACCAGAAAATTGTTATCTTCGAAACTCCGAAACACTTGAAGAGGTTCCTTTTAAACCTAGAGAGGTGTACTGGTTCAACAACGGACCTTTCCATGAAGCAGCAAACTTCAGTCCCGAACCTAGAATCCATTTTATTCTTCACGGAGGATATTGTGAAGACACTATTAAATTATTCATAAAATCATTTGAGAAAGAACATCCTGATGCAGTCATTTAAAGAATTTGCAAATTATATTATGGAACACTCTCGACATAACGAGGTAGAGTCCGATAGATTACATATCATACTAAACTATCCCAAGATTGACTGGGGTGATTATGCGCAGTATATGGCAACTCTTACTTGGTACACAAGTATTGGGTGGTCTCGCGGAGGTTCTAAAAACTGCAACTTGATTTTTGCGGAAACATTAGATGATGCGTTATTGCAAGTTGGAGATAAGTATAACTATGCATTGATAAGTTATATCGGAACCTTCTACAATAACTATCAAAATAAGGCACCCGATACAATACACACTTTTTTTGATAAGTTCTGCGAGACAGAAGAACCTTGTCGCGGTCATATTTTATTTCATCCCAACAGACCTTATTTGAGAATGCATCTGCAGTGTATGTTCCTCAACATCAAACACTGGCGTTCCATCTCCAAACCCTCCTTTGGTAGATATACTGGAAAGGTGATGTATCCCAATAGGTCAACTTCAAATGTACACGACGATTACACTCCTCATTGGGTCTCTCCGAGTAATGAATACAGAGAGGTCGTCAATGTCGAGATGGGAGAGTATCTCACCAAAGTATTCGAGGATGATAAAAAAATATTGAACTTTGCACAAGAAAGGTTGACCAAGTTCTTTTGTTATCCTGAGAGAAGGCATTGCGAAGCACTTGATTTCGAAAGGTCTCGAAATGAGAACATAGTGTATGCACGAAACAATGAAACTATGATTACCAAGTTTGACCGACGCATACCTGCAAATACGAAAAAGTTTGATGTAATATACGCGCCCGCATCTGGATGCATTGCAGAGTTTCTTTATGAAAAGATTGGACACGAGAACACAAAATTGGTAATATATGATTACAATAAAGATTCTCTGAAGTGGAAACAGATGACTTATGAAATGGTTGATACCAGAGAGGATATGACACGACTCAACAAAATGTTCGAAAAGAAAGAGGGTTTGGTTTTAGACTATTGTCAATATAAACTCGAACTATTAGAACAAATAGAAAAGTCATACTCTACTGAAGAGTGGATAGAAACAATCAAAAAGGTGAAACCTACATTTTTGTTGCACGATGCGTTGGAATCACCATTAAATGTGGACTCAGATAAACGCAACCTAATTTATTTGTCTAACATTTTTTCTTACAATTTTGTCATCCACAAGATGAAGATTGAAGACATTCACGATATGTTCAATAGATACTTGCAATTACAAAACACTACCGTGGTAGGCACCAACATTTTCAGAAATATGGTTATCAATGCAAATCATCGCAGTTAGAATCGGAGACCGATATGGTCCCGAGTATGAAACTTACCTAGAGTCCAAACTTCCTGAGTATCAATTTACTTGGGTTCGCGAACCTATGTCCGATAACATCAAACTTCAATGGAATAAGATGTACGGTATGACTCTTGATACCGATGAACCTATCTGTGTGATGGACATCGATGTCTTACTAATCAATGACTACAAAAAGATATTCGAGTACCCAATTGAACGAGGACAGTTTGTTGCGATGCCGGGTTGGTGGAGAGATGCGGAAGGAACTCGGTTTAGTATCAATGGAGGATTCTACAAATACTATCCAAAAGACTGTAAGTACATTCTAGATAAGTTTATGCAATCCCCCGAATACTGGCAAAGAAAGTACATTGAAGAAGGATATACCGCAGGACCAATCAATGGAGAACAACACTTTATAGAAGATTCTGTGAATGAGGGATTGGAGTTGGTTAAGATGCCTGACGAATGGTTCTGTAGAATGGAAGCAAGAAAAGAACCCTACACAAGACACACCTTAACTCAACTCAATAGGATGTATCAAAAAGTGACCGGGAACCCTTATATGTTTATCGGAGATGAATTCTATCCGGAAATTAAGTTTGTCCACTTTACTCATATGACGAACCATCCAAGTAAGTGGACAAAGTATCACTTATTCGTATAAGAACTTACCTGCGATATAAAATGCTTCCATTGGAGTTTTAGATTCTCGCAATGCTTTTTTGAGTTCTCCGTTGTCAGAATTTAGAACTTCATCGAGTTCAAAAATTTTCAACTTCACATTGAACAACAAGTCAACACCATCGTCGCCTTCAGGAGGACTGAAGATGTGGTCGATATTCAACTTATCTTTTCCGTTCACTGCATCTGGATCGTAAATCAAATCGTGTTTTTCCGCAATGTCTTTTACAATCGCAAGGAAGTTTTGCGTTTCTTCTTTTGCGTATTGGTCGGTCATAGTAGAAATTTCATCTATAGTAAAAGTTTCTAATAACTTCACATACTCTGGACTTTTTAAGTCGACTTCAATTGCAACTTGTTCGTAAGTTTTGTTTTCCTCATCAAACCAAATAGATTCGACTTGATTTTTTTTAGAACTCGTGAACCTTGCGTGTGTAAATCTTCCATTAGATAATATCATTCTTGCCTCAACTTTAAATTATAAGTATTAACTGTCACCAAAGATCCATTGGGAAATTCTTGTGCACGATAATCGTTTTCATCAAATTCCAGTTCGTTAAAACTACCTGAACCATTGAGTCTTTGATCAAGCACACTACCAACAGTGGTTCCTGTACCATCCCAAGAATAACGTAATCGATAACCAGAAACCTCTGCAGCAAGATGCCTTATCATAGTTTCAATTATGGACTCAAAACTACTACTGGTAAAAGATGCCAAATTATTACTGTCATTTTTTACTGGTAGGGGGAATTCAGGTGCTACATAATCTCTTTTTAACAAATAATAATCTCCAATGATTGCTGGTTGGTCTAGACTTTCTGGAATTCCATCTGCGGTGTATAAACTCACATCAGCACCGGAGTCAGAAAATATTGGAGTAGCACTAACCAAACTATACCCTGTGAATGATGTGGAAGTATGTATTCTATAAATTGTTTCAATAGAGGATGCTGTTTGCAAATTTTCTATTGCTGCATACCCAAAAGTATCATACATATCTTGCAGATTCATAGACCTAATATTTCCAGTTGAATCATAGTAAACAGGAAAAGACGTTCCATTATCAGATGGTGGATTAGTATCGGTTACTGTTTGATCTAATCTAGCATATCCTACAGTTACCGTTGTTGGTTCTGCAGTTTCTTCTTCTGTGGGAAATCTATTGACGAGAGTAGAATATGTTCCTGCTTGCAATCTAGTGTCATTGATAGTTCCTAGATTTCCACTAGAACCTACCACAGACAGAGATACTGAGGGATTGCTAATATATTGCCAGAACGCGAGATTTTGAATGTTTTCAATATCCGTGTTCGCCATTTCTTGTAGATTACTACCGTTTAATTTCAAAGGTCGTCGAAATGCCATTATTTAAGAACCTGCTCCATAGATTGTTTTCAAAACAGTACCCGTAGAATTTATAATCTGCAAAGACTGTACATTATCTAGTTTAGAAGAATCCACAGCATCTGGGGCAATTTTAGCATTAGTCACCGCGTTGTTTGCAATCTGATTAGTGTCAACGGCATCGTCTGCAATCTGATTAGTGTTAATAGCATTAAGTGCTAATTTTTCATTTGTTACTGCACCCGATGCCAACTGATCTGTGTCAACTACACCATTTTGAATGGTTGCCACTGAGGAAACGTTGTTAGATCCGTCAAAGGTCACCCCCCAAGAAATGTCCCCTGATGCCTGAATATTTCTTGCAACTGCTAATTTGGACGCAGTAGATGCATTACCGCTTAGGGAGGCAGTGATGATTGAGGCAGAAAAGTTTCCACTACTATCACGTGCCACAACCTTACTTGCTGTATTCAATGATGTAGCATCGACTGCGAAAGTTCTTGATACAGAACCATCAAACGAATCTCCTGTTAGATACGATCCTGCGGAGAGTGCATTTGAAACGCTATTTGCAGTTCCTGTTAGGTTGCCTTCAAATGTTCCTGCAACAAATGTTTCCGAACCAACAGTCCATTTGTCTATTGTTTCGTTCCACAACAAAGACTTGTTTACTAAGTCTCCTCGTTCAACAGTCAAACCAGAGTTCAGAGAAGGTGTGCCTGTTACACCTTCGTTCAGAACAATAATGTTGTCTTCAACACGAACAGTAGTCGAGTTAATTGTGGTGGTGGTGCCATTGACAATTAAGTTGCCCGAGATTACAATATTTTCACCAACATTCAACTGTCCAGTGACCGTGACATCATCAGGCAATCCAACCGTCACTGTACCATTTGTACGAGAGACGTTGACTTCGTTTGCTGTGCCACCGATTGCGAGTACTGCCCCAGTTGTTGCATTTTTAAGAGAGACAAATCCATTTGATACAGTGAAATCTCCAGAATCAAACGATGCAACACCACGATTAGTTAAACCGCCATTGGAACCATCTGTGTTAGCAGTTGCAGAATCAATCACATCATCAAACGTAGAACCATCTGCAGTTGTAATACGAATATTATTGTTTGACTGTGTGTAGGTTATTCCAGATACACCCGCAACCGTAGATGTTGTTACACCTGTAATAATACCCTTTGCATTTACAGTGATAACAGGAACTTGCGTAGATGAACCATATGCTGATGCAATCACACCAGAGTTTTCAAGAAGTGCACTTCCGAGGGAACCACTTGAAATGGTTGCTGTGTAGTTAGAACCGTCTGCGGCATCAATCTTAAATGTGTTGTTGGCAGAAGCATAAGAAAATGCTGAAACGCCTGCTACAGATGTATTTGAAATGTTAGTAACGCGACCACGATCATCAATAGTAATTACTGGAATTTTAGTAGCAGAACCAAAGGTTCCAGTTGGGTTCCCATGTGTTGCAAGCATAGCATTGGTAATTGTGCCACCAGTGATTGCATTATTTGCGTAAATCTTACCATTGTTACTGATGATCTTTGTGCCATCGTTTGATAGATTGCCTGAAATATCAACATTGTTATTGATATCAACCGCACCTGTGAAGGTAGAATTTTCATCTACGGTTAAAACATCAGTGTTCAATGTTCCAGTAAAGAAACCATTATTCCAAGGAGAACCTGAAGACCCTACATTGCGAGATCCCGTTGGAATAATGTCAGTGTCAATAGAACCTGTGATAGATATGATGTCGCCCGAGGCATTGCCCAAATCAACATTGCCTTCAAAAGATGAAATGCCTGAGACAGAAAGACTGGTAAATGTACCTTCAGGGGCACTCACCGCACCACCAGATGCAAAAGTCGTGTTGCCTTGTACGCTCAAGTCTCCCAAAATATCAACGTTATTATCGACTGTGATATTATTTGCAAATGTATTATTAGCATAAAGAGTATTCCAACGCTTTGAAGTAGAACCCAAATTATAGTGTCCTACACCGTTGTCTGCGTCTGGAATAATATTACTATTAACTTCAGACGAGATTGTCAGATTGGTTCCTTGAACTTTTACATTACCGTCAAATGTGGCAAGTCCAGACGTTGATTGATTGGCAAAGTTGCCCTTAACTGTAATCGTGTCCGTTGATGCATCACCAAGTTCTACAGTACCTTTGAGAGTCGTTGCACCGTTTGCTGAGAATGTTGTTGCTGTCAACCCGTTAAGAGTTGTAGCACCATCTACATTCAGAGTAGAGTTTAGATCAACTGCACCGTTTGCATCAAGCGTTGTTACTGTAGTTGCGTTAAGAGATGATGAACCGTTTGCGTTTAGATTACCAGATACACCAAGTGTTTTAAATACTCCTAACCCACCATTCGTATTATCTGCAAAAACAGTTCCCCACTTACGAGTAACTGAACCAAGATTACCTGCCGCATCTGTCTTTGGAATCAGAGATGTTGCAATACCCTGTCCTGCGGATGTTCCCATTGACAGTTCGTCGATATATGCTACACCATCGATGTACAAATCTTTCCATTCAAATGAGGAAGAACCAAGATCAAGACTGTCATCGGCATTTGGTAAAAAGTTTGATGATGGGGTGACTGAAGTTGCCGTAATAGCATTCGCAGAAATATCCCCTTGCGACGAAATTGACGCAACTTCAGTGTTTGAAACATTTGCTATTACAAACTTACTATCGCCTAGTAAGTCGGCAAGTTTAGCATACAAATCTGAATCACCGACTAAAGGTGCTTGGGCAACAAAGATTTTGGCAGTATCGCCACTGTCCGTAACTAACCGAATCTCTGGAGAATCACCATTGTCGCTTAACTGCGAGTTTGAACCAACCAGAGTAAAGTGCGAGGCACCTGTAGTTAAGTTACTAACATCTTCAAGAGATATTGTCTTAAATGAAACTGTATCGGCAGCACTCTTGAATAAGAACTGGTTTGTAGATCCACCAGTCAGACGAATACGAGAAATGTCACCGAAAATCAGTCGGTCAGAACCAGTGGTATTAAAATTAACATTTCCTTCAAAAGTGGCATTGGATGATACTGTAAGTGTCGTGCCTGTGAAAGATGCATTTGAGACAATGCTTAAAGAGTCGGTTACAGTAGTATTGCCCCCACCTAAAGTTTCGGTTCGCAGATTTGAAGCAGAGAAAGTACCGTCTATATGACCGTTACCTACGGCATATCCTCCGCGATTCGCAGATCCTGCTCTTGACACTGTAACGACGTTATTACTAAGAACTGTGGCAATTAAATTCGTATTTAATCGCCAATTGTTGAAATTATCGTTAAGATTAGTGTTTGATATTTGTACTGTCATCGGTTGTTGTCTCTGTTGATCAACTGATAAAGCAACTCTTTTATTTCAGAAACTTCGGTTTTGAGATGCTCTAATTCTTTTGTTTTTATTCTTTCTTGTTTACGTCTTTCTCGATACTGTGCAAGCGATGATGAATCTACATTCAAAACTGCTTGCGTTTCCACATCACGAACCAAATCTTCGTGATTTTCAATCTTAACCTTTGTCATTTTTGTAGTGCAATTGCTCTCATATCTCGGACAAGAGGAACAATATTACTTCCAGAACTTGTCATAACAATCTTCAATGCAAAGGTTTTGTAAGTCGCATGAATCGATCCGTCTCCCGCACGATAAGTAACAACTTCATTATTAGAACTATTTAGTCGTGCATGCGAGTTGGCACTTGCTAAAAAGTTCTGACCGTCAGTATTTGCACTGAATCCAAACTCAAATTCTTTAAAGTCACTCGTATCAACTGAGTCAGAAACCAAAGTTGAGTCAGTAATTTGAGTCAAAGGTGTGAAGTCTTTTGAATCAATATCTTCCGCATCACTTGGGTTATGAATTCTAGCATACACCTTGATGTCTGTTCCTGCAGGTTTGTATGATGTCAAGAATACTTTCAAGTCTTCGGCATCTTGCCCATCAGACAACTCAACTGGGCGAGTGATATATCTAACAAGTGCGTTACCTTGTTCTTTCCACTCTTCATCGTTGTCGTTGTTAATAACATTTTCAATAACAATCGAATTCATTCTAGAAGTATCGATAACAGGTGATAAGAAGTTATCAGTGGATGAAATCGTTCCTTTCAAAGTCAAAGTCTTACTAGAACCATCAACCGGAGTCAACACAGACTCATTAGACTTGGAATATACTTTCTTTTCTCCATCAATGAAGTCATTTTCAAACTGTAAATCAATAGACTTGTAAGAAGAAGGAATAACACCTGAAGTAGATGTTGCTCTTACAGACCAAGATGCACTTGTATTTGCATATGTAATCTGAGGAATCTTCGGAACCAAAGTATTCAAAATCAAATTGTCTACTGTGCTAATGGTTGCAGTCGCGCCCGATACAGAACCAGTGATTACATCTGAGGAACTAAAACCACCAGTAGAGTTTTCGATATGAATCTTCTGATTCGCAGTATCGATAAACTTAATGAAACCACGATCTCCACCTGCATTGGTGACTTTTTCTCCATTCTGGAATGTTCCATTGATAGTACTGTATGTGAAGAAATCTAATGCATCATTTTCAACATAGATAGTCCCAGTATTTCTAGTAAAGTTTGCACGATGCAACTTGAACTTCAAGTCTTCAGATTGAATTTGTTTCCAAGTTTTGTTATTCGCAGAAACAAATAATACACCAGTTGTAGGTTGTTTGTCAATCAATTCATTAGTGGATACATCAGTACCTCCTAATTCACCAACCCAAACTGCATACTCATCCGAATTACCCCCAGGAATCACTGTCAGCGCATAGTCTTTATTGTTTTGCAGATATATTGGAGAATCAAATGTAAAGGTTGTCGCAGTCTGACCATCATTACTGGTTGACACAGATGCAGGTTGTAAAGTCTTTGAACCAAAGGGAACAATGGTTTGTGTTGGGAAACCATTTTCTACTTCGCGGATCTGAACGGTGATTGGATAAGTAGAAGACTTGCGTCCAAAGTATAAATCCAACTTAGTAATAAATGCGCCTTCTGAATTGCCCGCAGAAACCGTAAAGGTTTGAGTTATAGGATCACCACCGCCACGATTATCATTAACGTCTCGTACTGTTCGAGTCACTGATGTCAAGGTTCTATTATCTGTCACGCGGTTGTCTGAAATCTGCGGAACGGTAATATTCAATGCACTTCCACGTTGTGTAACATCAAGAGCAATACTTGTGTAGTCTCCGTGTGCGGATGTGGTAATCAAACTAGATTGTGTCTGCGTGTTTGCAACATCTTTTAGTTCGAATCTTCTTGTACCGATTCTAAATTTTAGTTCATTATCATTAGGAATACGGAAGTTGGCATACACCGTACCAGTGCTATCTGTTACGAGGTTTGCTCCTTCCACGCCAGTATTGGCAAATGAATTGTTTGCAGGTGCCACATAATCCGCAACTAACTCATCGTCAAAGTATGGGTAGACGCGAGTGTTTGGTTTCATCCGAACACCAGTGACTTGGACATTACGCGAACGAATGAAGTCTCGCACCGCAACATTCTCAACAAAGTTTCCGATTGAGAAAGTTTCGGTGGATGCACTGATGGTGGTTTGAATGCCTTCGCGAATCTGGTCAGTCTGAGTTGTAGTGGTTCGAGTTTCTGTATCTCCGCGTCTCACAGTCCTTCTATCTACTGTAGTATTTACAGTATTCCAATTGCCCCAATCAATACCCGTGACACCAGTTCTAGATGCAATTTCTTCAATCGCACGATACATACCATCAAAATCTACTTGAATATCTGGTAGCGTGGTAATATCTGGTGTGTTATCCATTGAAGGATTCAGGTTAATCTCACCTTGCCAATCAAAGGTTATTTCTTGAACTGGGTTACGCAACTTAGATGCAAACTTCTGATCCAATAAAGTCGAATTAGTATATGATAGAGTAATCAGGTTTCCAGTTTTTGTCAAGTTGGTAGAATTCTGCACCAAACCATCAGACATACTAACATCACCACGAATGTACGATGGTCTCAATAAAGTTCTGTTTCTATCAATTGCAGCACGGTATCCAACCTTTGTGGTGTCTGCCAGATTATGACCATCAAAATTGTCTACTAAGAAACCATTCTTAAAACGATCCAATCCAGAGTCGTTAAACAGTTGCTTGTTTTTTGCTGATGCTTCGAGTGCGTTCAAAGACGAATAGTATTCGAGATTATTGACTCGTTGTTCTACCGAACGCAAATCCTTCATTGTATATCGACGGTTATTTTCAAGAGACAAATTAACTTGATAGTCGATGCGTCCAGATTGCTTTGCCACAAATGGCGACAAAGACGGGTACACTGGAATGTCCAAAATACCAAGAGTCATTGAACCTGCACGTTCTTCCGGTGTACGAGGTATAATAGAAGGAATGCCCTTCACAACTTCAACACGACCTTCTTTTGTCAAAACTACTCGGTCCTTGCGTGGAAGGTAGAACTGAATATCTACTTGGAAATTTTCGTCTGGAGTCGGCATATATGCTCCATCAGAATCAATACTATAACTTGTGTTTGCAGCAGGGTTCTTTGGTGCAGATGTATATACAGAAGAAGGAACAATGCTGTTCAATTTGATTGGACGGAAATCGATACTGTCTCGCAAGTCATATTCTACACCTGTTGTCGGTGATCTAAACACCGGAATCTCTTGGGTAGTAATTGCTGTTGTGTTTGATGCGTTAGAATCATCGATTGGATAAGAATCAACAGACAAGAAACCAATTCCTGCAGAACGGTCTCTTCCAAAGTGTGAGAACTTAACAAGCATTCCCTTGCCGTTCATATCTAAGGTACTTGTGGATTTCAATCGGATTGAAGATGTGTCATAGAACGCATCTTTCATACCAGTATCAAGTTCAAACTCGGAGGTGTAAGTGGTGCTTGAAGTATTTACTGTGTTTGCATTACCAACGTACACTTCTTCAATCTTAAATGCATCTGATACACCAAGAGACCATGGTCCCAAAGAACCTGCAGAATTTGTCGTGGTGTCAATCTCAATGAACTTATTCTTATTAACAGTCTTTGAGGTTTGAACTGCATCTGAACGAGAAACATTGAAATAGACTGATGCGAGGAATGACGATGCCAAGTTTGCTTGATCAAGTTCAATAGTATGCGTCGTAGATGTAGAGGTAATATTACCATTAGAGGTTAAATCAAAAATATAACCTTCAGGGAATGATGTTTTGTGTGCCAGTGTAACACCACTACGAGTATAAGTAAAGGTATTCGCAACATTCAATCCAGTGTCATTCACAATGTTGGTAATACGTGCGGTGACCGTATTAGCACCGTCTTCAATCGTCATAATGTCACCAACTTGATACGATGACTCGAATGTTGTACCGGAACCAGTTACGGTATTTCCTGTGAATGTCGTAACCGAACCTGTATGTGGATCTGTTTCTGATGCTTGCTTAGACACAATGATAAGATTTCTCTCATCGACATTTGTCAAAGAACCCGTATCATTTAGTGTCTCTGTGCCCCCTGCGTGTGCAGAGTTGGCAGATACTGCGGCAACACCGTCCACAAAGTTGACAGTTTTTTCTGTTCTGAATACCCATTGCGTATCAATGTTGTTGTCCTCATCTCGCAAAGTTTTTGTGCCCTTTTGCGTAAATGGAAAGACTAGAGTATTCAGTCCTGCTTCTTCGATTTGTGCGTTTCCGTCTGCATTCAGCACCAAGTCTGCCATTGACTTTGGACCAGAAGTATTATCTACATAAATGCTCCGCACATCCGAAAATGACTTGTTGACTTCCATCTTGATGTCAAACAAATAAATTCTAAATTGTCCTGTTGGAGTTCCTGCAGTTCCCGAATTCCACTGGAAACCACGAACACGTGCAGTACCAATTTTTGTACCTTGTGCGGATTGGTTTCCAAAATTTAATCCAGAAATACCTTGCTGTACTGTATCATGCAAATCTACTTCACGCAACCCTTGAAAATCCCAAGTACCGACAACTTCTTTTGCTATAACATAGTTTCCGATTGCTTGACCTATGATACGAGCATCTTTAGTTTCAAAGTCAGTTGCTTTATCGACATCGCGGAATATAGGAGACTCAAGTGAAATGCGGTTGCCATCTACATAACCGATACCTTTTTCAACTTCCGCAACCAACTTATTGCTATTACCACCACCATCGGCATTGTAACGACCCAAGTTGTTAGAACCTTTTAGGTGCTCACGTATACGAATATTGAATGGTTCAATTGCATAATTGCCGTTGGTTTCGTAGAATCTTTCTGCAATATATTGTCCTATATCAGAGTAGACCGAATCAGTAAACCTCTGAACGACCCTTCCTTGTTCGATTTCTGCGACAGTAAAGAAGGTGGTTGTGTTGGCAACATTGATGTTACGAACTACCAATGTAGGAGTCATCTTCAAACGGTTTGCACCGGGTGCCGCAAAGTTGGTTGCACCGGAAGCATTATCTAACAAAGATGAATCTTGGTTTGAATCAACAATAGATTCAATAGTTTCAAAACCAACTTTTTTGGTGGGTGTTGTTGAATACTTGTCAACAATAATAGACTGCGGTAAAACTCTAACAAAGTTTCCTTTGTGATAGATAATACCATCGGAAACAGATGCTCGGAAACCATAACCTGTTGCATTTGATGTAATAGTATTTGCTGCGACGATGAACTGATTATTTGCTCTTTGACGCAAAATCAGAGTTTCATTACTATCGAACGCACGAGCAGAGTTGTTGGCACCAGAGTTTGTATACTTAATAAAGATAGAAAGATTGTCTGGTGACGCTGCTTCAGAACCATCTACGACATTGATTAATTGTGCGGTGAGACCGGAGGTAGAACCCGTCACTACTGCATTTGCCACTTCTCCGCCTTGGAAGAAATCTCCTAATAGTAAAACGCGATTGTTGGCATCTTTATCTCTTAACTTAACATAGTCAAATTTATCATCGGTTGACAAACCAACACCACTGACTATAGTACCATCAACTAAAACTTCATTTGCAAATCGTTCAATTTGATTTTGTAAGATTGATTGAATCTGCGTGAGTTCTCGTGCCTGAACGCCAAACCCCGGACGGAAAAGCACACGGTGAAAGTTCTTGCCTTCATCAAAATCGTCAAAATAAGGACTTTGATTGAGATTGGTTTCGATGCCCATTTATTCTACCTTTAAAAATCTAAAATAATTTTTATGTCTTCAACCTGTTCGGGGTCACGAGTAACTACACGAACATTTTCAGTATATAACAGTTCTCCAGAAAATGTGTTTGCTTCTGGACCCTTTATGTCTTCAACTGTCGCTATTTGCGTTTCGCTATCACTTTTTAAAATAACATCATCTTTAGTGAAAGCAGGACTATTACTATAACTCTGAACATTATTTAGGTACAAAGTATAGAAAGACGGATCTGATAATGTCTCATCATCCCTCTCAAATACAATACTTGCGTTTGCTGATCGCACTGCATTTGACAATGCTTCAGTTTGTCGTGCCACAGGACCGAGAGTTGTTACAAATTCAAGTTCACCAGTCTCAGCACGTAATCTATTTCTTTCGTTGGTGATAATATCCCTAACCGAAAGTGGATTAATTGGTGTAGAACCACTCATTTGCGTATAAGAAATAGATGCACGAGTTGTGAATCTTAAAGTTGTAGGTGAGTTTGATGTGTTTGCAATACCTTCGGTTGTAATTGTGTTATTGTTTGCATCAACTTTCAAAATTGGATCTTTCAGAATAGAAATAGTACGGAACTCGGTGTTTGATGGAATGTATCCATTACCGTTGGCAGAAATACCTTCATTGGCAGTGAACTGGACATTTAGCATAATTTTATCAGCAGATAACTCTCGCACTGGATCTGAACCGTGTCCACCTACTGGTGAGATTACAACATTGGCAGTTGCGCCAGTACCATACAATGAGTTAGCAGTAATAAATGCTTCGGCACGAGTGTAATCAGAACCTGTCGCAATGACTGCCACATTTGAAATAAAACCAGTAGAAGCATCAACGCGAGAATATGCTTTAGCACCCCTTCCATCCCCAATGATCGTTACTGTCGGTGAAATAATCACACGAGAGTCGGTGTTAGCAACAGTTGAAAATGCTGTATTAACTGTAAGTGTTCTGTTGGTTCCTGTGTAATCGATGATTCTTCTTAACTGACCTGCACCAGTTCCAGAAAGAATATATACGCTACTGCCATTGTAAAAGTTGTCGATTGGAGAAGGATTGCCAGATGCCGCAGACAAACTTAGAGTGGTAGTTGTTGCTGCTTCTACTACTCCATTAGATACAGTTTCGTATCCAGAACCCACAACCACGGTTTCAACAACTTCAATTGCACCATTAACTGCCGCGTTTTGAACTGCTAATTGACGAGAAGATTCTGCGGAACCGTCACTTACCGTTAATGTTTTTACTGGCACGTATTGTGTGGTTAAGAACTTGTCCGCATCCCCTAATGAAACGGTGTACATGTACTTCCAAGTATAACCATCAGATGTGGTAAATGGTTGTGTTGAGAATCCAGAAGGTTTTACAGTTGATTGTGCACCTTTGTTATTGTAAATACATTTATAAACGTTGAATTCGTCTGTTAAAACATAATACACACGATCATACATATCGGTGTCAGTATCTCGATACATTGAATAAATTGTGCCTGATTCCCAATCGTATCTTGGAACGACATGACTCACGTCTTCGACAGTGATTTTTTTACCACCAATAAAGTTTCTGTGTGATTCGTACTGTAGGTATTGTTCGTTGTCAGGTGGCAATACAGGAGTCGGTTCATTCTCGTATTGTTTATTATTACCAAGAACAGCATAAAGAATTACGGAGTTTTTCGTGCTTCTTCCATCAGAAGCATTTAAAGAAGACAAGAATGCCTTTGCGTTATTAATTGACAAATCTTTTGTAGCGTATCTATAAACTGCCATTATGATATCTGTCCTGTGAGATAGTATGTATTTGAGTTCGACAAATCACCAGTAGTCCATGTGACTTTAACATTTGCTGATGTGTCTGTTGATACTATATTTAGTGGAACTTTATAGAAAGATTTCGGTGAATATTCAATAATCATTGTTCCATTGTTTGAATATTCTTCAAGGAAACTTGTGCCAGAACCTGTGATGGTAAATGTGCCATTACTAATGGATACTGTACCAGTTCCTTTTTGTCTTATAGTATTGTTTGCAGTCGCAACGATATTAACTGCCACATTTGCAACATCACTATATCTTCCGAATACAATTTGTCCTGCTGGATGGACTAGGTTCAAAATAACATCTCGATATCTATCAAAGGTTACAGCAGATTGAACTTGATATGAAAACTCTTGATAAAAATAGTTGTCTTGAATAAACCCGCGTTTGGAATCTAGGTGACTTCGAGTAGTTGCATAAAAACCTTCTGAGTTTGCAACATCATTTAAAGAAAGTCGAACCGTAGCAGATGCTCCACTTGGCACATCTGGTGCTTTTAACGTTACTACCTCACCATCTCGATACCCTACACCAGAGTCAAGAACTCGGACTTTGGTAATTGCACCGTTTGCTCCCACACTTGCGTTGATATTGGCATTTTGTCCTAAAACTCCACGATCATTGATAGCAACAATCGTTGCCGAACCTGTATCTGTGGGAGTTCGAGTATCTATTGTTCCCGGAACATAAGATGAGTTGTAGAAGTTTAGAGTGACTGTGTTTGTTTCCCAGTTAATGTTGCTCGGAACTCTCTGCAATGGTTTTTGCCACACTCGAACGACTGTCTGATATGTACCGTTTGCCAGTTGATTTGTCGCAACGGTCTCTCCACTGAGACCTCCTTTGACATCACCGATAGCACCAGTCGAGGACTGTACTAATCCATCGTTTGTATCGAGAGACACGATTTGAGAGTTGCCTGTACTCCAATTCACATCGTCGTTCTGTAAGGTCAAGAATGCTTCACCGATACCCAATGGTGCAATGTCGGGTTCTACCACACTTACCGTTGGTGCCACTGAGAAACCAGAACCACCAATAGGCAAAGACAGTTGTGAAATCGTACCAAAAGTTGTAGATAAGAACAAGAATGAATCACTTAGTTTAGTGTAAATATTTTCAATCTGCGTATTTGATGTGTCGCTGACAGTATTGCCTATAGTTGTATTAGCACCAACCAATCGCAAACCCTCATCCTCGATAAATGACTTTATTGGTCCTGTTGAGAACTGAGTAGTAAGGTTTGCCGATGTGTTTGCTGTAACTTGTACGGTTACTAAGTCTCTTAGTGTCGAACCAGTATTATATCCATCTGATTCAGTAGAAACCACTTTCTTTACCACACCAAACGAATTTGAAATTCTTCCGACAATTTCATCACCTTCGGAGATTGTTTGACCTGCGGTATTACCAATTTGTAGTACGTGATAACCAATTGTATTTGCTTGGAATGAATTTACCGTTCCAACTGTGTTTCCAGATGTAGAACCTACCTTTACATTTTCTGCTGATTGAAATGACTTATGTGTATCTACTCTAAACCATGCATCACCTGCAGTGGCATCAACTACTTCTGTGATTACACCATTTGCTCCAGATGTCACACCATAGATTGGTTGTCCAACGGTCAACTCTTGAGCAGTGTTTGCAATATTGATGACAGCATTCGCATTATCTCTAAAAACCTCGGTTTGATTTTCTTGTTCAGGGAATCCAAAGTTAGGACTTGACAAAACGACATTTGCCAAAGTATTCATCGTTATAGAACTACCATTAGCAGCAGTAACCGTAGGTGCTCCTGACCAGAATGTAGTATTTGATGCGATAAGGTTTGTATTGATAGAGATAGCAAATGTATCTACAATATCTTCTTGGGTAAAAACAAAACTAGCAGGAGAGATACCATCACCACCTCTGATGAAAATGTCTGTTCCCCTGTTTTGATCAGATGCAGTGAATCCAGATCCACCATCTATCAAATTGAATGTGATAATGTCACCCAAGTTAACTGTTTCTGTGACAACTAACTTGCCCAAGTCGCCCACTTGGTCTGAGATAATATTGATAACATCTCCAACCTGATATTGACCCCCTGTTGTTATGATTTCTACAGTATTAATACCTGCTTCAACGATGGGGGTATGTCCTGTTGCATTAACATCCGATAAAAGACGAATTGGTTCGAAATGGTTAAATGATCCTTTGATGTTAGAGAGCAAAATTTTCATCACATCGCGACCGCCAAAGACAAAACGTAGCACATCTTCTACCAGTGCTTCGGCATCAGATTCAATGCCTTTCACTGTTCTTCCGATAAATCGATATGTGTTGCTGTCAAAGTTTGTAATCAGATAACGCTCAAGTCTCCAATCACCTTCAGAGACTTTTAAAATCTGATCTGCGGGGTAATTAACCTCAACTTCTTCGTTGTATAATGAACGAAAAAGGAGTTTATAAGATGAAAGAGTTCCGCGAGTTTGATTGAAGTACTTGATATACTTTGCAAGGAGACGTTTATCTGCCGTTACCTCACTTGGAACAGAAGGCAACAGATCGTTTTCAAAATATTCAAGATACTCGTCAAGTGTGGTGTTGATGTCTCGATATGATTCAAGATTTTGTATAGCATCAGTCATCTTACCATTTTGTTCTAGATACTCATAGTATGCTTGAACAAATGCAAGAAAGTTTTCTCCCTCCTCTTTATAGAAATCGGGAAACTGGTTTTTTACGAGTTTTGATATTTTATTCTCGACTGCCATTAGGTAGACTCACCAATCGCATCTATGGTTGCATCTTGTGAGTTCATGAGTAAAATTTGTTCTCGCACTGGAGTCACATCGAGATTTACTGGAGTAGCAGTTGCTCTAATCTCAATGTCAGAATATGCAGACGGTGCAAAGTTATTGATTTCAATCGAACCCGTTGTATAGTTTATTGTTCCTGCACCACTTATGAGATTTACTTTTTCTCGGTCAGTGTTAAATCTAAAAATATTAACATTGCCATTACCATCATCTTCAAAGTATGAAGAAAATCCATTGTATGTAAACTCAGTCGATACGAGACTTGATGGACGAATGGCATTGTTGAAGTTGAGGGCAACTCGTTCTGCCTTATTGACATTAGGAACAAATCTTTTTTGTATCTTAATGATTGCGTCGTTATTGAGAATTGAACCCACAGAAATATTATCTAATGCTCGCACAAATCTCGAATATCTCAAACGGTTGCCGAAACGCTCTAAATTGTTTTGTGAGAAGGTGTCAATCGTGTTTCTCACTTCATTAATGATTGCGTTTCGTGACACTGTGGTTTTGCTCAAATCAAAAAAAGTCTTAACATCGACAATAATATAGGTATAATTTGGATCAATAATAACTGGATCGATTGACAGTGGTGTTCGATCTAAAATAGACTGACGAATAGCAGATTTGCGGTTTGCAGTAGCAAAATTTTCTGCGAATGGTTTTACGGCAATAAACACTTTACCATATACTGCGGGGGATGCTTGTTCCCCACCAAATGCCACAACAGATTGCAAGTCAGGATTCTCGGTTATAATAATTCTTTCATAATCAGAATCAATTACTGCACGATTTTGTGTCTGGAAATTTCTTGGGGCATTGAACTTGATAGACTCAATAGTTTCTTTTGGACGACCCCCTCTGGAACTGCGGTTAGTTGTCACTGACACAGTAGAATATTCAGGGTCTATATCAATTGTGTCCACGGAAAATGCAGTCGCGCCATTGGTAGCATCGCCATTACATACCAAGTAACTGACAGTAATAATGTTACCATTCCTTACAGATCGACCCAAAGAACCCGAACCAAATATGATTTCATACTTGTTGTCATATGCTTCTTCGAGGAAGTATATGGGAGATGTCGAAAACACCTGAACAATGTTTGTTGCTCTGGTAAATTCTGTGGTTGTTGTGTCTGATAAAGATTCTTGCACCGTAATAACAATGCTAGTAGTATCTATATTTTCGTTTGGTATTACATATCGCACAGGATTGTTTGAATTAACAGTCCAAGAATATGTTAATGGTGTACCTTCACGAATGGTAATAGGTGCTGAGAAAGTATTTGATAAGTTTTTTACAATGTATGCTTCAGGTGTCACATAGGTATATTGAACGTCATCAATAGTTGTTGTGAACTTAGAGTTTTTGGGAATCGTAAATTCTGAAACCGTGTTAGCAACACCAGTGAAAGTTAAGGAAACATTAGCACTAGCACCGATGGCAGAGATAGGCACATAACCCAGTTCTTTGGCACGAGACACCACGGAGTCTCTTTGTTGTGCCGTATCCAAAAACATCTCATTCGCAAGCATGTTGATGTAAAAAGCATTATAGTGTGTATTATAAGACAGAACATCCAAAAGGACTGCCATCGCAGACCCTTCAAAATCATAGTCTTGAAACTGTGTTTGTGTAGACAGATAAGATTTGAGGTTTGTACGAATATCCTCAAAATCTAACTCTGTGACTTGTAAGTAACTGTTTGCTGATGTTGCCATTATCGGACTCTTTCTAAGATGACATCTAATACTACGGGATCTGGATCGTTTACAATATAAAATGCGACAGAAATTGTAACAGCATGTAAGTCTGGTCTGTCTTCGACCAACACATCGATTAACTCTGCACGAGGTTCATAGTTTGCAATAACCTCTCGCACTGCGTTCTGCATCGACTGCTTTGTCGCAGGTGTGAACAACTCAAACAAATACCGACGAATGCCACATCCAACGTCTGACTTAAATGGGCGTTCGTAAAAATCTGTGAGAACCAATGCTTTGACAGACTGACGCACTGCCTCACGATTTTTCTTTCGTGTCAGTTGCTTTGTGATTGGATGGGGAATAAATCCAATATCCAAATCACTAAAGATTGTTATGTCTTTTTGTGGCATCGCTCTTCTCTGATTCTTGTTGTACTATTTAGTCAGCATTTTTAGATGCTTGGATTTCTGCGCGTCTTTCTTTGCACATTTTTGCAATCTCTGCAAGTGCCTTTCGTGCGCGTGTACCCGCAGTCTTGTTTCCTTGTTCAAACTTTTCGTTTTCTGTTGTGTAGATTTCAAATAATCCAACTAACGCATCATGACTTTTCATCATTTACCTCTTGACAAACTCTTTTTCAGTGTGTATAATCTTATTGTGGTTCTTTAAACCTTTGTAAATCTTGAATCTGTTTTTACTGCATCTTCAAATGATACCTTAGTTGCAATAGCATCTGTATTTGATTCATATGCTTCTTTTATTTTATTAAACAGTTTTTTTCTATCTCCTTCTGGGATTACAGAAAATAACAGTTCTTGATCTAATCTAATTTTAAAAGGTTGCAACCCTCTTTCATATGCTTTTGCAATTATCTCTTTATCCGATCCAGTAATACCCATTATCTTAGCGCGTTCAATATAGTAAAATCCTACATGGGCATATGTTTTTTGTCTTAATAATTGACGGTCAATTTGACCATCACCCACGATTTCTTCTCTAATAGATTTTATAGAAGGATTCTGTACTTTGCCCAAGATACGACGCGCCTCAGTCGTTGGATCGACTGTTCTTGTTCTTTGTACTGGTTTTGGTTCTGGCGGAACAGGAACTTCTTTTGGTACTTTGGGTTCTTCTGGTAAATCGACTCTTGTCTTGACTTGCTTCTTAACAGTAACTACTTCTGTTACTGGTTTACCGTCACCGTCTACTTGAGGATCACCATTGATAATCTTCTGCTTGACTTCTTGAACGTCAATCTCTTTCAACTTGACTTCAATGTTAGGAACGTCTTTACATACAACCGCAGGATCAACTGTGGGTTTACCTTCGATTGCCAGTTTCTTTCTGACCTTTGCTTCAGCGAGTGCAAGTTCAGCAGAGAACTTTGCGAGTGCCTCACCAACAAGACTACCATCAGTTAATTTTGCTAAGTCTTCAGATGAGGGCAACTCTTCAAGGAACTCGTTAATCTTTGAGTTTGCCTTGTCTAAGATTTCGTCTAAGTCTTCGACTGCTTCGCCAAAGTCTTCTTTGATTGCTTTGAGTTTATTCGCAAACTCTTCTGAACTTAGTTCTGCGTTGAGTTCTGCCAATGCATCTTGTAGACTTGGTACTTCTGGAATCTCAGGTTTGAATGCTGCTAACTCTGCGTTTGCTTCATCAACCTTTGCTTGAATAGCAGCAAGGACTTCTGGGTCTTCCATCAAAGCACCAAGTTCTAATGCCTTGCCTTTGAGGGTTTCAATGTTTACTTCTTGACCGCAAATCTGCATCTTACATTACCTTAATTTGGAGACGAGGTAGTACCTGCGCCAAGTCCTGCTGTGTCGGTATGAGTATGACTATTCAGACTAATTCCATCTGCTACTACATCACCGCCTGTTACTGTGATAGTACCATCACCGTATGTTGCGCTGATTGTTGCCGCAGTTTCTGTCTTAGTACCAGTGATCGTGACAGTCTCGTTTGAGTTGAGAGTTTTCACAAAATCACCATTAACGATTTGAGTCATTGTACCGATGTTGGTGTGTCTATAATTCACGCCAGTGAATGATGCGGTATTACCACTTACGATAGTTGTTTGGTTTACCCCAACGGTCTTGAGATCATTCTTCGCAATATTATCTAGGCGATTACCTGTGATGATGTTGAGATTCTGATCCCCTTCTACGATTGTCAAGTTATCAGACTGTCCAATGTTTGTAGAGCGACTTCTGCCAATCTCTGTTTCTTGATTGAAATTGATCTTGGTTTGCAACGACTGTTTCAAGTCCATTGTCATATCACCTTCAACTTCAAGATGATAATTACCTTGGATCAATTCTCGCTTGTCGCCAGTGACGGTCATATTGATGTTACCGTCTACAAAGATGTTCTTTCCATCAAGATACATCTCGTAGTCATCACCAACAACTTTAATAATGCGACTACCATCATCCACGATTTCTTCAAACGATCCAGAAGGATGGAATCTATGATAACGCTTACCGCCCTCAGTATCATCAAATTCTTCAAGATGCCCGCCCTCAGTTTCTCTCACATGATTATAGGGATAGTCTGGTACGATGTCGTTACTGATAGGAGGTTCTTGCCAAGATGTATTGGCATAATACGCAGTTGCTTTATCTGGAGCGACAGATGTTACCTTTGGAGGCGTGGCAGTAAAGTATTGCTTCGGAGTACCGTCTGGGTTTACTCTTAAACGATTCTTTGTAATTCGACTTGGGTGTGTATTTGCATCTTCTCGCGCAGCACGAGTTACATCTGTTTCATTGATCTCTCTTGGATACGTGCCAGTAGGATCATTGAATCCTAACAAAGGATCTGACAATGAACTTGGTGCGCCATAGATCGAACCCATAATCATTGGTTCTTGTGCATCGTCTCCATCCATGAAAAAACCGACAACCCAACTCCCTTCTACCAATCCAGTGGGTGAGTGTCCGACACCACTGACTGATGCAGACTGAATTGGATTAATTGGAATTGCCCACGGAAGTTCGCTTGTCGGTATTTGTCCTTTGTCTTCGGTATGATAACCGTAGCATCGAACGCGCACACGACCGAGTTGCACAGGATCATCACGATCCTCTACAACACCGACAAACCAAGTGAAGTTACCCCTTCCTATGAAGTTTCTCATTCTCTACCTTTTCAACATGCTTCAAAAAAGAGAGGAGACCATTTTTAAGAGTCTCTTTAGTCTTCTCTTGTTCTTCAATCCGATCATTCAGATGTTCAGAGGACTCCCAAAAACTTCTTTCTTCGCTTTGGTTTTTCTTCAACGAGAACCTCCTCATGTACTGGTTCTTTAATTTCTTGTAGAAACTCTGGTTGTTGAACTTCTTCTTGGAGTTCTGGTTCTACGATTTCTTGGATAAGTTTTTTATCCCTATGTGATCCCGGTAATGGCATTGCTACCTCCTATTGCTTGGGAATATCAATTTGACGCAGTGCGTCCTTTGGTACATTATCTTGTATCCAACTGAATACTTGCTTCTGAACTGCCGCATCTTTCATGAATGGTTTGCCAGACTTCTTCAGTGTGACATAGGTGAAGTCCTTGACGATGATCTGACCAGAACCACTGCCCCTGATAGGATTGCCTTCTGCATCAGTGTAAGGAATCGTGTTACGACGATTATTGAGAATGACTCGCACCTCACCATTGACACCACGAGGCAGTTTGCCTTTGATAATCTCAGTCATTGTCTTTGATGCGCCAACGTGTGTTTTTAGCAGAATGTCGTCTGGTACGACGCGATCACGCTCTTGGTTTGCTTTGACTGCTACGTAATAGTCAGTCAGCACCCAAGTGACATGGATATTTTTTGCATCGTATCCCAATGCGTTAAACATTGGCATGTGTTCTTTAATGTCCTCAATCTCTTTCAGTGTAACATCAAACATGAGGTTTGGCAAGGTATCTGTCGTCTTGGATTGGGATACTGACCTCGCAAGAGAAAGCATCGCTGAGTCTCTTACACCAGAGTCTTTAACCATTTGATGTAACGCAGCAACATCATCTGGATTACGCAAATCCATTTTGAGGTCACGGACTTTGATAAATAACTTCTTGAGTTCGTCTACATCGAACACCTTGAACTTGTCTGCTTCCATAAAGTTTGTTTGCGCGAATCCTTTACCAGAACCTGCACCACCTGCTAAGAAGACTACTTGACCGTACTTCTTGCCTTGGTTATACATGATCAGTTTCTCGTCGAGTTGTTGATACTCGCGCATCTCTAAGTGTTCTTTAAAGTTTAGCATTAGATTTCGATCCCTGTGTCCTTAACACACTCTATGAAGGTTGTAAATTCTGTTCCAGTTGTGCCACCAAACTTGTGACGCAACGATGTGATTAAATACTTACCACTAAGGTACTTGTCTTTTTTCCCATCTAACTTATTTATGGTTGTGGCATTTGGGATGTTCAATTCGACGACATCACCAACATTCAACTCCGAGTTACCCGGTACACTGACTTCCATCATCGTATTGAAGATGTGAGCAAAGTATGATTGACTACGAGGAAGAATCTGATTCACTCTCGATGGTAATGGATTCTCTGGTTGAAACAATGGATCATTGTCGTGTCCCAAACGAGACTGCATCATGTACAATACTGGAGTCCCATCAATCTCACCGGGTATTTTCCATTTCTGTAGTTTATTGAAACTTTCATACTCTTTAGAGTAATCAAATGTGTATTCTGATTTATTTTTACGCAAAATGTCGAGGTTAATCATCTTTGACCTAAATAACCCTCTGCGAGTATTGCCAATGATGTCGGTTTGACTCAGCACCGTAAAAGAAATCATCTTTTGATAATCACGAATTGGTGTTTCGTCTTGCTCTGATTCGCCTTCTTGACCTACGACATTTTGTGCCATGTAAGTATAAGTCTCTTTGACATCTCTTCGTACCATGTCATTGAGATCAGTAAAGTTAAATCCATTACTATCTTCGTAGAAAAAATAATATGGAACATGACTATCATTGTCTGCTTCTTTTGTCAAATAATCAATTGCATCATCTGGAGTTAGGTTTGGAATGATAAAACTTTGTTTACCGCTTGTACTCGATATATTGACTTCTTTCTCAGTACGAATGTTTAAAATCTGACGATACGAACGATGCAAGTCTTTGATTGATTTGTCGTAGATAAACTCATCAACGATAGACTTGATCATGCTTGAAATCAAGTTGCCAGAACTGCCACCGTATGCGCGAGAGATTGTTTTTGTTGACGAACGGTATGCTTCGGCACTGATACAGTTGAGAATATATACCTCATCCTTCTCATCCAATCGCTGTCTTTCTGCAACCTCATGCACACCAAAGAAATGCGTTTTGAATGGAAGCGAACTGTCACGCATCTTATAGGTGAGAACGATAACTTCCCCACCGTTGAAACCGCCTTGAATACCTTCACGACGATTACCAAATAAAGTGGTCAGTAATGAGACGGCATCGTTGATCACAATCTCGCCTTGAAGATAATGCTCATTCAAACTCTGAAAGACGTTGACTTCCAAAACGATTTTACCAATGTCACGAAACTCTCCATTTGCTCCAACGAGCAAAATGTTTTTGATTTCGATGTCACCTGCGAATCGATAACCTTTGACGGTTTCGTCTACCATTAAATACCATCCCTAAGAATCGTTTCCACTTCATCAAGAACCTTGTCTGCATAGCGTTTGTCGAGCAGTTTGATTTCTCGTTTTTCTTCGTTAAGTTCTTCTTCATAATCGTACTTATAGATTGTACGACGAGCAGTTGGTGTAAGCGTGTTATAAGTCGTCAGATCAACTACCACATACCGTTCTGGAATCTTCGTTCCATCAAACTTGACTTCGGCATCTTGAAGAATCTGACGATACTCATGCACCTCGTTTTGTGCGGCAGGTACTGAACCATACTTTCCTTTGATATAGTTATCAAAGTCTCTTCCAAAGAGTGGAAAGTCAAAGATAGGGTCTTTGATATCGTTGAAGTGTAAAACCAACCATGCTAAGTCAGCATCACCATAATACTTTTCTGCAATAATATCTGGACGGTCTCCCATCTGCACATTGTATCTGTAGAAGATATCTGCTCGTCCTTGCAAATCATTACGCACGATGAATCGACGTAGAACATTTGTCAGTGTGACTGTTTGTCCAACATTGGTCAGATCATGCTCAATGAGTGGAAAGTATGTAAAATATTCTGACATTATTAGTCCTCGTATCCAGAAACTACATCGTTAGTTTTTGTTGGATCGACGATTCGTTTTGCCAATCGCTCTTTGGTATGAATTAAAGTTTCTTTGAATGCCAAACTCATCGTGATTGAAACTGGTGCTCCACTACTTTCAAAGAACAACGGAGTGCCTTCGCCATTGTACTGCACATCAACACTTTCCAACACGCATGTACCGATGTCATACAAATACTCTGAGATGCCTTCCGCAAACTCAATCTGAAACTCATCTGGGTATTGGAATGCTAATGACCCTTTAGTGTAAGATGGGAGCATTGCATACTTAAATGCATAGATAATGTTTTTAATTACATCCGATTCTGCTTGATTACGGGCAATGAACTTATATTGAAATGCATGAGTACGAAATCCAACACCTTGAAACACAACTGCAAGGTGTGGGTTGACTGCTATTCCAGTATCGACAGAAACACCTGCGACAACATTTCCAATCGTTCCACCGAATGCCAATAAACCACCAACACCCTTAGCAAATTTAGTACCGAGTTTTGCGGCAATTACAGGAGAGGCAATACCAAGACCTTTAACTCCCGCGTCTGTATCTTTTGTTTTAAATGCTTCGGTTGAACGATCAATCACTTCTTTAAGTGCATCGACAAAGGATGATCCTGCGCTTTCAATATCACTTGCGGTGACATCACCTGATGCCATTGCTCCACCTAATCCTAACGCAGTATCGTTGTATGATGCACCTTGTTTTACTGAAAGGTTTGATGGCACTGGAAGTGTGATACTTTGCACTTCGTGTCGAGTGCTTTTTGCTAACACTTCTGGACGGTCTCGTCTCATCACACGGAACATAATGTAGTGTTCGTTATCAAGATCGGTAGGATAGAATAGATTGGTGCGAGTCTTACCGTCACGATAGAGTGATGCAAGATCACCTGCGATGCGATTGCCTTGGACTTTCTTTTTCAGCAACTCATTGAAGTTTGCAGAGATGGAAACGCCATTCGGTCCTGCGGAGACTGAGAACCCACCTTTACCTGCCGCCCCTGCGACTTCTTCTAATGCGCCAGAGACTTGTCCGACTACGGACTTACCTGCGTTGACAACTGATTTTAGGTTATTAATCTTTGGCATCTAAATACCTATTGGTGAAAGTTTTGAACTATTTATAACGACATGACGAAAGCATACAAAGGAAAATACCAAGTTAAGAACCCTGAGAAGTATAAAGGCAATCCAAACAATGTTGTCTTTCGCTCATCTTGGGAACTTCGTTTTTTTAACTGGTGCGACAAGAATCCAGACATACTACAATGGTCTTCAGAGGAGATTGTCATACCATACAAATCTCCGCTTGACGGAAAGTGGCATCGATACTTTCCAGATGTGTGGATGAAGACTGCTACCGATACCTATCTTATCGAAATCAAACCCTTTAAAGAAACGCAAGAACCAAAGAAGAAAACAAGGGTGACGCAGAAATACTTATACGAGGTTAAGACTTGGGGTATAAATAGTAGTAAATGGAAAGCAGCACAAGAGTTCTGTGCGGATCGTAAGTGGAAGTTTAAGATCATCACAGAGAAGGAAATGAAACTTTAATGGCAAGTCTATTCGACGACATTCTCGTACAAGGTGTTCGTAGTGGGCAGATACCTGCACGGACACAACAAGCACGAGATTGGTTTCGCGATAAAGCAAGAACACAGAGATCGGCAAGAGTATACCCTGCGAATCTAATGAAGGAAACTGGTGACAAGGTTGATCGTCCTATGGTTGGTCACATGTATCATTTCTTCTACGATCCAAAGGGAAAGAAAACTTTACCATACTACGATAGGTTTCCTTTGATCTTTATGGTTGGTCCTGCACAAAATGGTTTCTATGGAATCAATCTACATTACTTGCCACCGAAACTTCGTGCCACGCTGATGGATAGTCTTTATAGTGTTGTAAGCAACAAACGATACGATGAAGGCACAAAACTTCGCATCTCATACGACATTCTCAAAGGTGCGTCTAAATACAGATTCTTTAAACCAACATTTAAACACTATCTCAGCGAAAATGTCAACTCTCAGTTTTTGAAGATTGACTCTGCGGAATGGGACATCGCACTGTTCCTACCAACAGAACGATTTGAGAAAGCAAGTAAGAGCAGAGTGTTCGCAGACAGTAGGAAAGCAGTCTAATGACTTTTAATGTCAATAATCTCATTTCATCGATAAACAAAACTGGTGTTGCAAAAACATCACACTTTGAGGTGCAAGTCACTGGTGCAGGAGATGCGGGTCTTGAAAACTCGATGATGGCAAGAACAGACACCATCGACTTACCCGGTCGTTCATTGATGACTGCCGAGCATAAGTTCACTAACTACGGACCTCTGAATAAAGTACCATACGGCGGACAAACATACGGTGATCTCACTATGTCTGTGATTCTATCTGAGGACATGCGTGAGAAAGAATACTTTGAGATTTGGCAGAACAGCATTGTGAACACTGGTGCATTTGACTTGGGCGTTTTCCCACAAAACGCATTGTCTAAGTTCAACACTAAATACTTTGATGACTATTTGGGCACAGTCACTATTCGGCAATATGGATCAGCAGGTGAACTTCGTTCTATCTACACACTGAATGAAACATACCCCATTATCATCAATCCTATTTCGATGAGTTGGGCAGAAGATGCAGTTGCTAAGTTGTCAGTGACAATGGCATACAGAAACTATCAGTGTGTGTTCCAAAAGCAAAATCAACCCGGTCTTGGATTCGGTTTCTCATTCAGTCTTGGACCGAATGGTATCTCTGGTTCAGCAAGAATACCCGGTATCGGTGATATCGCAGGTTCTCTTGGTGGTGGGTTAAATACAGTAAACGCAAGAATAGGCGACATCAATAATAGATTCGCAAACATTCGTAGATCATTTTAAGTGAGGTTAAATCATGGCACTACCAAGTATAGCAACTCCTGAGTTTAGTACAAATATTCCTTCCACTGGTGAAAAAATAGTATTCAGACCTTTTCTTGTCAAAGAGGAAAAGATTCTTTTGATGGCATTGGAAGGAAACGATCAGCAAGAGATTACCACTGCAATCCTCAATATCTTAAACTCTTGCATTTTATCTGAAGTGGATGTAAGCAAACTGTCTACTTTTGATGTTGAGTTTCTGTTTCTGAATCTTCGTGGCAAATCTGTTGGAGAAGTCATTGAAGTGAAGATGGGTCACACTGATGGCGAATGTAAAGCACTCACAGATGCTTCGATTAAGATTGATGACATTGGCATTGTCAACGAAATCAGTGATGGTAAAATCATGCTGACCGATGATGTTGGAGTTAAGATGCGTTATCCAACAGTGCAAGATGTTGCAAAGTTGGACATGAAAAACTCAGACGACACTTTTGGTTTGATTGCTCAATGTGTTGAGTTTATTTTTGATCAAGAAAATGTGTATAATGAGTTTACACAAGAAGAGATTATTGATTGGGTTGGCAATCTAAACCAAACACAGTTTAAGAACATTGCTTTATTTTTTGAAGGCATGCCAAAACTATCATACGAGTTAAAATGGAAATGTGATGCATGTGGTGAAAGTGAGACAAGAACGATAGAAGGACTTCAAGGTTTTTTTATGTTAGCATGATACATAACTCGCTTGCGAACATGTATCAGTTGAATTTTGCTTTGATGCAACATCATAAATACTCATTGACTGAGATTGAAAGTATGATTCCCTTTGAAAGGGACATTTATGTGACTTTGTTAAAGAACTATCTTGAAGAACAAGAAGAAAAATTAAAACAAAGGAAATAGTCACATGGCAGAAGAAGAAGTCAAGAAGGAATACCATCCTGCGGACACGAACGGTGATGGTGTAGTATCAAAAGAAGAGCATGAGATGTATATGGAGTTCAAGCGTAAAGAACTTGAAGACCAAGACCAACAGCGAGATGCTATACGGTCCATGGCATGGTTCAGTTTATTTGGACTCTTATTATATCCATTTGGAATCTTCCTTACATCAGCATTTGGACTGGAAAAAGCAAGCGAACTTATTGCGGACATCGCGCCCACTTACTTTGCCTCAATCGCAGTTTTGGTTTCCGCATTCTTCGCAAGCGATGCTGTGGCACAAAAGAAAAAGAAGTAGAGAATAATAAATGGCAGATTCTAACCTTCCGATAGTCAATGCTCTTGAAGAACTCAAGGCAGACAATGCTAAACAGCGCAAAGCATTACAAGATAGTCTTGGTAGAAGGTTTAGAATCTTGTCTGGCGAGGTTCAAGGTCTTGGTACTATTCTCGCCAACTCATTTCAAGTTCAGAGTGAAAGTGCTCAGTTCAACTCTGAAATACTGAATCGTCTTGCGAATGCCGCAGATGGTCAATCAGAAATCACACGAGAACAACTTGCTTTTCAGCAAGAGCAAGCACAAACGGCAGAGTTTCGCGATGCAGAAAATCGTGCCGAACTTCGTCGCCTCGCACAACAAAGAGATCAGCAACCGCAAAAACAAAACAATCAAAAAGATGATGAAAAGAAATCAAAAGGTATTTTCGGAAAACTTCTAAGTGGTATCGGTGGTATCATTGGAGGCGCAGGACTTGGTGCGGGTGCTTTACTTGCGGGTGCAGGTATTCTTGCCGCAGGTGGTGGATTTTTTCTAAAACAACTTAATGAGTTGGACGGAAAAGCAATCAAAGAAAATGTGTTAGAGTTACTTTCTATCAAAGATGCTTTTGGTGGTATGGGAAGTTTCTTCCTTGAGGGCGGTGCTTTTGGTCTTGCAATGTTTGGTATTGGTGCGGGATTAGCGTCATTTGGTGCGGGTGCCGCAGTAGGTGGAGCAGGTAATGCTATTGCTAATTTTATTGATCCAAATTGGGCAAAATCTATTGTTGACAATGTTGTAACTCTATTGTCAATTACTGATAGAGTTGACTTCGGATCATTAGGACTGCTATTTAAGGGTGCGGCATTCACTCTTGCAATGACAGGCATTGGTATCGGTCTTGGTGTCTTTGGTTTGGGAGCAGGTATCGGTGGTTTAGGTAATGCTCTTGCTAATTTTACTGATCCACAGTGGGCGCAGTCTATTGTTGATAATGTGACAACACTGTTAAGTATTTCCGAATTACCTACTTTAGGTGCGTTTGATTTTCTTGCTACAATGACACCGATTGCGTTGGGTCTTGCGGTATTTGGTATAGGTTCTGGTATCGCAGGACTGACTACTGCTCTTGCTGACTTTACCACTGGTGGGTTTGCTCAATCAATAGTAGATAATGTCGCAACACTCCTTACGATTGCAGAACTACCAACATTAAGTGCCGTAGATTTTGTTGCTACTATGGGAATGATTGCGACAGGATTAGCAGTCTTTGGCGTAGGTTCTGGTATTGCGGGACTTGGCGATGCCTTGAATCGTTTCACTGGTGGTGGTGACTTTGCCGAAAGAATCAAGAAGCAAGTAGGAACATTGCTATCCATTACTGACAACGCAACAGGTGACACTTTAACACGAGCAAAAAATCTCACTGCCGTGCTTGGAGAAATCTCAAAAGGATTGCTTGCCTTTACTGGAACAAAGATTGTTGACTCTCTTACGAGTATTGGTACAGGACTCATAAACTTCTTCACTGGCAATGAAGCACCAATGACTCAAGTGCTCAAGTTTGCTGAGAACCAAGAAAAGTTAGAGTCTGCAAGTAACTCACTCAGAACAATCACGGACGCACTTGAAAGAATGAGTGGGTTGGATAAGATTGGTATTGACTTTGACATTGAGGATTTTTCTGAAGAACTTGAAGACGCAGTTGATAACATTTCAGACATCGATGAAGCATCCTATGCACTCTTTGCAAAGAGAATGCAACAGTTGCGTGAAGCAATCACACCATCAGAACTAATGACAGGTGCTGAATTTGATATGCGTCAATCAATCACACCACCAAAACTAATGACAGGTGCTGAATTTGATATGCGTCAATCAATCACACCACCAAAACTAATGACAGGTGCTGAAGTTGATGTACGCTCACGCGAGGTTGCCGCACAAGTTGCACAACCGAATATAACAGTGGCGGCACCTCAGACTCAAATTCAAACAGACAATTCAACACGAGTTAATAAGACTTCAGTAGCATCTGCTTCACCACGACGAGATAAAAAACCTTGGTGGGCAGGTAGGAACTACGCAACCAACTAAAAAAAGGGGGACATAAAGTCCCCCATGCTACAATGGCATTGTAACTTAGTCGTTTGCCAACTGCTCAAAGAATGACAAGTCGTCGTCATCCTCATCCGCAGTAGAAGCAATTGCCTTTGGCGGTGCTTCCTTTGGCATAGGAGCAGGAGTCGCATCTTCCACATCCTCATACGCAGGACGCGGCGCAACTTGTAAACCCAACACCTTGTCAAGTTTCTGCTTGAGTTCGTCGTAAGACTTGAACTTGTCTGGCGACACCATGTCTTGCAATGAGTACAATCCTTCGTACACCTTTTCAAGTGAATCGTCATCACCACCAAACAACTCTGATGGAGCATCAAACTCAGACTTATCGTAGTTACGATAACCTTCCACATTACGAATCTTCAACTTGAAGTCAGCACCTTCCCAGAAGTCGAAAGGATTTACTGGTGTTTCATCCTCAAACTCTGGTTGCATAAGATCATTGATCTTATCCCAAATTTTCTTACCATACTGAAACAAGAATACCTTACCCTCGTTCTGAGGATTAGCAGGATCTTTGATAACCAGAATATTGGAGAAATATCGCAAACGACGTTTTTGCTTACGTGCTTGCTCTTTACCTGCTTCTGTGCCGTTGTTCCACAACTCAGAGTTGTATTCACCGCATGGGTCTTTCTGACCAATGGTAGTTAGAGAGTTTTCGATGTACCAACCACCCGGTCCTTGGAAACCGTGATCGAACATGCGAACCCAAGGCAGGTCTTCACCCTTTGGTTCTGGAAGAAAGCGAATAACAGCATAACCATTACCTGCCTTGTCTACTGATGGTTTCCAAATACGCTCGTCTGGACCATTGGACTGTTGCCCACCACCTTCAGTGAGTTTAGCAGTTTCTTGTAGGAGTTTGTCAAGCGATGCGTTGCGTGACTTCTTGAGGGATGCAAATGAATTTGCCATAGTTGTATTTCCTTGTATAAACGTTGTATTTTCTTGTCCACATATTTCATAATGTATGCTTAATATGATACACCAATTAGGGGATGGTGTCAACCCTTTTTATTTATATGTTTAAGAAACTACTGACAGTTTCGGTTTTTCTTCAGCAAAGACTGCCTTTCGTGAGTCTTGCTTTTTGGAAAGTTGTTGCTCGACATACGCGAAATTGACTTCCAAGTCTTGAAGTCGTTCCTTGAGGTCTTGATTCTCCTTTTCAAGTTCTGAGATTTCGATTTGCAGTTCAGTTAAATCTTCATGTGTCATGAGTATGTCTCCAATACAATTTGCTTTAGTTTTTCATTATCAGCATTGGTAAAATGGTATAAGAACGGACGATACTTTCTTATGAGTTCAATGACTTCGTTAAGTATCAAATCATCGTGCTTAGACCAATGTTTGGTAAAGTGTACCAGATCATCGAGTAAGACGAGTGTCTCTAGTGACACCATACCCCTTTGATAGAGTCGGAATGCGTATGGGTGCTTTCCATCTGCTATCACAAAAAGGTGATTAAAATTCTCCTCTTTATCATGTATCTGTGATAATTCTTCTTTGAAGTTATACGTCAGCGATTCTATTCGCTTTCGCCACTTTTTGAAATCGATCTCTGTCTTTACAGTCAGCAAGTCTCCTATCCAAGTGTTACCTTGTGTGAAATTAGCAACAAGGTACTTTACAAAATCATCTCGTTTAAACTTACGAGATGCCTTCTCAAAAAAGTATTTATCTTTCCTTGCCTCGTAAGATGCGTTCCTTACATTGATTTTTCCATGATATTTAAAGAAGTCATACGACTTCTGCTTGAAGTGATTATTCACCGCAAGGTATGTTTGATAACAATCAAATCCACTCATACTTTCGCTCATATAGGTAGGCGGTTAGGTTTCTCCATGAAGTTCAGTTCTTGTGCCTCGTAACGGAGTTTCTCTTTGATCACTCCATTGCATAATTTTGCGGCAGTCTCGATCTCCATCTCGTTTTGTTCGCACCACCAAACGATAGCATCCATATAAGACAGTCGGTGTTGCTGTACTACTTTCTCAATGATGATTGAGAATTTTGCCGATGTCATTAGATCAAGCATTAAGATTCCTTTACAGTTATGTTAAGTTTTTCGATTATGGTATGATAATAGCATGTAAAAGAGGATGTGTCAAGTTTTCTATTTATAAATAGATGCATAACTCACCTTGATTGAAAGTTCAATTTAATCATTATTACATCATGAGTCGCTGAAAAAAGGAAAGACTCATGTTAGCAGAAATGGCACTCGCGAGTGCGGCATTCAGCACAATCAAACAATTCGTAGCAGACGGTAAAGAGATATATGAGATGGGCGATACCATCGCACAGTATTTTTCTGCCAAAAAAGAAATCCAAGAAAAAGCACATGAAAACGGATACAAGTCTGATCTTCAGGCGTTCATGGCAGCAGAACAACTCAAAGCACAAGAAGAAGAACTGAAGCAGATGATGATTTATCAGGGACGCGGAGGCATGTGGGAAGATTGGTTAAAGTTTCAATCAGATGCTAAAGCAGAACGTGATGAGCAAGAGCGTCAAGCAACAATAGAAAAAGTTCGCAAAAAAGAAAAATTAAAAAAGATAACCGAATACACCATAGCAGGAATTATAAGTGCTGTGTTAGTCGGTGCTTCAATATGGGGAATGATCTACGTTATCACAGAGTACGGCACAAAGTAATTTGTACTAAGGGAGAATAATAATGATACACCAAGAAAACTGTCATCACATGGCAAGGATGGCAGGATTTGCCTACTTAGACGAAAAAGAAGCACAAGACGCATACTCAAAAGAAGGGTATCGTTATTACCAAATGGTTGATATCGATGGAGCACAATGTCATATCGTTTGGGATAAAGAAGTATATGTTCTTTGTTTTCGCGGTACAGAACCAGATGAGTTCTCTGACATCCTCGCAGACTTGAATGCGATTCCAGATCGTGCAGAACTTGATGGATATGTTCACGATGGATTCCAAGACGAACTTGATAAAGTTTGGGACAGAATTCAAAATCACATGTCAATATACTTCAAAAATCATAAACTGTTTATCTGTGGGCATTCTCTTGGCGGTGCAATGGCAACCGTGTGTGCTTCGCGTATGGTAGATAAAGTGGACGCACTATTCACTTATGGTTCGCCTCGTGTTGGTTCTAGTGACTTTGTAGACGCATTACATGTCTTGCATTATCGCCATGTCAACAACAACGATATCGTGACATGTGTGCCGCCATATCCTTTGTATCATCACCATGGCATGTTGCGCTACATCAACCGTAAAGGAAAAATTGTGCCTATGACTTGGTGGGAAAGATTCAAAGATAAGTTGATGGGACGACTTGATTCGTGGAAGGCATTGAAACCTTTTGACGGAGCGGCAGATCACGCCATGAACTCTTACATCGAATACACTAAGGAAGACTGATGGAAATGATTGATCGCATGTTTAGCGACACTCTCTGGATTTGGACTGCTATCGGTGGTTCTATCGTAGGTGCAATTGCGTTAGCATATCTCAAAGAGACCAACATCGGTATTTGGTTCTATGGAAAGGTAGACTACTACTTGGATTGGTTGGTAGAGCGTTATGGTTGGACTTGGTTAGAGCAACCAGAAGATGCGTGGCGTAAGAAGTATCCAAAGATCACTAAGAAGATTGACGACTTAGAAAGACGATTAGAGGAGTTAGAGAAATAATGTTTTTAACAGCAGCATTTATTATTGGATTCGCATCAGGATGGTTCGTCAACGAAAAGGTTGAAGACCTCGCAGGTACAGTAATGTTTTGGAAGAAGAAAAAATGATTGAAGTTTTATTAGTATTTTCAATAAACGGTGGATTGGAAAATATCTCAGATCGAGTCTTCACATCGTATGAAGAGTGTGGGACTTTTGTCAACACAATCGCACAAATGGAAGTCATGAACTCTGATGGCGGATTTAAGTTCGTCGCATCCGATGGTCACTTATTTGAAGGGCAATGCATCGAGATGCGAGAATGGTTTCTCAAAAAAGGTGTCTTAGATACCTGAAGGGAAAAACATTTTCAATTGGTCACCACTTGCCACGATACATGCAATGCCAAGGTTGCGGTTTACTACCATGAATGTCCAAGTGGTTGTCCCTGCATTGATCCATAAAGAATGGAACAGATCATGACCTGCTTGATTTTGACTTGGTGACATCATCACAATTTCTTCAGAATATCTTTCTCTAATTCCTTCTACCATATGTTCACTATCGCCACACTGAATGGGAAGTTGTTTGGTGTCTGGTTCAATGCCACGGTGTTCGGCAAATGATGCTGTCGTCCATAACAACATGAGTAATGCGAGTGTTCTCATGCGAGTTGCCTCTAAAATGGAGGGGGTGTTTCTGTTGCCAAGTACACCCCCAAAAAACTCCGCTAACCTTTATCAGGCAGCAAGTGCAAATGTATTATCGTTTGCGTTTACTTTAAGTTGCTTCTTCGACCAGGAACCCCCAATCCTAACGCCTTCTGCCTTGACGGATTCTCCACTTTCCTAATTGCATCGATGTCGAATCTATATCTGCCCCATCAGAAACACACTGTAAAGGAACAAGAGGGAGTCGTACCAAGTTCCCAGATCAACAAATACTTTTCAGTATTGTTCTCTCACCCGCAGTGTGCTTATGGTGGAGCAGGAGGGATTCGCACCCTCGTCCATCAACCTTTCGGTCTGCTTCATCAAATCAATATTATTTATACTATACTTTTACTAAAATGTCAAACATATTTTGCACTCATATACTCCATCCATATCACGGCATCATACTCACTATCAAAGTATTGTAGGTAGGTATCCATTGCTTGGATGTGCCACATGAAAACCATAATCTGACTTCCATACTTTGACACCTTACAACCCCAATCACCAATCTGTATCGGTTCATAAGTTTCAAAGATATTACGAGGTAAAGTTCCCACTTTGTTCTCTCCTGTATCGAGCGATGGTTTCTACGCATTCGTAAATGTAGTTATCCCTACGTTCCTCAAATACTTGAGGTTCTTCGCCATCCACTGCGATTACAACCACAATATTATTTATTGGAATACCAGTTCGCTCCTCCCACATCACTGCATATGCAGCACACTGTTGGAAGTAGTTGGAGATATATTCTTTCTTTTTGAGTTTACGACTTGTCTTGAAGTCGATTACAGCAATACGACCATCCCACTCAGCAATACAATCAACACGACCTGCCACACCCAGATACTCACTCCAAAGAGGGACTTCTTGAGCATAGACATTATCGATGTGTTCGTCGAGAATAGGTTTAAGAGAGTTGAAGGTTTCTCTGTCGTTTGGAAGATACTTCTTTGCATCGAGATCATTGTTGATATAGTGCTCGCACATTTCGTGGACGCTTGTTCCTCGTCGTGATGCTTTTGTGCTGATTTTGTTTGCTTCTGCTTCACCAACTCGCTCTCTCCATTTCTTGATAGCATCTCTCGACAAAATTGACAAGACCGTTGTAATAGAGGGCAACTTTCCTTGAGGCGTGACATAGAATCTCTTTCCATCGATAGTCTCTGTGTTCAGTTCTTCTAACTGAAAGTCTTTGTGAGTGAACGGCATTACTTGTCCAAACCGTAGTTTGTGCCACCCTTCAAGATTGAGGTATGTTTTTTGAGTGCTTCTTGAGTTTTGAGTTGCTTGGTTTCTCTTCCTCCAACCTTCTCTGCGAGAGCAGATGTTGGATGCGCTTCCGCGATGCGCGTAAGATTTTCTTTCCAACCGTCATCCATCTTCCCCTGTATCATACCACTGTCTCTAGCAAGACTAGGTGCTTTGGTTATTCTCTGAGACAAGTGGGGATTGTCTTCCTTGAACTGATCGAGTTCTGCGATACGCATCGAATGCGTTTCCATCTCATCAGTGTTCTCATTATAAAAATCATATAAGGGCATTCTTAAACCACTCTGGTATTTGTCTATTAGTCCACTTGGCAAAATCTGCCTTCTCTCTTATATAGTATCGCTTGTACCCATCGATTGCTTTATCCATCTTACAAAGGTAAGGCATACACTGTGGCGGTTCTTTAAAGTAACCAACCTCGATGTTGGTAGGAAGTCGAGTCAACTTACCACGGAGTTTTCGTGCAGTCTCATGCTCTCTATTGTAACGATGCGTGTACTCATCACACAAAGCATTGAACAACTGATTCAACCATGTGTAGTTGTTATTGCTTGTTCTTGTCCAAATCGCGGATGGGTGATTGACATGGCATGCTTTATAGATGTAGTCTTCTCGTTCGTCTGGTAATCTCCATCTCTTGATCTGTCGATTATTTGCGGTTTTATCGACATAAAGTTCTCCATCCAATACACGGTGTGCTGTAGATAGCAACTGTGCGTATTCGATGATCATCTTCACGACATGTTTATCACAGTGCATCTCTGCACACTTCACTGGATCAGTATCAAGGTAAAATACATTCATACAATAAAATTCACAACCTGAGAAGTTAGTATCACAGTCTTTAGATTACCACCTCTGTCATAGGTTGTCAACTCTATTGTATCAATTATTTCTTTATCTGCGTAGACTCGCCTCACCTCATCAGTTTGAGTTGAGACTTTTGGTATTGGATCAAGTCGCGGTTCGTACCTTGTATTGATTCTTTGTGCTTCATTGATTGGGGGAAATAATTCGCTCATAGTTTGGTTTCCATTCCTTCTTTAACATGCCGTGTTGAAAACGATACATGCGTTTTAGATACCAACGATTGTCTCTAAACCAATCTTTGTAGGGTTGTGCTATCTGATTGTAGCACAAGCATTCGTCCATGTATGCTAACCAAGATTCATAGCAATAGGATTTGAATGTCATTTGAGATGCTCCGAATACACTTTGAGTTTCTCTCGCTTTGCTTGAATCTGCTCTTCAATCTCAGAGTATGAGATTAAGTCTGCATCATGACACATCTCAATCATACACTGAAGATCACCAAGTTCTTTTGCCAGTGCTTGCAGATTGTTGCCATCCAAACCAAAGCGTTTGATCTTGCATGATGCTTGAATGACTTCAGCACATTCTTCTGCCAGAACTGTCATCAACTCTTCTATGTATGTCATTCGGTATTTTTCTCAATCACGAGCACTAATGCTCCTGCCATAATCAAAAAAATGTCAGCAAAAAGAATACCGACTGCGAGAGCAATTATTCCAAATGCCATTCCTATTTGTTTGCTCATACCTGCGGATCACTCCCCGGTGTACAGTATCCATCGTCTTCTTGCTCGTCCATAAAGTCTTGTGCAGTCATGAACTTGAGATCACCCATCGGTTTCTTCTTCGACTGCTTCGTATACTCAGTTGCGAACTCTTCAGCAAGTTCGTCTTCGTAAACTCCACCACACATTATCCTTCCCTCTCTAGATTCCAACGAACCTTGTTTGGCGGTGATGGGTCTGCCTTCTTCTTTTCTGTAGTAAAGACAAACCATGTGAAGAACACACAAGTAATCAGTACCGTGTGTCCGATAATGTTGTATCCGATATACACCAACTCTGCTGTGTAGATACCAAATGCGATACACCACATTGCCGCGAGTGTGTTGCTTAGTAAAAACTTGTACTCCATCGGTGAATCCTTGAGTCCATTCTTTGCTGAATCCAGTAATCCATAACCGAACTTTCCGAGTTTATACCAACCCACCATTTTACTTTACCTCTTGAGGATAATACCTCACCATTTGAAAACTTTCTTCGGGGTATCCAAAACTGCATACCCACTCTGCTAAATCAAAATCAGGTTTGATCCAAAGGTCATATCCTGATCCCCCAACTGCTTCCTCTGGTAATGCACGAGGAAACCCATATGCCCAACCTGCGGGGGTTGGGTCAACCATTAACTGATACTTCTTTTCACTCATGTCAAACCTCTTCTGGATAAAATCCTTCGTAAAACCATCGATGATTATTAACTATCTTATCATGGAAATCTTTCGATAGCAATCGCACTGGTGGTTTCCAACTTGCTAGTTTTGGTTGTGTGTGGTGATCTGTCCTTTCTCGAAAGTATGCATTGTCGTGTTCAAACAGTTCAGACAAAGATATGTTGTTTAAGTCGTGTTCATAGTATGACATATCTAAGAATGAATAGATGTTGTGCAACATCGTAGTAGGGTCTTTTAAAAAGTCTTCGTACCGAACAAACTTAACTCGTGTTGAATCTTTCTTATACAATTCCATCAGTCTTGGTAATTCTTGATATAAAGATGCCGAAAAAGCATTTAGTTCTTTAAAGAAGTAGTCGTATTTTTCAACCTCAAGCATTGCAGGATAAAGATGGTGTGCATCTCCAAAAGAGTGAATAGATTTAAGTTTATTATTGACTCGTTCGAAACTTTCGACGACATCGCGAATATCGCGCACACAAACAATCGTTTTACTGTTTGGATATAGATGCAATAGGTCAGACCATGCCCTGTTTTTAGAAATGACTATGGGTTTGTCTGTGAGTCCTGAGAACCATCCCTGTGTTGCACCTTGAATCATGCCGTACATTGCTGAGTCTGCTTGTTCGCAGGACATTGCTTGGAATGACTCACGAAATCGCGATTTAATAAGAATATGGTTCTTCAATACATCTGGGAGAGCACATGTTCCAGTAGTAAAAATCTGAGGGTGTTGTTGTAGGATATTCATAAGAATAGTGCTACCTGTTCTAGGCAATCCACTACAAAAGTTTATTTTCTTTTCACTCATCTACTTCGCCACAACTTTTCATGATGTGATTTTTAATATAATCTTTCCATGCATAAAAACTATCATAATAAGATTTTCCACTTAACATAGGACAACCAGTATAAGCATATCTTGACATCCAACAGTAATAATCCGTCCGACTTTCATTAGTCATTGTGCGGAACAATTCCAAAATTTCAAGTGCCCGTTCTTTACCGTTAGATCTGACCATGCGGTCAAAAAAATCAGTATTGTATCCATCAGAATTTAAATTTCTTTCTTTCATAACTTTACTATCTCCATCATATTACCATACTTTTCTTTGAGTTCGTTGTAAATACTTGCGTTGCTCATACGCAACCCTTGACGACTCTTAAATAAAGTATAACGCGAACCACTCTCTGTGTCAACCGTGAAGAAGTCTTGATTGACTTTGATGTTGAGTTCTTTCATTGGACTTGACATTCTCCAACTATCTCCATAGAGATAACCGCCACTCCAACCAGAAAGAATCTTCTGAAACTGACCTGCGGGAGTTTTGACTTCGATGATTACCCAAGAGTCTGGAGTGATGTCTTGTTCTGATGGTAATGGAAATCCTTCTAACGCAGAACTTGCTTCGAACATCTCCATCTTCACCTTATCATAGAGTTCTTCTTTGATTGCTTGTTTCTTAGTACGGAGTTCTTCAATCTCTCCATCTGTGAGTTTGTCACTCATTCTCTTCCCCACTCATGTTCACAATCTGGACACTTCCAATGAGTTGTGCGATCTTCATCCATACTGTAAATGCCGATCTTCAACCCCCACTTACCGTGCTCTCGTGTAGCACCGTATGATTCTGCTGCTTCATCTGCTTTGTCAACATCACCATACTTGTCAAAGAAAGTATCCCAAATCATTGTGCCATCAAAGTCTTTGCCGCAGTTTGGACAGTATCCATGTTCGTTCATTACTCTGTCACCACTCTTTTCCATTCATTGCCTTCTGTCTTCAACCAAAGATTACCATCCTTGCCAACTGCCATGTTCACTGTTTTGTGTTCAGTGTATCTTTCATTGAAGAAACTGCTGTTGTTGTTTGATTCCTTAGTTCCACTTCTGATTGACAGATGTTCCACTGAGATGGGAGCATCAGATGGGTCAGATGATTCTTTGATACCCATTGCCGCCACTGGTGTCGCAACAGCACCCATTGTAATTACACTTAAAAATCCTCGTCTGTTCATAAGTTATCATCCTCAATAAAAATCTTCAGTGTGCGGTCATCGTCTTGGAGACCATAATACATAAACTCACCATCTTTGAAGTATCGAACATACTCACGACCTTCTTTTCCAATCACCTCAACGCGAGATACTTTTGTGAACTTTCTTTCACGCTCTAACTCACCCACTCTCTTGTACAACCACCAAGCATAATCTTGAAGTTCTTCGTGCGTCATGTTCTTGATAGTTCCCGGTACTTTAGGTTTTACCGCTTCCACCTTCATGTGGTATTTGTTGTGGTCACCACTCATTCTGCCCACCTAATCTTTTTTCCATAGTGTGTTTCAAACTGTTCAATAAGAGTATCATACGGCAAGAGTTCTTCGGTTGTAAAGTCCCAAAGGTAATCGCTGAGTGCATTCCAATCTTCGCCATGCATAGGTGCAACACCGTATTCATACCATCCATCGTATCCATGTTTAGTATCATCACGAATGTCAATACGACCTGCTGAGTATTGAATAGTTGGAGTTACACCATCCTCTTCTAACAGTCCTCTTTCCTCATACCACTTGAGAGAGACCGGACCCATCCAGTTGGTGCTGTAACTAATCATAACGGCACATTTTTCCACTGCTTCTCTTCATTTTCGATTCGTTCATTCTCATCCCATCCAATAGGAGTGATTGCGTTTCTGATAATCACATCATCTTCCCATGCTTCGCCAAGCATAGGTTCGTCTTTACGATACTGTGCGATTGCTTCTTCAAGAGTCACTTCACGAGTTGATACGATATTCTCGCCAATGTGATCTTGCGTAAACTCTCTTGCTTCACCACAGACTACCGTATCAGACGCATACTCTTCTGGTGTGGTTGGAAACGAACGAGTCCCATCATGGAAGATCATCTCTTCGCCAATACCATCAGGCACTTCTACCACATACCGCATACGGTGCATCGAGACCGTATCAACCATTATATACTTACTCATTTACCCACTCCAAACATGTTGCTCTATATTTATTGCCCAGTTCCTCAAGCATTGCTTTTTTTACTGATTGACAATCTGACCATTTATAATATAAACCTTGTTCATAAGGTATAAATTCACCTGTCGTCGTTACGACTATCAATAATAGAATCCACATCTCCGTAATCCTCATACACTAAACGCAGAGTCTGACAGAGATTCTGCTTTTCAAGTCGATCAATACTATCTAGGTATGGATCGTGTTTACGCTCTGGTGCGTAGAGATTGTCGTCCATACGATCATAGAGTTCGTACAGCAACTGCTCTGTCGGAATCTTACTGAGATCGGACATAATCCAATACCTCTTCAAGGTTCTTGCTCAACTGAAGACGCTTGAGAAACTCCAAACGATCATCAGTCTTTTCAAACTGTATTGCCAAGTTGCGAATGTCATAACAGTCTTTTGGTGTGATGCCTGTGACTTTGACACCATCGTCACAAAGGACATCATCACGCGGAAAAGGATTGCCTTGACTGTCAAGAATCTTTCCTAACTGATCCCACATTGAAGTTTCATCGTACTCTGGATCGTAGTCTTTTGACTCTGTGCTTGATGCGACATACGAATAATCAACTCGTGGATCACCTTGTGCCGTTCTAATGTTTGTGTAACCACCATTCATCGTGTAAGCATCTCCCGTTCCTTTGCTAAGACTAACTGAATCACATCCATGCACCATTCATGAGGAAGGACTCGCTCTGCAAGTCTAACATAATTCTTTGCGATTGTAAACTGTTCTTGTGTTCGACAACCCATAATCACATTCTGCACTTTGCAGTATAACTCAATATTGCTCATACTTTAACCACTGTAACTAATCGTCTTGCTTTACCAGAGTATGCTGATGCGGATACTCCAACGAATTGTGCAATCTTGTCTATTGCACTTTGCTCGGACAGTGCGGCAACCTTTGCGACGAACTGTCCATCATAATAACCCAAATAATAATCAAACACACAAGTCTCCTTCTGGTTCATTGCCACAAGGATAACCCCAATAGATGTTGGGACAATCCTTGTTGCTGTTTCTCAACTCAACCGCGTCCTTTGGAAGTGTCACACGGCACATGTCTTTGACACTACAGATGTCAAGCATACTGAATGTATGTGGTTTGTAGTACATGGTTTCGCCATCGTCAAACTTCACATACATCATGTGGATGTAATCTTTAGGAATCATTACGCAACCTCCTGCATCATTTGAATTGCCAACGCAATCTCCGCATCATTGTCACAAGTGTCGATCAACTCGACACGACCATCGTAGTCCATGCTAGTCTCAAAGGGAATGTATGCTTCTTCACCCTCACGACCAAACTCAGCACCGTCAGTCTCAACGATGATGGTGTAACCTTCAAACAAGTACATGCCGTTGGTAGGATGGGTAATCTCACCCTTGGCAATCACTTTACCTTCAATGTAAGCACCTTTGCTACCACGGAAATCATAACCACGGATAACCATTCCAACTTCTGCAAGATTTTCATACTTCAACATTTTCATTACCTCTCTCAATCAACACATGTAGTATAGCAAACTGGTCTGCGATGTACAATGGTATTTTTCAATCGATACCTCAAAGACTATTAACTTTGGCAATCGTTTCAAACTTACGATAGCGTTTGCTAAAATGCTTCAATGGAGTCTTGTAGATCACAAACGCATCTTTGTTGCCTTCAGGGTAGAACGCAACGAGACGATCTCCTCGCACATAATAAACATTCTGTGGCAAACCTTTAGTTACTTCTTTCAAAATCTCAATCATAATTACCAACCCTTAAACAGATTACCCTTTACTGCCAAATAAACAATCGCGGCAACAACAGCACCGCCCATCATAATCACATCGTAGTAGTTCTGTGTGTATTCCATAAAAAACCCCTCTCAATCAATATGTACATAATACCATACTGGTTGGAGGGGTCAAGAACTTTTTTATTAGACATTAGTCTAATATGGTTGATTAAATGCGTCTGTGAGGTCTATGGTTAGTTGATTCAAATCTTCTGCGGTTTCGGGTTCTTTATTATAAAACTCCCAGTCTGTGACTGAAATTTCTTGCCCGTCTTCTTTGACAAAGATTAGGTCTTTGACATAAGAGAACGAACACCCATTAAGAAAGTATAAGAAACTCTCCATAATTTCATCTAGAGTGTCGCCTTCTACTGTATGTTCTACAGTAGTAGTCTGTTCATACATATCGGTAAACTCTCGACGAAAAGTATACTTATCCTTCATTAGTTAACACCTCTTCTACCAACTCAACATACAACGAACCATGAGTCTCTTCGATGATTTCTTTCATCTCCTCAACGGTCTTACCACTATTCATCAACTCAATGATGTCTTCTTGGACATCAAATACTTTATTCCCCATCGCGCTCATCTAATAAGTTCCCCAATATCTTTTTACCTTTACCAGACTTTATTGTACCATTACTGTCAAAATGAATCAACCCTTCATCTTCAAGTTTTGTCAGTGTTAGCACTGTGGCAAGTTCAACACCTTCTTTGATACCTGATTGATATGAAAAGTAAACGGAAGCGGCAATAGTGCCCATAAAGATTATTGCCCATTCGATTGGCATGTGCCTCTCCTTTTTGAGGGTGATTTACTATTTATTGAAGTTTATTTTTAAATGTTTCCATCTTCATACCAACGACATTCGATGCTTCGATGACACGCATAGGTACAGTATCTGGTATTACGAATACAAACTTTACATCAGAGTGTTTGCGAGCAAACCACTCAAGATACCGAATGCGATGATAGTTGTCATCTTGTGTAGCGTGTGTTTCTGGACCATAGTTCTCTGTGCCTTTATAAACATTATCCGTCGAAATGTTTCCTTTTAGAACGAAATCAACCCCAATTAAGTATAGAATGTCGAAACCTCGTCTAATGGCAGTATCCATTGCAAGCATACCTGCGTTGTTGCGTCTGCGATGCGGACTGTACTCTATTGGTTCGTAGTGCATGTCTTCTGGCGGTACGATAATGACACCACTGCCATAAGCACCTTCTGCTTTACGAACTTCTTGTACCATTCCTTGATCAATCGATACAAGGTAATCCCACTTATCAAAGTCGCGATACAGAGCATTACAACCATAGATAGGTGCTTTGCCTACCATCTTATTTAAATCGACTTCGTTTCGACTTATGCCGTTACCGACGATGAATGCGACTTTGCTCACTTAACTCGTCCTCCAACTCATCCCAATCTTCATTCTCAATCACATCCATTAAATGCGTTTTATAATTGTGCCGAGACTCTTTTTTAATCCGCTTTTGACGGATTTCCTCAATCTCTTCGGTGTGCTCTCTAAAAGACTTTTTGATTTTACCCATATTAAACTCTTATCGTATTTAAAACCAATCCTTCGCTAAGTTGGGGAATGCTTCTGCCACCAACTTGCGAGTTACCCCCTTGTAAGGTAGTTTGCGATCCTTCATGCCAAGTAAAATTTTTACTTCAGCAGGATTCACACTTTCCAATAATTGAATGTACAATGCCTCACGCTTGATTTGCTTGAGATTGCGTTGTGTCTCACTGTTGCCCTTGACGAACAGATAGAACTGTCGAGATGCATACTGCAAAGTAATCTCTGCGTCTGCATCGTTCGGCAGTGGTGTATATGGAGGTGTGCCTTCTGGCAGTAACCATTCCACTCGTGGATCATAAGTCAATCCAAGAATTTGCTTCAACAGAGGACTACTATTCTTCTTCAAGATATGAAGTTTCTCTGCTTTAGTCTTTGCCTCTTCTACCTTCTTGAAGATAGAGTCGAACGTTTGTGTAGACATTTAAAATTCACCTATACAGTCGGTTAAAAGTTTCAATCGGTTTTTGATAAAGTAATTTAATAATCCCTTACGATCTGGAATCTCATACTCATCGTACTGTCGGTTGACTTCGTTTGTTATTTCATGTGGAACAAAGTCGAGGTCAACCAACTGCTCGTTACGCTTGTAGTTTCGTAACATCTCTTCTGTACAGAAATCTTCTGGTTCAAGATCAACCCAAGTATTGAGTTTCTTGGATGCAAGAGGTTTCTGTCTCTCTTTGGCAACGATGCATGAATCGTTAGAAAGGAAGTTGGGAATGCCATCCCCACGATCACCCTTCATGATGTGCTCACGCAGAAAACGACGAGGATCAGGAACCTTAATCCATCGCTTAGTCACAGGACTAAACTGATCCACATTCGCATACTTCTGAAGTTGCCCAAAGTCTTTGTCTCCACTGAGAACAAGAACCCTCTCAGTAGAGTCGTTGTTGAGGTACACACCGAAACGATTTGTCAGAGTACCGATGACATCATCTGCCTCTGCACGAGAAACTTGAATCACTCGATACGGAAAATATTCTTTGATCTCACCCTTGACTTTGTTGAGTGTCTCAAAGATCATCTTCCAATCAAGATCAGATTTCTCACGATCTTCTTTACGGTGTGCTTTATAATACGGAAACACATCCTTACGCCAGTAGTTCTTATCATCCGCACAGATCACTAACTCGCCATAGTCCTTAAACTTTTGACGATACAAGCGAATGCTATTTAGCACCATGTGTCTGATAAGGTCTTCTTGTAAGTCTGCTTTCCCCCCTTGTATTTGAATCATCAAGTTTGCAATCATCACTTGATTCAAGTCTAACAAAATCATTGTGTATCTCACACTTTATCTAATCTACACTATATAGTCTCATAGATCAGCGTCTGTGTCAACCCCCCAGATTTTATTGATGTCTGGATAGAACACGCCATGTGAACGCTTGGGGGTTCCATCTGCATGATATGCCATGTGCTTGCACACATACCCAATCTTGTTCTGTCCAAATTCACCCCAATACATGTCTAACCATGTACCATTCTCAAGGTAGTTCTGCATGTTTCGTGCGTAGGTCTCAGCGCGAATCTGTTTTGCTTCAGCATCCTTGATGCCTTGCTTTGCTTCACGACGATACCGTGATGCCAGTTCTTTCTGAGTCTTGATCCACTTCTTCACATTGTGCATGTTCAGATCATCATCCTCAGTCAGTGCCAAGACATTTGGAGCAATGTTCTTGTACTGAGGAGGGTTCTCACGCAAACGCTTTTCACGTGCTTTTGCAAGACGCTCGACTGCTGCTTGCTTTTGCTCTTCGGTCATCTGACGCTTCTTACGATATTTTTTGACTGCCATGTGGCACTCCTTTCAATCAATCAGACTACATCATAAAATAAAAAAGGGGGTCTGTCAACCCCCTTTATACTAAGTAGCGATCTTTAATTTCTCTTTTTTCGGTTCAAGTGCTTGAAGTAAACCCGTCCACTCTGCCGCACGAACATCCCAATTATAGAAGTTGTCAATATAGTTCTTTGCGAACATCAACTTCTTCTGATTGTTCTCCTCACGATGATTGAGGATTGCTTGATGTAGCATGTTCGCGAACACATTCGCATGGTGTTGCATGTCTTCATGATACTGATACATTGTAGCAAAACCTGCGGTTGTTTCTGGCAATGCCGCGAGATTTGGACAGACGACTTCACACCCTGCGCTCATTGCTTCGATGACAGAGATACACGAGGTCTCTTGCCAGATGTTAGGATACGCATAGATGTGTGCTTCTTGTAATGCCTTACGCACAACATCGTTTGGTTGGAAACCGTGGTAGGTCATGTTCGGATGTTCTTTTGCTCGCTCAAACAGATCAAGGTACGGTTCATCTCGCTCTTGCCAACCATACGCGGCAAACGATGAATAGATGTCGAGATGAATCTTATCGCCATGAACCTTTGCAAGTTCTTCCATCACTGGTACGAGAATCTGTAGTCCACGGTGTGGTGTAGTGTGATAGATCAGACGAATGGCATCACCGTCTTTATCTGTTAGTGGAATTGGATCAATTGCATTTTTAAGAACAATCGATTGGTTGTAGGGAACACCAAGTGCCAAATTGTAGGTCTGTAACTGCCAGTTCGACACAAATACTAATCGAGCAAAACGATCACGAGACTCAGGATCTTTTAGATGCTGTGCTTCGGGGTCTGCCCACAGATCATGCAACCATAGAATGTTTGGTTTGTCGGATGAAACCTCGCGCACACGCGACTTGATGATGTTGAACTGCTCAAGCAAGTCATTATCGACTCGCTCGTACAGTGCTTTGTTCATCAACTCAGTACCGCCTTGTGCCTTGTTCCAAGTGCCATCAGCATTCATTGCCGATTGAACTTCGTCGTCTTGAATGTCTTCTAAACTCATACTTTAAACTCTTTCACTGAATCAACACGGAATGAACGCCAATCTTGTTTGGACACATCGAATGCTGTGATGACATGATCTCGTCCATCGACTGCCGCACGAGGACGCTTGTCTTCTGGCATGAACTCTGTATTAGAGGTACAGTGCATTGTACGCTCTTCACCATTCAGTTTTTGGAATACTACTGTACACACACCCTTTGCGAGTGCTTGCTTCATTTCATCTTTTGTCATTAAAAACTCTCTGTTAATCCACTATCACTATCATACTGACGCTTTGTCAAAGACCAAGTGCCATTACCATTATCTATCCATTGTAACACATCACCTTCCTTTGCGTCAAGATGATCTAATACTTCTTGTGGTAGAGGTAGGATAGCATCATCCCCATCCCACTCTATTTTTACCGTACAAACACTGTTTGCGTTTTCCACGACTTATGATCCTTGCTCTATTTCACCTATTGTTTATTTAAATCAGAAAGCATCAACTCCAACTCGATCACTCTCTTTTCCCATTTTTGCACTTTAGCATCCTTGCGTTTTGCTTCTGCTTTTAACAACTTCAACCATGCTTTGCGTAGTTTAAGTTGCATTTCCAATAATGCCCTTGCCATTAGTCCCATAGACTCCTATAGTATTTTCCGAACAGTCGCAAACCGTTCTCAATTCTTTTGTTATGCGCGTCTAACCCTTCACGATCAACCTTTAGTTTCTTCACCGACTCTTCCATCGAATCTTCTGGATCAATCTCAGAGTGGTCATAGAATGGTTTCTCGTCATCATCATCGACAATCTGTTCAAATGCCCAGATCATTTCGTCCATCACATAATCCCAACGCTTGAAGAAGTTTTTGTCTGTCTCACCATCTTCTTTGTAGCGAACTACTTCCAGTTGAGTTGGTTTGAGAAATAGCGGAACATCCGATGTCTCAACGCATGGAGCACCGTGCTTGGTTTCTTTTAGTTGCTTGAGCATCGGCACGATAAGTAGTGCCAAAGTATGATCCATGTTCCAAGTATCGTAATTATGGATTACGATGTCTTCTTCGCGCTTGAATGTTTCTAAATCATCATCGTCGTTCGCGAAACGACCCAATCTTACATACATACATTCTCCAAATGATTACACTCAAAGGTTTCTTGATCATCACGACCTGCTCGTACACGCTGAACTTGATGTTTCTTGTTGGGTGTACCACAACAGTATCTACTATACACAGCAAAAGAGTCATTCAGACTCTCGTACTCTTTCCTTAGTGTTTTGCCATTGGCAAAATCGATTTCAATCCAATACATGTCTTTATTTATGCTTGTCCAACAATATTGATGTCACAGGTGTATCGTCTGTCACTAATGGATAAGTTTTGCCATCAACTGATTGCACATTGCGTGATACATGAGTTTTACACTCACCGTTATAACATGTTTCTTTTTCTGTCGTCTCAACGATCATGTGAGGTTCTGGAATTTTGTAGACAACACGAACCTCTGGTTCAACATCTTTACACTGCATAGACCAGTTCATCTGCTTCCAATCATCAGAGACTTGAGTGATAAACACCCAAGTCAATGCCAAGAACACCCATCCCCACATTATAAGTTATCCATTGCAGATTCGACTTTTGCTTTGTCTTCTGCCGTGAAGGTAGTGTGTAGTTCCTCAGTACCGTGATCACGGTTTTGGGGATTTAGACTCAACAAAACATAAACACGGAAGTCTCTACGCTCTTTGAATACACCAGTCTTTTCAATCTTATACTTTGAGATGTCAGCACCCTTATATCCAGACTGCGAAACTTTTACAGTATTCTTTGTCGTTGCAGAGAGTGTGCCCTTTGCGTTATCTTCAATGTAAGACTGAACTTTTGATGACGCATCGTTCACCATCTTGTCGCCAAGCATTGTCTTTGCGGAGTGAACTGCTTTATCTAAAGAGAACTGCAAGTCATCGGCAATACCAGTGCCCACTGCATAGATACGCTCTTCACCATCTTCTGGTGGAACCAAGAACCAACTAGGGACAGAGTTTGTAGTGCCACGATCAATCTGTACGATTGTGTCTGTGATAGGAGCATCTTGTGCAACCTGTGCCTCAACTGCTTCCTTATACTCATCCATGATTCCTACGTTAGAATCGTCCATTGGTGTGGAAGAACACCCTGCTAAGAGAGCAGTTGCTCCCAATCCAAATACTAAATGTTTCATAATGTACTAACCCTATCGAGTATTATATTCACCAACTGTATGACCTCTTCTCGTAAGAGGACTCCAATACACAATCCTAATATAAAGTTTACCATCTAACACCCCACTGTGTCAAATCGTTCTGCCATCAGATCAATCCATCGATCCTCTTCTGCAATCTCTGCCTCAATCGCATTGATCAGTCGCTGAATACGCAATGCTTTTCCATAAGCACTGATACCAACATTGGTCTGTG